CCCCCTCGGTAGGCTGGGCGGCTAGGCCTGCTCATCCTAATCTAAAGTTCTCAGCAAAGCTAGTGTGTCCGGACGGACACGTCCATTTTAGCACACCATCAACAGCAAAGTATGTGCCTTCTTCTGCTTCTAAGGAACAGTGCTGACAAGAAAATGTACCATAAATCTGCATGCCCTGCGGCACAATATTGTCTGGATCAGACGCTTGATTCTTCTTGAACTTCTCCCATTGGCTCATCCTTCACCTCCCCTGTCTTAACCATTTCGATGGCCTCATTGATGCCTTCGAACAATGCGATATCTCCCTTTAGGGCTTCGACAAGCTTAGCCTGGCCATTCCACTTCTGCTCTCCGAAGTTAATCCAGTTAGTTCCTTCAAGAACTCCGTAGCGCTTACCAATTGAAACAAGCTCGTCAATGTTATCTATTCCAATTTCAGCACCAGCGTAATAGAAGTTATACTTTCCGGTTCTGTTTGGAGGACCGACCTTATTTTTTGTAACCTCAATCTTGACCTCGCGTCCAACTGGCAACGAGTGAATTTTATCGCCAATGTAAATGGAGCGCTTGATCTGCTGGTTCTCAGAAGCTGACGAAGTGAGCTTAACCATCAGGCTTGAACCGAACTCTACTGCCTTACCGTTTGTTGGCTTTTGCATTGGATGCATACCACTCATATCAGTACGTGTTTGACTGATAAGGATAATTGCTGTTCTATCGTTTACGTAGTGCATTGCATTAATGGCGATACCGGCGCTTTTGGCGGCTGCACCGATCTGCTTCTGTCCATCAAATCCCTTAAGATCACCGTCTTCGATAAATACCTCAGGAAGAGTCATGCTGATTGAGTCCCATACAAGAAAATCAATGCCGACCTCTAGCAACGGGCGGACTTCATCGAAAATGGCACCAAAAGACTTCTTCCTAATAAGGATCAACTTCTCGTTGTCCACGCCTAGACGTGTTGCCCAATTCTTGTCGTACGTTCCTTCTGCATCTATGAATGCGCAGGTTAGACCACGCCGTTGCAATCGGCCAATTGTCTGTAGCAACATAGCAGTCTTTGAACTACTAAAGTTTCCGAATACAGTGCTAATCGCACCGCGTGGAAAGCCACCTCCTGTTGCGTCATTAAGCTCCAAGCTAGCGGAAGGCAACATTTCAATGTTAGACTCCTGCGCCATCTTAAATCGCTTTCTTGTTTTAGGATCTAGCTTCTCTAAAAGCACATCCAAGTTGTTTTCTGTCAATTGGTATCATTCCTTTAAAATTAGTATTACCCCACCTTTTTATACCGGCGTGGGGCCAACCGGTTAGTGCTCATCGTATCTTAACGGTGTATTCAGTTGGAGCAACCTGATACGTTGCCATAGGATGGCTTAAATTTAAATAGACATCGTCGTAATCGGTGTTAGCCTCTACCGAGAAGTCCATTGCCCTATTGTTATCTCCAAACTTATACATTATCATTTGTCCGTCAGCTGTAAATATAGCCATCCGAACAAACACAACTTCCTTGCCTATCGCCTTGCTATTCACTTAAAATGAAACTCTCTTATCAGCCAAAGCCACGTTCCGACTAAGGCACCGCCGATGCCAACCACGAAGCCAACTCCAATCGCTAAAAACGGATTCATCGATTGTCTCCGCTTCCACCGATGACTCCACGTGCTGCGCGAGATGCAAGCTTATCAACATTATACTGAGCAACATCACTGAGAGTATATCCTAGTTCAGTCGTCGCCTGCGCCAAATACCAAAGCACATCACCCAACTCCTTGAAGATTTCAGTAACCTTTTCTGGTGTAAATTCTCCACCGTCATCCCGCCACACCTTCTTAATTTTACCAGCAACTTCACCAGCCTCGTTTGTCAAACCAAGTACAGAGTAGGACACCGCATTATAGCTACCACTTCCTGACTCTGGATAAACCGCTGTATCAGCGGCGCGTGCCTGGTAATCATTCAGTTCCATCGTCATAAACTCCTTCAATCAGATAAACCTGCTTAGCAGAATCAAAGCTAACTTGTGTCTTGGCCTGCCCAACATTAATTCCCTCTAATGTTTCACGACTAATTTCTACCAACCCACCGGCCTCTTGTAAAAGCACAGTCAATATTGCCACGTTCCACTTTAACATATCCTCTAGTTCAGCTACATACTTATCAGCTGAGGACGTTTCTAAGGGTGATACCTCCATCACGCATCTGCTCCAATTCTATATCAACAACTGCACCTTCGGCGCAGAAGGCGTACGCCTTTTTGAAAGCCTGATCAAACACAACAACTGATGTTAAATTCTTTTCATTATCTGCAATGATCATTGTTGCCATATTCTTACCGGCCTTTGTCTTTCTAGGGGCAAAAGAAACTACCTTGTACATACCATCAGGCATATCCGGGTAGTCTAGCTCCCACAAATACTTAACAAAGGACGAATCCTTACTCTCTGTAACGTCCTCGTCCTTGCAGTACCTGGCGATTCTATTATCTCCCACAAGGAAATAATACAACTTTCCTGATTCTATATCATTGTGTTCTCCGGTAAAGATACCAGCATTACCAGTATTATCAACCATCTCAACACGCGCCCATCCTTCGCCGGTCTTAATCTGGCGAACCATGCCTCGTACCAAGTATACACCACTTTCTTCGAACTCATTTAGCGAAGTAAGCTGCGTACGAATAACTCCCGGCACAGAACCAAGATCGAACTCAGGAATACCAAGATATTCGTAAAAGTTCGCACGCTCGCGGCCATGAAGAGGATTATCTTCAAAACGAGCAGCACCGATAGCGTTGAGTCCCTTTAGAGTGTTAGCTGTCAAACCATTACCCTTTGTGCCAATCAACGCTTCAAGCTCTGCATAAGACTCAAATGGAGCCTTATCGATTAGCTTCGCCGCCGGTATTGGTGTAACGTACTTGATATTGCTTAGTCCCATGCGAATGTCTGGACCTTCAATACTGAACCCGGCCTTTGACTTATTGATGTGAGGCAGAAGAATCTTCATTCCAAGACGCTTCGTCTCAATCAGGTAGTCAGTAATAGAATCCTTATCTGTCTCATTGTTCAGGATCGAAACCATGAACTCCTGTGGGTAGTAATACTTTAGCCACGCTGTCCAGTAGCTGATCATACTATAAGCTACGGAGTGAGACAGGTTGAATGCATACGAAGCTGTTTCCTCAATTGAACCCCAAAGGAACTCAGCCTTTTCCTTACCGACCTTTGGCTCTGCACCGGCGATGAAAAGATCCTTGTATTCAGCTAGTAGCTTCACGTCCTGCTTCTTTGCAGTGATCTTACGGACCTTGTTAGCCATACTCATTCCTAGACCGGCCAGGTCGGACACAAGGCGCATTGACTGCTCCTGATAGATTGGAAGAAAGAAAGTATCTTCTAGGAATCCATCAATGTCAGGGTGAATCCTCTGCGCCTTTTGCTTACCGGACTTACGCTTAAGGTAGTCATCACCAAAGACGTTCATAGCACCGGGACGGATCAGAGCGTTAGAAACTGACAAATCGTTGAAGGAGTCAACCTTCATCTTCATTAGCAGCTTAGTGTAAGGTGTAGCCTCACACTGGAATACTCCCTTGGTGTTACCTTCGGATAGCATTGCGTAAACGTTCTTATCCTCGTAGTTCATGTGCTCTAGATCAACCTTAAAACCGTGACGCTCCTCAATTAGATCGACTGCATCACCCACAACAGCTAGAGTCTTTAAGCCAAGAAAGTCAAACTTGATAAGACCGATGTCAGCGGCTGCATCCATATCGACCGCCAAAAGCGGGATGCGAGCACCCTGCTTATCAGACGGATTAGTTGCAGTCTCCATTGGGGAGAACTTGTTAAGCTCAACCTTGGATAGAACTAGACCTGCTGCGTGCATACCATTACCACGGATACGGCCTCTCAATTGACCGGCCAGCTTCATAGCGTCCGGGTACTTTTCAGAGAATGCCTTGCCCTGGTCAGACGCCTTAAACACGTCAAAGAAGTCATGGCCAGGAGGGGCGTTGACATTCTTGGTTGCCCTGTTAACATCAGCCATTGGGACACCTAGGACACGGGCTGCATCCTTGATTACGTTCTTATCCTTGAAGTAGGTAAAGGTAGCGATAGAAGCAACGTTCTTGAACTTCCGGCGCAGGTATTCCTTAACCTCGTCACGGCGCTTGTCTTCAAAGTCCATATCAATGTCAGGGTAGTCAGGACGCTCAGGGTCGATGAATCGGAAGAACAATAGTCCCTTTTCGATTGGATCAACGTCTGTAATCTTTAAGGCATAGCAGGCAAGTGAACCGGCAGCCGATCCACGACCGGGACCAACCATGATTCCCTTGTTCTTTGCCCACTGGATAGCATCAGCAACGATTAGGAAGTATGTTGAGAAATTCTTGCCCTTAATGATTTCAAGCTCCTCGACAAGCCTATCCTCATACTTCTTAATGCCACTTAGACCACGGGCCTTCATACCTTCGCGGCACTTGCGCTCCAAAACCTCGTCAACATCGACACCCTGAGGCACTGGCAAAAGGTCTAGTCCCTGGTGGTAAGGATACTCACCAATTGACTCAGCAACCCTGACAGTGTTCTCTAGAATATCGGTACGCTCAATGCCCTGTAGTGCAAAAGCAGACATATGCTCCTCAGCTGAATGCAGGTAGATTTCGAACTTCTCGAAAGTCATCTGACGGTCAGGCCACAGGTAGTTGTACCGCTCTAGCATATCCATCTTTTCTGACTTAGCGTAATCGAACGCCATGTTGCGCTTAGGCTTGGTGGACAGGATAAGTAGAGCTTCCTCGATCCAAAGGTCTTCCTTACGCGCATAGTGACAGTCACTCGTTGCTACGGCTGGTATGTCTAGCCTATCAGCAATTGCTAAGAGCTTCTCATTTAATGCTACCGGGTTGTGACCCTGGACTTCAATGTAGAACCGGCCTGGCGCAATTGCGCTTAGCTTCTTTGCGTGGTTAATTGCCGCCTGCATATCATCACGCTCAATCGCCTTAGCGATCAATCCAGATAGACACCCGGACGTGATGATCAGACCATCGCTGTACTCTTCCAAAAGCTCGTAGTCAATACGTGGCTTGTGATAGAAACCCTCAGTCCAGGCCAGTTCATTCATCTTGTTTAGGTTGGTTAGACCCGTATCATTCTGAGCCAAGAGGATAATGTGGTTGTAGATATTCGTGCCGTCCTGGCGCTTGGCCTTGGCACGACGGTCAAAGCGGTCGGTCTCTGAGATATAACCTTCAACTCCAAGGATAGGGACAATGCCTGCTTCCTTGGCAGCCTTCTGGAACTCCCGGTGACCGGCCAAAGTACCGTGATCAGTCATAGCCAGGTGAGTCATCCCAATTTCCTTGCATCGCTTCATGTATTCGGCAGGAGTGTTCAGACCATCCAATGCAGAATAATGAGTGTGACAGTGAAGCTCAACATAGTTGCTCATAAGTGCTTCCACGTTCTTCCCTGCTTGATGTGATCAATTGTACCCTCAACTACGCCGTAGTCCAATGCAACGTTTGCGCTAGATTCACCGGCAGCTATTCTACGCTTAATTTCAACGACCTGAGTCTCTTTTAGTCTAGAGTTACCATTATTGCTGCCGTTAGCCATCGTTCCGTGCAAAGTTTTATCAGCAATGTTTTCGACGTGAGTACAATACTTTAAGTTCTCGACAGCGTTGTTTGAGCTATCACCATCAACATGACCTACCTCATAACCCGTCGGGGTCGGACCAATGAATGCATTGGCAACTAACTTATGGACCCGGTATGTCTTACCGGCAATACGAACAGTAGCATATCCATCCTTATCAACATGAGGAGTCAGCACCGTTCCTCGGACTCCCTTAACAATACCGTTATCAGATACCATGTATCGTCTGTCTTCATCTAACACCTTCCACATATTCTTATCCTTTCCTAGCTTAGAGGAGCTACCCTATTCGAATATTGCGCCAGTTCCGTTGACGTGTAAATTTCCTTCTTGATCCCGCCAGGTTACCCGAACAGCACCATCATGCTTTTGTGACTTACAAATTCCTTCTTGCTTCCCACAAGTACAATCACTCATTAGCTAAACGTTAAATCTATAAGTTCCCAACCGTCAGCTAGGTATTCATGATACTTGTTTGAACTACCGGCAGGGCTGGTGCTAATGCTGTCAGCGTAATCCTGATCCTGAAAATCAGCATCAATCTGCATTTTCATTAATGAAGCTATATGCTGCGGATCAACGTCTGCCGAATCGGCAAGCTCCCAATCTAGACGATATGCAAATCCATTCATATCAAAGAAGACAGCATACTCTGTTGACTGCTTGCGATCAACATGATTCTTCAAAATTCTAACGTTCTCTAGCTCACTCATCGTTTTCCTCATCTTCGTCGTGATCGTGCCCGCACGGTGGGATACCATAGGAATACATGATACCGCTAACAATATACTTGGTCAAGTCTAGAACCTCTAGCATCTTGGCCCACTCTTCCATTTCGATATCGGCCAAAGACTCATTCGACCGGAAGTGGCTGACAGAATCAATCAAATGATCAATAACAACATCTAGGTTCTTCTGATCGTTCTGTAGTTCAGCCTTAGCTTCTTCTTCGTTGAACTCTTCCATTGTTTTTCCTTTGCTTGATATATGCCGTTGTGAATTGATCTAAGTTCATGCCGAGATAGTTCTTATTAGACCGCCAAATTTTGGTCAAGTCATCGTGGTGGAACTTACACAACGGCGTGTAATCCTTAAACTTCCTACTTTTGTAGTTATCATACTGCCGATGATGAAGTTGTATGTTTTGAGTCGCATGACAAACAGCGCACATCTTTGGATATACTGAAAAGTATAAATTCCTAAAACTGCGCCATGCCTCTGACTTCAAATAATTGCTATACTCTGGATTTGGAAACATACTCAATCGCCCTCCGAAGCTTATCTACATCATCACCGAAAAGCCCCAACCCAAGATTACAATTCCTACAAAGGAGACCACGGACTAGCTTGGATTCATGACAATGATCTATATACGGAGTTCCGTTAAACGTCACGTCACAAATTGCACACTTACCATCTTGATCAGATAGCATAGCTGCCTGTTGTTCTAAAGTAGGCTTTCGAGTTCCATCATGGAATGTTGATCGTTGTCGTTGCTTTCCACGGTTACGTTCACGATTTGCATTGCCACACCGACCTTTCGGATGCGCAGAATCAAATAAAAGATCAACGGGGCCGCAGACGCTACAAACGCCCACGGCCCCATCTCTTTCTAGCATCGTGTGGCGAGAATCCTTAGGATTCAAGCCAAATCACCACTGCAATTCGCCGGTCTCTGTCTTTTCAACCTTGCTTACTGCCGTTGCTCCTGCTGCTTCGTTATCGTCATCGACTGGATCGCCGTCCTTGTAAACAGCACCGTAGTATTCAGCCTGCTTATCGTATTCGATTGGACGAAGGACAGCCTCTTCCAAGTCGATTACCTCAACGTCAGCATCATCGTAAAGGACAGTCTTCTTGTCCTCACGAAGCTTCCAAGTGGTGCTCTTTCCAGAACCACTCTTGATGACCTTCCACATCTTGTTGGTGATACGGTTCTCATCGTCTGACTCAACCTCTAGGATTAGGTCATCTACGAAAGAGGAACCGAAGGTACGAGAGATTACGACAGGCTGTGGACCCTCGCCGTCGCTGTAATCAACCAATGCCCAAATGTAGAAGTTTCTACGCTGCTGCCAACCTAGGGAACGATCTTCCCTGTGACGCTCGCATGCGTAGCATGCTCCCTCGGATTCAAGGGTACAGTTTGCACGCCTCATGAATCCCTTAGCACCCGGAGCCTGATGCTCTACTGCCATGACTGGCAGGCCGCGATCCTCGCGGTAACCTTCGATTGCGGTATCGAATTCCTGTAGGAAGCGAACGCTTACAACGTTCTTGTCTTCCTTGTTCTTGTTGTTCTTCCAGTTAAAGTAATTTGCCCTGGGACGCTCACGCGCCTCACGATCCGCTTCAATCTGTGCCTTTGTTGCCTTAAATGCTGCTAGACCCTTAACGAGTGCCATAGTAGTTAGATTCTCCTTGTAGTTTTATTTGAGGGCTTTGCCCTTCTACGTTCTAGTGTACACCATAGGTAATCATGAGTCAAGTGTGTATTCGAAGTGGGAAATGGCATTCTTGATGCTGTAGCGAATGGTCTCGTCGTCCATATCGCCAACGTCCTTTGCACCATCGGGGAATCTATTGACCCCTCCGTGGTGCGCCCACATGATACGCTTGGTGCTCATATCTTCTGCAATCTTCTGGCCTAGTTCCTCACCGGGATTGTGTCCCTTGCATAAGTTGGAACCGAGCTTCTTACACTTACCGCAACCTTGATAGAACTGTGGCTTATCGTTGTCAGTCATTATGACAATGGTATTGAAATACTTTCCTAGCAACCGGGCGTGGTCCTTGGAGAAGTGACCCATAAGCAAACCAACGGCATTTGGGTAACCGACCTGAGCCAGCTTCATAACGTCGAATGATGCCTCAACGACAATTACTACGTCACCCGTGCGCTTGGCCCGGTGAAGATTGAACAAAGTCTTACTGGTTGGTAGTCCTGGGGTATTCTTGAATGTCTTACCCTTGATCGACCGGCGCACTGCACCAACCTCTACCTTTCCCATTGGGTCGTGCATGGGAACACAGACCATATCAATTTCTTCGTCGTAACCAATTTCGAAGTCCTTAAGAATTACTTTTTCGAATCCTCGGCCCTTCATGTATAACTGTGGTTCAGCGTACTTCCACATATCTTGCTTGACCCGGCCCATATAATTCTCTTCACGCCGTCCGTCGTGGTGAACGTGAACGTACGGAGACCACAATTCCTTGACCTCGCTGTACTTAGCGATTTCATCTTCGAAGTTGGTCTTGATCTTACTCCTGGCAATCAGGCGCTTAGCCTGGAAGTCATTGAGCTTTCCAACAAACTTGATCAAGGTCATGAACTTGCCGGTCTTATTACACGAAGGGTTGTAGCAAATGTACAGACCACTGGTCTTATTGATAGCGAAGCTGGGGGTGTCCCTGTTTCCGTGAAACGGACAATAAGCCAGGAACACCGCCTCAGTTTCGTTTTCTATGTCAATGCCAAGAGAGCGAAGGACAGACTTTACTTGGTCTTCGCTATAAAGACTGTCGTCTTCCCATCGTAGTTCATTTTCTGTAGTCTTCAATCTTCATCTTCTTTCTCTTATTGCAATCGCTGCAAAGTGGCTGTATGTTTTCTTTTACATTCATACCACCCTTAGAGAGTGGAACAACATGATCAATTTCTACTAAGTGATCAGAACCGCACTTCAAGCACGAACTACCCCAAGCACTTAACACTTCAAGCCAATCCTTTACAGATAACTCGCCAACTACACCCAGCTTCCGAGCCTTTTTGTTTGCCTGATAAATGCGATCTGCTTCGGAATTGTTCTTAACAAATGCTTTTTTATGCTCACGTGCTCTCTCTGGATTGTTTTTCTTCCAGGCACGATTACGCTCCAACAATTCAGGACGCTTATCTCTATACCCCTGCTCATGCCTTCTGACGCAGGGCTTACAGTAATAATGCAGGCCGTCCTTTGGTTGGCCTTCTTTCGGAAAGATGACAGAGGAAGTAGAGTCTTGCAATCAATACATTGCTTTACTTCTTCGGGCTGCTGGGAATCATCCTCCCACCTGAGATCCCCTCTGTCTGCCATGCCTTATCCTTTCCGACGTGTACGCCTTGCCATGTGTAGGTGAAGGCGAAGATATCTTCCTTTACCCATTCCTGATTCCACACAGGATCGAGGTCATACAATGGTGTATAACCGTCGTCTTTCATCATGCCAAGCATTGTGTTCTTTAGTGTATCTCTTGCCTGTACGATCTTATCACCGACGACCTGGCCTGTGATTTGAAATCGCCTAATTAGTTGCGAGGTCACCGCTTGTCCTTTCAAAGACTTCCTCGAAAATACCGCTGTTGAAATCTGTACGGACGAACATATCCCAAAGATCACCAAAGCGATTCTTGCGACCGACTACCTCCATGAGTCCATCGTCCATCTTGTGAACGGCAAAAATCATATCGGCAGAGTACTCCATCGCACGACCCCACGCGATCTGCTCAATCGTAGGTGGCTTGTTACGTCCCTGATCGTTGTCAGTAACAGATGAAATGACGATGATCGGAATGCCATTGTTAACCGCCAGTAGCTTTAGCTCACGGCTAAGGTTAGTCATACGCGGAACAATTGACTGGTTCTTCTCATTGTCCATTGCTAGCTGCTGATAGTCAAGGACGATAATGCCTGGGTGGTGCTGGTCGATCTTAGCTTGAATAAGGTTGGGAGTCACATCTTGACCGGCAGTTCCACCGACAACGATGAACTCACCCTTACCCATAGCTTCCTTACGCATCTTCTCCATGCCCGCCTGTGAATACTCACCACGGCTAAGCTCGTTGTTCTTGAAGATACCTTCACCGGCCATAGTCAGAATACGGTTCTGCATATCTGGCGGTGTCATCTCTAGACTGACGATCATTGGCTTTATACCGTGCTGCCATGCACGAATAGCCATGAGGGCAGCGAACCAAGTCTTACCCGCGCCTGAGAATCCCATAGCGTAGATCAGGTGACCTGGGGCCATACCGGTAGTATATGCAGAGTCGATGCCCTTGAACCCCGTTGGAATACCAATGGCTCCACCGTTTTCCTCAGCCACCTTACGGACCTGCTCATACCGCTCCTCAGCCGCGTCCAGGTCCATGATGTTGACGTCCTGAACGATTGTGCTAAGTCGAGTCAGCTTGGCAATCTGCTTCTGCAAGCCCTCCAAGATCGTTAGTGGTTGGTGATCGTTTTGGAGGAACTTACCTGTCTTAAGCAGAAGGTTGTTTAGCTGGCCTCTTACGTGCTCAGACTTCATCCTCTCAACATAGAACTTTGTATCGGCATCAACCGGCACAACCTCTACGTCAGGATTGATCTTCTGCAAAACCTCAATGGACGGAACCGAGCGGTACTTGTTATAGTAATCCTTCATCTCATCGAATACGTCACCGTACTCTCCGAAGATTTCTCTATCCTCACTGAGAACTAGGTAGATATCCTTGTTCTTGCAGATTGAGTTGATTACATTTAGGACTTCTGCTGCCATCTATCCTCGTACTCCTTTACTCGCTTCTTTGTTTGCTCCAACAGCGCCTCGCGCTTGATTTCGTCCTCAGCATCCTCACGCATCCAGTCATTGATATCGTGATAGTTGTGAAGGAAGTCGGCCGAAGTTTGGTTACGCCTCAGCGTGAAGTAGTATTCCAATGTAGGAAACGAATCCACGCCGAGGTCATCAACCATATAACCAAAACCCCACTTCTCTGTATTCCTGTTGAATCGGGGCTTCTGGCCGTACTTGTCCTCGTATAGCTGAATGAACTTGGTCATTAGGGCATTGACCTTACGGGTTTTGGCTGCCCTATCCATCAGTCCTTACCTAGACCGCCCTCTTCAAGCTCAGCCTTTAGTGCGCCGAACTTCTCCAATAGCTTCTCTTCTGCCAGGGCGTAAACCCTGTCAACAGCCTCGGCTGTCTTCTCATTTGGAAACGCTGAGGCAGTAATGCCCATGTTGACGTTAGCGCTCTCGTAGTTACCCATATTCATCTTGAATCCGATGGATACGCTAATCCTTGGAGGGTCAACCTTGACAACATCGACAACTGGCTTATCTACTTCTACTTCTCTCATAACATTCTCTCCTTCAATATAATTTCCTCTGGCTGGAATCCGACGCTCACTTTGGGATCATTCGACTTAGCTTCATGCTCAACCGGCAAACTAGATGTAAGCTGCATAATTGTATCACTCAATTTTATCCACATGCCAGCGGCTTGCAACAATCCCTCAACATCGTTTAATTTTTCAGCAGTTTCTGCTGCTGCATCCAATGCAGATGCAGCTTGAATAAGCGTTAGTTCGGGATTGATTTCATCCCTTATTCCACTTGATTTATATTTCATTATTAGCGCTCCAAACCGGTATGAACTCTCCACTAGACGTCTTCATATAAAACATGGGTGCGTTACGCAACATTGCAATTAGCTCCCTACGTGATGGAAGACGTGTAGCTGGATATAGTATACCATCCTTGCGGGGACGCCCGGAGCCCACAGTAAGCAAATGCTCATGGAGAGCTATAATGTCATCTTCACTCCATTTCATTGTTCCGAATGGCTTTCCGTAAAGATTCATTCCTCTTTCGTGAATTCGCACCGGAGGATTGATAGCACCCTTAAGCATATGGGTCTGCACAACAGACCTTGTTCTGTTTAACATCCGGGCCACTTCAATGGTGTCGTAAGCATTCTTCATTTTGCGCTTAGCATCACTTAATATAAAATGAACAACCCTCTTGGTTTCCATATCTTGTGTTACTAAGATATCCGAAGCTCGATGTTCTCTCAGTAACTTATAAAGTTTACCGTCCAGAAAGAAATAACTCTTTTGAAGTTTAGTTCTTTCAGATAAAGTTCCTACCGACGGATTTACGTTGTACTTACGAGTTTCTTTGTCAGCCATGTTCCGTAATTACTCTCCTTTGGAATCATCCAGCGCTTTCCGCACCGAATGCAGAAGAGTTCGTAATGATTGTATTCACTAAATACCATATCAAGAAAAACCCTTCCCTTACACTTACTGCACTGTAACATTAGTCATCCTGTCGTATTGATCTCCTACGTTGCCAACTTCTCTAACACCCAATGCAGTACCAACCGCAACAACAATTTGTGACAATTCATCCTGGCTAATTCCACCAGACCATACCGAAATTACTGCTGCTGCTAATGCACCCACTGCTGCGATTATTGACTTTGTGTACTTTGCTCCCGGTGTATTGGGAGCAACTGCCAAACTTATCGTTGTGCTAGCCAGAGCCACTAGATTAGCAAATTCAGAGGTTGTCAATGCACCATCACCAGCAACAGCTGAAAAGTAAGCTGAAACAATGACTCCTAATGAGCCAACGACAGCCTTTTTGTATTTAGCAATTATTGCTACAACCCTCATATTATCCACCTCCGCTCTGTGCTTAGCCACTATCTAATTATAACATAAAAACTCTCAGGTGGAGAAACGCTTTCCATCAACAAAACAGGTATGATCATGCACTTCAATTAATTGAATGTGAGCCGTTTCCTTGTCCGTACCCACATCAGATACATGGCCGACAGCAAAACCTTGCTGCCAGTTGGGCGATCTATCATAGTCCATCTTTCTTGAATCACACATGTTTCCAATTTCGAATCCTCTAAAAGACTGACCGGTGATTGGATAAGTAATGTTGTAATTACCCAAACGGTGAGAATGACCTCGCATGAGACTAACTCCCCAATTTAGAACATCATTCCTGACACTCTCGCCCGCGTGCTTACTAATAGAATCTCCATGATGACAGTACATATCTCCGTAACGTCTAGTAGGTGGTTCCTCATACTGATGCCACTGGAAACCGGCCTTGTTGCTCTCGTAAAGCAACTCAGGTGTAATCAGACCGATCATCGCCGGGGCGTTCTTTTGCAAATACTTTTCGTGCCTGAACCAGCCGTGATTACCGTCGAAAAAATGCTTATCTGCATCAGGTACAATGCCATTAATCTCTGCTAAAAACTCACGGGTTGCTACAACTCCACCATCTAGAATGGGCACAGAAGTCTCTGGACCGATTGCCCAGCGTGAGGTAGAATCAGCATCATCAATGTCTCCGAGCAAGTCTACTGCACCGGGCTTCCACCACTTTAAAACACGCAACCATAATTCAACAGTCCTCGCATCGTGAAGAGGAAAATGAATATCTGAGGCAAAAGCCCATCTAAGATCACCGCTCACTGTACTCCCTCAAAATCCATTCGGCATACTCTATCAAATCTTCCATCCGTTGACCGGCTGGCTGTCTTTTGATTCATAATTCTAAATTCTCCGATCTGTTATCAGAACGATTGCCGTTCTTGTGATGCACATTTTCATATGACTCTAAACGTCTACCTAACGTATCAGCCATTATTCTACGATCGCTGTAAAATACGTATACGGGCGGAAATCATGCTCAGCACCCGGTTCTACGACACACAACCAAGTCTCAAAGCTATCGGTCCGCATATCGTTACTCATGTATCTCCATTCTCAAACATTCCAGGTGATGCCAAACTCTTTCTTAAAGGCTCCCCTAATTTCAGGATCAAGGAAAAAGTTAGCAGTGGCCCAATCTAGCCAACTCTTGTAATCAGACCTAACCGGACTCCACTCGCCCGGAGGCTGGTGTCGTGACAGCCAACCCTTAACCGCATCAAATGCATCCTCGGGAGCATTATCATACAGTTCCTTATTCGTTGGAACACTCATAATTCTTCCTCTCTACTTAGACGACAAAAGGGACGCACAAAGCGCCCCCCTGTCATGACAACCTACAGTCTAGCACAGTCTGTCGGCTTTGTCCATGTTGCATTTCCAATGTGCAGCGGCCGTGTTGTCCCACGTGTGGGTACCTCCCTTGCAGAGCGGAATTATATGATCGAGTGTTGCCCTCCACCAATTATCCCCGCGTAAAGACCTATCAATCAACTTCTTGCATATGTTGCAAATCCACTCATCACGCTCAAAGACGGTCAAATGATCAATGTCGTCTCCGGCTAGCATTATTGCTCTACGCCTAGATGAGTAGTATCCCTTTTTCAACACATTCAGGTTCTCCTATATAAGAAAGACTTAGTAACCTATTGCTTGCCAGTGAATAAATCCACCAGCTTCAACCAAACGATTCTGAGTGCCCGCCTCTACGGTGAATAACTCAGCTACAAAACCCGTATGGTCTACACCACCACCAGACAGACTAGTAAGTGACACTACCTTTCTTACAAGACCGCCGCCGACCTCAACTGTCGCCGTAACGTTAGGTTTACAACCGGCAGTAAAAAAGCTACCGAAGTAAACTGCAACCCGAGCGTAATCAGCATTAACTGCTGTGTATGGTGACTTACCAGAAATAATCTTGGTGTTACTATCCTTTAGTAACCCGCCGAATGAGCTATATCTAACCCTTGGAGTATTCTCAAAAAGCCACTGCCCATTATTTGCAAGTTGCTGAAACTTTGCTTGGCTCAGCGCTTCGCCAGAAAAATTAACTGACTTATACGGTGTCGCTGCCATCGTCTACCACTTCCTCGACCGGCTCAACTTGCTTAGTCAGCTCGTCAATTTGATTCAGTGCATGTACAAGTTGAACCTTTAACATAGCCACTTCTTTTGCCTGGTCACCGACCTGGCCAAGAAGACCATTAATTAGTTCATTAGCATCCATTTGATTATTCATTCTTTTCTCCCTTAAGTTCCTTTATGGCATTTCTTGTTTCTTTTACAAACTCCTGGAAAGCTGCCAAGTGCATGGCTTGCGCCTGATACAAGTCAACAGTCATCGTTCCTGACGGACCACTTGTAATTAGCGCCGGGGCCTTCTGTGCAATCATACCAATCTCCGTGGGCCTGTAAAGATCATCGTCTCTAATTCTCTTATATGAGTATAAATCAGTTTCCATTAACTCGGAAAGCATTGATTGCTTTTCACCAGATAGAATTATTCTGATTTCATCCTTCGTATTCACATCGGAAAGCACATCGAAAGCTGTAGCTCCCATTCTTTCCCAGCTAGTATCATTAGCATTTCTAACTTCGAAACGCAATGGGTTACCGGTGCTAGGATTATAGTATGCCTTAAGCACAACACCATACCCAGCAGTGTTTATAAGTGCAATTCGTCCAGTTGTTTCGGGCACGTCTCCACCCATGAATCTAACATATCCTCTACCCACCCCATTAATGTTTGGGGGAATTACATACATGTCAAAGGCATATACGCTACACGACTTGTTGTTGACAGCAGTCAAAACCATATCGCCAGCGCTAGCTATTTGAATATTGCTTGGACTGGTTGTCCCAGGAATTGCACTTATTCTAACGTCCTTGCCATATACAGAAGCGATACCAGTGTCGGTGTAGAGCAGAGCTTGTCCTCTATTGTCAAGCATTAGGGTGGCGCCAGCAACGTCGCCCGGATTAATGGCGTTACCCAAAGCACCCGGAGCCGTAAGCTGAAAGGTTGATCCTGGATTGGTACCTGTTGTCTCATTAACAACTCTAATTCTTGATGCCCGAGTGTAATCATCATACAATCTGATTTCTGCATAAGTATCACCGGCAGGGTTAGCTCCGAATGGTGGGGCATTAGGGTCAATGATAATGCCGTCATTGCTAGCTGCCGAAGTCTTGAAGATCGATCCAACAACAGTTCCTCTAAAAGTACCATTGTTAAAAACGGCATTTCCATTAAGATCTAGTGACCAAGTAGGAACAGTAAGGTTATTAACTACAGTGGTTTGGTTTGACTGCAAAATGCCAGTCGTAATCTTAGCCGCGTTTATGAAGTTAATCTTGGCACTATCAATCACAGCATCTGCCATGTTGGCAGATGCTGTGATCAAAAGATTGGTCCCTACTGCATTAGCAGTAAGAGTGTTAGCCATAATCTTACTACCACTAATAACGCCAATTGTAGCGTCTTCATTCCAAAGTGTACCATCATATCTATATGTCTTACCAGCATTGACTCCGGTACTGGTGTTATACCATATATCACCGGCCTTTAGCGTAGTAACACCATTAACGCCAATCTGAGGCTGAACCAATCCGTAAAATGCATTCGCGCCACCAAGATCACGTGCCGTGAAGTTTATCTGGGCTGTTCCAATTCCATTCGGTTGAATGTCTAATCCAGTCAACCGTGATTGGACCGCACTATTTGAAATCGCTGAAACATTAGATTTCTTTCCAGCAAAATTAACAGCGATGAATCTAGCGTAGTAAGTTGTTCCATCGGTAAGACCAGACAGCAAGACCCTCTGAGTAGTTACGTCTACACTTGGGTACAGTCGCACCTGCAAGGTAGATGCGCTTGCAGTAAAATTATTGGTCGTTCCTAGATGTACTTCTAAATACTCAACGCTATCTAGCATACCGGTGCCTGATGAGTCTTTGCCATTCCACTCTGCCAAAAGCGATCCAAAATAGGTTTTTAGGACCGGCACCGAGGGCATGGGTGGAATTGCAGGGTCAATAATGGCAGTAGCAGGCGTAGACTCGTTGTACGTATTGTCTACAGCATAAACTTTTAAAGTCAGAACGTTCTTGTAAGTTCCAAAGGCAGCAATGTTTTCTTGCTTGCTAAGTGAAATAAACTCACGAATCACGAACCGGTCAACGGACTTAGTTCCATCAGAAATGTTGCAACGATAGTAACGAAAATCTTTGATTGGTGTTGCGGGCACGGTCGCTTGGGTTGTCACCTGATCCCATTGACCTATGAATGCAGCTCCTGAATCATACCACGTCAAATTGGTAGGCTGAGAAGGCGGGATTAGATCATTGGTTGTTGTAAATCTTTGAATCTGTGACCACTCTGATACTTGCTCTCCCGTGTTAGAACGAAACTGCAAAGCATACTGTTGACCGGCCGCTAAGTCTCTTAGTAAAACTCTCATGTAATATTAATCCCCAAAGAATATTCGACTTCACTGTCAACATCAGCATCCACAGCTTGTGGAGTAACAAAAATACCACGGGACACCAACACGTTTGAAGGATCTATAATTGCCGGGTCGAGTGTGCTTGAAAAAGAAATCGATGAATACAAACCAATTTCTGATATGGTGGTCAGCGTTCCGGCAGGAATGACTGCCTTGAATACAATCCTATTGTTGTCTAGGTCTGCACCAATAGATGAAATGGGAACTCTTAGAACTTCTGCACCTAACTTAACATCCCCAACTACCGGGGCGCTAGATGATGTTCCAAATGCCATACTTCCAGCAATCTGTGGAACTTGACGAGCGAAGAAACGCTTAATGACGTTCTTTCCATTTGTTGTAATCATTTAAACTTTCGTCACCCTCACGTCTATTGAAATAACGCCATCAACGTCAGGGAAATCGACAATGGCATCTACAATGGCTCGGCCGTCAGAAGCAATGCGTACTCGCTGATCTACAATTGTATAGCTAGTTGGTGGCATGGGAATTACAGAAGCTGGTGATTGCAGCACCGGGCCTTCCTGTGCAAGGGTAGAGGCGTCATAAAGTACCTCGGCATCCTCGTTATTCTGGTGCCTAACGTCAACAACACCAGGCGGAACGAAGAAGCGAGGATCAATTACAACGTCTCTAACCCTTGAAGTAGCCATAGCACAATTATAGCAGGTCAGGTATTAATGTCAAATATTAAGCGACTAAGAACTTAAACCCGGGCTCGCCTTAAAATTAGTGTTGTTTCAAGACCAGTTTCATATTGATTCTTGATCCCGACCACAAAATACTTATGAGTCTCTGGGTACATGTCCTTAACAGGGTAACTCAGAGTAACCAAATCTCCTATCTGGATGAATGGGTTTCCAAATATATCCGCTTCAATTTGATCCACTCCACCGGCCCAAAGTCTGGTTACCCACTGTCCAATATCTATAGCGGAGGCCTCAGACTGAATGAATCGATTATCAAACTTAACGGAAGTAACTCCATTTTTTCTAATAGAAGGTTCATCCCTGGTAGTAACAGTCAACTCATCTTCTTGCAATAAGACTCGACCATAGATAAAGAAATCATGGTCTACAGTGTCATCGGGAACAGTGTATGTGTCTTCACCCTTCACTACAGCATCACGACGGCTGGTATTAACCAGAGTAAACTTTGCACCAAATGGATCAGCATAGTAGTCTGTGCAAACTATTTGAGCTTCATTAGTAAAGTTAAGCCATGAATGACTTACAGGAATTTCACCATCATCGAATGTAGCATTGAATTCTCTCATCTCATGAACGACCGGGCCGAACTCATCCAATACGTAACTATCAGATATTGACCAATTCTGAACAAACTTGCTGCTTCCTTCACGGTAGGCAGCGTAATTGATGCTAGAGAAATATCCGTATCTCCATTCTCTCTCAATGAATCCGCTTACAAACCCGCCGCGAGCCAGATCAATGAACGATGTCTCGTCTGGTGACAGGTTAGTATAATCTGAATTACGATTGTTAAGATTAATGGCGTAAACATACTCATATTCTGTTCTACACTGATTACCATTGAAAATTCCCCACCTACCGGTGTCGGGGGAGCGTTGTCTAACAGCGAGAGGAATCTCCCACTGTCCTGACCAAACTCCATTAAGGTAAACTGTGACCGTTGAACTTCCATTGGCATGAGCAACATGACGAACGTCAACGTCGATCCATTCGTCATACTTAATGGCAGCAGCAAATCCCTTAAGGTCACCCGTGACACCAACCAAACTTTCTGCCGGGGCATCGCCGGGCATAGCAATTAATGCTAGCTCGTTTCTAACTCGTCCTTCTAGCTCAACATATTCTGTTGGAGAAAGCCTAACATAATAACCAGCATCGCCCCAATCACCGGCAATAACCATACCTCCAACAGCTAGCTTATTCGCATAAATTTGGCTACTAGGGAACCTCATTCTAGTTCCATACTGGGAATTGGTTGACTCTATCAATGTTTCATGCTGAGCAATGAAGTAGTCATTTCCCCCGACATAGCTGGGAGAAACTAAAGTCATGGTGCCATCGAAGTAATTCATGCCTGTACCGGCCGAGACAGGGTAAAAACCATTATTAAAGTGATTGCTTACCTTTAGGTTATACTGAGCCGGACGAACGAAATGGTTTGCAGTTCCAGTTCCTCCAACACCGCGCTCTGTGATTTCTACCTTGCCACTCCAACTGTTCAAGTACGCAAGATTAGGATCACTGGCAGCATCAAGCTTAGCCTTATCGTCAGCACTGTAGACTGTATCGAAACCAAATCCTCCACCGGGCTTGCGCCAAATGTATTCCTTACCTCTATACTTTATGACTTCGCCACGAATATTAACATAAGACCCATATGGCCAATACGCAGCTTCACTGTACTTAATCCACATGACCGTGTCTGTCTTTAACAAGTCACGGGTTAGCGGTGTAGCACGCAGAATCACAGTGTCATCAGCAGACTCCCAGACCGTCTCCATTTGTGGAAGGCCATTTTGAAAGTTACTATACTTAGTAGGCTTATATGTAACCTCTACTTCGTTTGCAACGACTTCATCGCTTACTTCAATTTCAACAATGTCCGGCAACTTGATACCATTCTTCGTAGCATCAAGATTCCAGTCAATAGTCTCACGTGATGAAAAAATAGTATTGCGAGTCTTAATCTGCATCACATCATATTCATCGAAGTAGACAGCAGTCTGCGTACCCTCGGCAAGACTTGAAATCTCTTCCCATACGGTAGAATCACCATCAGGCCAGTAATATTGTACTGCCTGTCCAGTATCTAGCACGTCTGTAATGTACTGATAATTACTAAGACCTACTAGATCCATGAGCTGCCATATAACAGCACCTACAGTCATAACCTCACCATCGGCCGGGGTTGCCTGACCATTGTATGCGTCAGCTGGGCTTGCTCCCCAAAACACCTTAGGAGCACTCATCTCCTGCAAAAATACAGAAGAATCCTTTAGCTTAATGCTGGAGGTGGTTTCTTCTTCCCCGCCCCAACTGTCTGTCCACATAGTAAATTCCCGGACGCGCTCGTCTGCGCTTCCAGCTGGCCTAACATCTAGACTAAGATCCATTATGAACTTAACTTTTTTACCAATTAATCCATAAAATGGACTTGACGAATTATTACCATTAAAAATTTTATCAATATTGCTTAAATCTACACTAGCAGTATTTGATGATGCTTGACCCAGAGGGGAAATAAATGATACATCAGAAAGTTCAAAATCTTTTGAGTATGTTTCTATATAATCAGAAAGATCACTTTCCAACCGGGCGCCCATCTGCAATACATCAAGATGGGTTGACGGCTGATTCATTCCGTATACTGTTACACGAACTCCCTTAACTCCTGGAAGATTCTTTATTGTGTATGGATCAACAACAACCTTGGCGTCAGTCCACGTGTCATTATTATCCCTCCACAATGTAATTCGACCATCTACATCAATTGGTGGAAAAGTATTAATCGTATTCCAATTAACACCATCAGTGGTGACGGCTATGCTAAGACTTGACGGAGTTGCGTAACTACACTCAAAACCAATAACCACCTTATTTGCAACTGTTGGTGTATCGTACATAAGAGTTAACTCTATAGGGGTTGAGAAACTATAACCACCCGAACCGGCGGTCGTCCCGGTCTTCTGTTGTGATGACCAATACTTATACTGGTCATCTTGTGTTGAAAGATAGAATCGTGACGATTGCGGAATATCCCTATACTTACCGGCGGCAGTCAGCTTGCCATTGCTATCTATCCTAGCTTTAGCAATACCCGTTCTTGGACGATTTGGTAACGCAATTGATGTCAGGTCATAGATAGACTGCCATTCTATATTCTGAGTCTCAATCGGTGTAACCGTTACAGGATTTTCAGGATCGACAAATGGAGTGAACCGATTATGCTCCCATTCAGCCGTAAGCTTCGGAAGCGCTTTTACCTGATCACTCTGCTTAATTAGATTCTTAGCCGCAATTGTTGCTGCCTTCATTAAACCTCTGTCATCTCCACATCTACATCCCAGAAGTCATAAAGACCTCTCTTTTTTATTGTCTTGCCAAACTCTGTAATCATAACCGTAAATATTTCTGTAGTATTATCACCATACGTAACCTTAAGGGGAAAAGACCCAGGGGTCGTGTTATAAAACAATTCCATCTCTTTACCACCCCAAAATCCGTCTACAGTATAGTTCTTCGTATGAGGAAGATCATTCCAAGATACAGAAAATGTACGCTTATCTGCGACAATATACTTTCGCAACATTCCATTCGCCATACGCTTTGCCGTTTCAATACGTTCTATGTCTACGGAAAGCTCTGATCTATTATGGTCAGTCAGCTTGTTATTATTCCACTGGACCATTGCCCCCTTGGGGAAAACCATCGCTGTTCGTCCAGCCATTATGCAACAACCCTTCTTCTACCATTTCTAGATTCTCTTGCGTCAATTGCCTTAGCAACGGCACGCTCAATGTCAACATCTTCTCTTACCAAAGCACCTCTTAGATCGATAGTTACATTGTAACCGTTCTCTGTTGAGTTTGCAACATTCTGCTTAAACCCGTCAGTTAGTGGTTTTGTCAATACTGCTTCACCGGGATGCAAATTTGCTAGCCCCTCGCTCATGGTGAACGCACCAGCATTAAGCTGAGGTAGTCCAAAACCGCCTCCCTTGTGGAATGACTGCATGGCCCAGTGAACGTGATTACGGTGCTGAGCCTGCAATGCGGCTCCGTAATTATAAGCCGCTCCACGCTTAAGGTCAGGACGATTATCTCCCGTTCCATCGTAAATAAGCTCATATACGTTAGGGATATTATCTGCAATCCACTGGTTCATAGAAGCAAGATAGCTATTTCCCAATCCACCGGCCACTCCCTGCAAACCAAGGTCAACAGCCTTACCCTGACCGTGCATGTCGCTAGCACCCGGGCGGTAACCATCATTTAGTCGAGCCTTAGGGAAGGCTGCCTTGATGGTATTAAACATACGATCAATCTGACTTCCGCCCTGTGCTACGCCGCCGAAAGCACCACCACCAAGAAGTCCCTCCGAATTCTGCTGAACTGCAATCTTTGTTGCTGCCTGTTGTGCCATCGCCTGAGCAACCCATGACTCCAAAGCCATTTCAATTACCTGACCCTGCATAGATGCCATACCACCGACCATCGTAGGCGCAGCTTCTGCAACTCCTCCTTCGTGTCGAGCAATTGCACCAGAGTTAATCTGTTGCAGGAGACCATAATTAGAACGTGTAGCCTTTTCATTTACAACAAACTCACCACGCTTTAATATTGCCATTGTCTCAGACGGGAATAGGCTGGCAGAACGAGGAACTCCTGTTCTGTCCTTCGCAGAGAACCCGGCTGTTCCTGGCGTCAAACCTCCGGTGTGTCGGGAACCGACACTAGAAGCAAGACGCTGAACAGCACCCAAAACCTGATCAAAAATTCCAGTTATTCCCTGCTTAGGGAATCTACCGTTTTGAATGAAGAACTGCAAGTCATTTGCTGACATTCCAGTACTGCTAGCAACACGATCAGAAATAACCTTACCCATTGCCTGCCAGTTAATGTCATTCTGCAAGCTGATAGCAGCAGTATTAACATTTGTCCTCAAAGCACCCCCAATGAACTGGGCCCATCCATTTCCTTGAGCAGAAAGGTTGATACCGTAATCACGATATGCCTGCTCTACCTTGGCAATGTGGTCATTCAGCTCTGCCTGGTTACGAGGCGTGAATGCCTGAAGCTCCTGCAAGCGCTGTGCTAGACCGCGACGGTCTGCTTCAAACTGAGCCTGAGCAGACGCCTGAGCACTAGCAGTCCTAGCCTGGTCGGCAGTCTTGGCATTAGCCAAAGAATCCTGCTGAGCCTGACGCTGAGATTCAACAAGCTTCTTTGCATCATCCTGCCGAGCCTTTAGTGCCCGCTCTTCTAGCTCGCGCTGGCGCGCGAGTGAATCTTCTGCTGCCGCACGCTGAGCTTCGAAAGACTCTTCTGCCGCTTCACGCTCAGCCTTCAATGCTTCCATACGGAAGTCCTTAGCATCAGAAATAGCATCCTTCTGATCGTTTAGAGAATCAATACGTGCATCACGTTCGTCCTCAATAAGATCAATGCTATCTTCTAGCTCCTTCTTACGCTTCTCTGCAATCTCATCTAGAGCGTCATTCTGATCATCAAGACCCCACTGCTGCACCTTAGCACCGGTGCTATTGTAGACTCTGGCGGCCTCGTCTAGATTACCACTGCCAAGAGCTGAATTGAAATCAATGTTATCATTCTGTAGCTCTGCCATACGCTCAATGCGTGTCTTTTCACGATCAAACAGCTTCTGACGCATGTCATCAGCATCAGTCTCGGCATCTATCTGGACCTGAATTGCTTCTGTTCTGGAATCAGTCTCATCATTTATCGCTTCAATGGTAGCGTCAATACGATCTGACTCATTGTCATAATATGCTTCGGTGTCCTTTTCGCGCTGATCCCAGTAATCGCTTAGATTGTCCTCAGAGCGATCCCATGATGCCTTCTCGCCCTTTTCACGATTGTCCCAAGCGTCGCCGAAGATATCATCTTCGGCCTGCTGTGCCTTATCTAGAGCATCGCTGCGTGCATCCCAGTAAGCATCTTCGCGCTTACCGCGCGCTTCTAGTGCCGCCTGGCGCTTATCGCCAGCGGCCTGAATTGAATTGATTTGAGCATCTTGTGACGCCTGTAGGCGACGATCTGCCTCAGCGTAGATGGCATCCATTGTACCACTCATTGAAGACTTAAGCTGGTTGGTGCGCATGTCCGCAGTAATCTCGATGTTCGTTCCATCTAGATCATTTACTGCTGCCGCTGCTTCGTCAACGTCGTCCTTTGCATCGGTAACGGCAGAATCGTCAACATCAAGCTCAACCTTAACATCATCCATACTCCAAAGGCCATCTTCGATTTCCTTCATCTTGTCTTCGGTGATCAGTCCTTCATCAACCATACCCTGGAGCATGGTTTCCATCAACTCGACATATGATGCCATAGCAGACTGACCCTTGGTGCCAATTGCCATGTTCCAGTCAATCAACTCGCCCTCATCATCAATCTTACCGAGCGCTGCGCGAAGTGAACCAATTGAGTCAATGCCAAGCTTATCGAACTTAGCCTTCCAGTCATCGTCCAAATTGTTATAAATTTGATTAAATGACCCGGAGAACTCACTGTCTAGCTGGCTAGTAAAGTTACTGAATATATCAGCTTGTTCAGCAGGAGTAGCTGCTGACATGAACATTCTAGCAAAAGTCTGTCCTGCATTTAGGCCAGCGGCTCTAGCCTCACTGCTTAGATTTCCACCCATTGCATTTCTGAACCAGCTACCATTCATTGCATCAATGCCACGTGGAATTGACTGAATAATATTATTAAGCTGCTTAGTTAGCTGGCTCTTGATCTGTGTTGGATCTGTCAAGTCAACACTATCAAATTGTAGCTCTAGAGGACCCATTTCCACTTGCTGCAAACCGGCGGCCTGTAGAGAGATCATGAATGCCTGCTTGGCCTGTGCTGCGGTTCCACCAGAAGTAACAACCTTTAGTGCTTCTTGCATGGCCATATCATACACCTTACCGAAGTCGCCGCCCTCCTTGGCTGCCTCCCTTAGAGACTCAACAAGACTTTCATTAGCTTCGGTAAGAGCATCAACATCAGGCTTGCGAGCCGCTAAAGTGTCAAGTGCCTTAGCGGCACCATCATACACGCCAGGTGTATAAGTGTATCCCAAAACATCGGCCCAGTTCTTAGCTGATGAGCCGATTGCCTTTTGTCTATTTTCTACTTCATTCATTGCATCAGCGATCTTCTTGATCATAAAAACACCACCGGCAAGAATACCTGCTGGCAAGAAAATCTTAGTTGCAATGCTTGCAATACTTGCGAACTTAGGGGCTAGAGCGCTAACGGCTTGACCGACACCCTTGATTCCATTAGTCTTGAATCCAGTTGTCAATGTCGCCATAGCACCAATAGCCTTACCCTTTGTGCTAGCTACAGCGGTGGCAGCGCCCACACCCTTCATAGTTGTAAGCAGTTCCTTGGCCTTGCCCAGAACCTTCGTGAATGCACCAGGGAATGTCATTCCTATCGTGCCAACAACCATAGCAATGTTAAGTACTGTGTTTAGTGTGCCGTCTGCACCAGTTTGCATTGTTCCAAACACTAAACCGGCGGCAGTGATAGCACCTAGAGCCTTTCCAACTCCGTCCATACTGACACGAGTCTTCTTGGCATTTTCTGAAACTACTACACTAGTACCCCTTACCTTCTCCCACTCAGCAGCGTCCGCCTTACTAATTGTCTGTCCGCCGATCTTATTTCCACTAGCATCAACTGATCCGGCAGCATACATCAAAGAGCCATTTGCACGCTGAGCCACCTGACGAGTTCCAGTAACCGCGCCATCAGCTCGACTTGAAACCATCTTGCCGGTACTATCCATTGAAAGGGCACCCTGAGCAAGCGCAGTCTGTTCCATGGCCTTTGTCAAAGCTTGTAGCTGTAGTGTTAGGTTGGCTGCTGCGGCACCCTCAGTGTCGAAACGAGACTTTGCCTTCTTAGCTAGAATTTCTGCGGCAGCTTCTTCTGAGTTTATTGCCTTAAAGCGAAGCCTAAGGTTTGCCATTGTTGAGCCAAACTTGATTACAGAACCAGCAAGGTTAGCAAAGATACCAACAAGCATCATTGCCGGGCCGATAAGAGCTAGCAAGCCAGCAGACACAAGGAGAATCATCTTGGCTGAACCGGGAAGGTTATTAAACCCAGCAATCATCTGTGACACAAGCTGAATGATAGGAGTAACTACCTGCAAAGCTACCATTCCAAGAGGAACAAGCTCTGCCTTAATTGACTCTGTTGCCCGCTTGAACTTTCCACTAACAGACTTCTGCCAACGCTCTAGCTCGGTCGCAGCAGTTGCGGCAAGATCCTCACTAGATTCACCGACTGTCTGCATGGCCGTAGCGGTCTGGTTTAGTGTTCCAGTCATGGCATCACCTAGATTACCAAATAGGGCCGCTGCACGGTTGAACTGATACTTACCGAATAGCAAGTTAATACCATTGGTTACTTCCTGAGCGTCCTTACCATGAGTAACCTTTGCCAGGTCCTTCATCATCTGTAGAAGATTACCCTTTGACTCCTTAGCCATCTCGGTAATGTCTACGCCAAAAGTCTCCTGCCAGTAATTCTTAGCCTTTGTAGAAGGAGAAAGAATTGTAGAGGTGGCGCTCTTGATTGCGTTAGCTGCTTCTGCTGCGTCTACACCAGACTCCTTCATGGCAGTAAGCATAACGATCATGTCGTTTACTGAACCGCCCAAAGCCGCCATTGCGCTTGCTGCACGGGGGACCGCGTCAGCAATATCCTGAATGCTTAGGCTTGTTGCATTCTCAACCGCGTTCATGGTGTCGAATGACTTTGTCAAATCCTCATTGCTCAAACCAAATGCAGTCTGTAAAGCAACAGTCATATCGACTGACTTCTGGTAATCCATCTGTCCCAATGTAGCAATTCTCATTGTCTCATTGGTTGCCTGCTGTAGCTTAGCGCCGTTTAGTCCTGTTGCAGCTAGCTGGGCCTGTGCGTCTAGAGTGTCCTGTAGACTCGACCCGTACTCCTGGGCGGCACGGGTCGCCGTTGCCAATCCCTGCTCACGTACAGCAGCAAGTTCCTTTTCCTGTCCCATCTGAGATTGAGACACGGTGTCATAAACCTTAGCAACGTCAGTAAGGCTCTTATCTACTTGCAAAGCAAGGGCTGCTGCGCCTACAGCCGCAATACCCAAAGGCATAGTCAAACCAACAGTGATCTGACGACCGGCCCATTGAGTATTCTTACCCCAGTTTACCATGCTTGTTGAAGCAGAACCAATAGCCTGGTTTATTAGACCAAGCTTTGTTCTGACGTTGTCAAGATCGCTTCCAAGATTTTTTGGAACGTGAAGGTCAGTTTCGTTCTTTCCGAAAACGTTTCCTGTCATCTGTGATGCGGTAGCATTACGAAGAGCAGTTTGCTCCTTGATTGCCTCAGAAAGAGCGCCGCTCTTTCCAGAAGTACTTTGGTATTCCTTGTAATACTTTACAAGATCACGAACACCAAGCTTCTGACGCTTAATTTGATCAGTTAGCTTTTCTGACTCTGAAATGTTCTTGACGGTCTGGACGTGCCAGTTTCCGGAAGCCATTGCAGCATTGTTGTATGCAGACTTAATTTGTGCTAGCTGAGCTAGCTGATCCTTGTATACCCCGATCTTGTCATCTGGGTCAGCGCTCTTACGAGCTGCCGCCATTGATGCTTCCATGCGGGAAAAGGCAGCCTGTAGCTGTACGATTTCCTTTCGCACATCACCAAAGTCTGCCTTACCATTAAACCGTACAACAATATCTTGCGTTTTACTCAGCTCCCTCTTCTACTACTTCGAATCCAAGTCCGAATGCAGCGAATTCTTGCCTGTCAACTTCATCTACACCAAGCTCCTGCTCTGCTGCTCGGCGTCTTACCTCCTCTAGCCTCTGCTCTACATCGTTCTTTTGATTCTTGCTTAGATCAATTCTATGTATTGCCGCAAGGAACATCTGATGATCTCTTTCGGATTCTCTCTTGTGCTTCAAGATTAAATCTAGTTCAGGCAAACTTAACGAGTCTTCTAACTCTTCAAAGTTCTTCCAGTTCCCCAACAAGAAAGCTTCTGCTTCAAGCTCGGCTAATTCTAGTTCGTCGAACCGTTGACCTCGTTTTGTGCTTCCGCTGCCATCGCCAGCTTCATCGCTGCCTCCAGGAGTTTTGGGTCATTTAGCTTCACGCCTAATTCAATTTCAATTACCTTAAACGCTGTGTCTAGGTCGAATAGTTCTTCCATGACCTCGTAGTTTGGAACCTTCTTACCATTCTTATCAATTGTTTCAAACTCTGGTCGCTGACGCTTAAGGCATAGGCATACAATATCCAACAACTGATGAATGTCATCCTGCTCTTCCGGTTCCGGCTCGCCCTCAGCCACCTCTGGATTCTGGCCCAGCTTGTTAATGAGTTCGTGACCCTTACGGCTTACCGCAATGTTTGCAGGCTTTAGTGTGACTAGTGAGCCGTCCTGTAGCTCATATTCTTCAACGGTGTATACCGTATTTGCCATTATATTACTCCTTAGTAGTTGGTCTTTGTAATTCTTAGTGTACCAAAAAATCAATTAAGAAGCAAAATGAAACCGGCCACCCCCGAAGGAATGGCCGGATCATCAAAACTCAGTTATCACGTAGTAATAGTTCTGTCCGCGACAGTACCATATGCTGGACCACCTGTTGCGTTAGGATTAGGCAAGCAACGGAATGAAGCTGGCAAGCTGGTTGCCTCTGCACGACGAAGTGCCATAGAAGAGCTTTCGGTCTGAACAGCACGTGAGATGTGGTATACACGCTCTCTACGAACTGAACCGGCTGGAACTGCTCCAGAAACTGCTGCTGGAGTTCTTGGAGAAGGACCAACGAAAAGCAGTGAACGCTCCAATGGGAAGTCTCCCAAGTTACCGGCGCTGATGCTAACTTCCGTTACGTCAGTTCCTACTGCTACTGGACGAGTCTGCCCCCAAATTACTAGCAAGTTTTCTAGAGTTGCCTCCATTAGTGTGGTGTTAACAGTAACACGCATACCCTGCTTGTAAATAACAGCAGAGTCAAGTAGCTGGTCAACTTCAACATCTCCGTAGTCAGGCTCGTAAGATACCTCAACTCCGTCAGTTGTGAAACCAACGTCACGCCAGTCAGTTGTAACTGGTGCAAGTGCAGTGGTTCCAGTCAAAACTGGACGGGCTGGCAATGTGCCAGTTGAATCGGCTACACTAACGAAAAACCTTGATGCACCAATGATAATGTTTCTTGTTTCTAGTGTCATGATTTATATTTCACCTCCTAGGTAAAAAATCTGTGTGGTTGGCTAGACCCTATCTTCTCAGTTGTATCGTATCCCTAAATTGATTAAAAGTCAAAATTATCTACGAGCTGGCTGAGTGAATGTAGCAGTAATGCTTATGATTGCTTCATTCTGGCCATTCTCTTCAGTGACCGGCATCTGTCCGCCAAGACTAGACACCTTTAAATACTTAAAATCAAACTCTTGCAACTTAGTGGGCGGCAAAGCAAACAAATAGTTATTTACTCTCTTAGCTGCTTCATCGTAATCCTTAAACTCGTCATCGAATAAGTTGATGAGCTGCCTCATCACTCCATCATCTACTGATCTTATTGCATAAGCAATCTCGTTAGTCTCCAACATCCAGAGCTGTCCATTGTCTATCTTTGTCCAGTTGTAAACAATGAATGGCAGACTTCCTACACCGGCCTGTGCTTCGATAGCAGTAAGAAGTTCTGGCGTCTCTTCGACTGGCACCAACGGAGTCAGGTCAACGTTATTGTACCTAATCTTTTGCATAATGCCATTGGCTTCAATGCGTGACCACAAGTACCTGTTTAGGGCGTGGACCGCATGTAGATTCCTATAATTAGATGCCATACTTCTTCAACCTCTTCTGTGCTGACTTACTGTCGTATCCTCGTTGTATCTTCTTCAAATCCTTTTGTGCTTGACGTTTTGCTGCGCCAAACGTTGCCTGACCCGCATAGGATGTATTGATATCGAAGGACTTAGTTCTGGTTCTTAACCGGCGGGCTGTGGCCATCATCTTTCCTTCACTAACTAGATCCCGCTCTAGTTCTTTCTTTATATCAGTATCAAAAATATTTTGTGCCTCTGTTGACCACCAACCAACGAAGAAGGAAGTAAATACACCCTTTTGTTGCTGACGGCCGTGCGGACTGATGCCTGCCGTGAAGGTGTGTGGACCTTTGGTCACACGAATCTCATCGGTCTCATTGTCGGTAAAGACAAGGAAGTCGGTTCCCGGCTTGCGCTTAACTGTTACTCTCATACCATATTCCATAACCGGGGCCTTCCATGTAAACACGTGAAGGTCTGCCTTAACCCTTCCTTGTAGAATAGGGTTAATTGGTGTCGGTCTATTGGATGGTAAAAATGCATATCCCATCGTCTTGCTGGTTCCCCGAGAATGCCCTACTGTTGTCAAGCGCCACAATCTGTTGGCTGCATCGCCTACTGTTGAGTAATCTTGATAGCTGTTACCCCATTCGTACACATGCATGAAAGATTCTGGCATGTTGTGTGCAGCAACGTCAACTGCAATACCAAATTCATCACCAAGCCTACTGTTTACATAGCTTATAACAGATCCAATGTATCGATCTGTTTCAACCGTCGCAGTCATGCCGTCGATGTATCCTATAACTCCTTCGGCCTCCGAATTATCCATACCGAAGTTAACCTTACTCACTGAACGACGGACCTATTCAAAACTGCAATATTATCAATGTGTCGTCCGAATGGGTCAAATGTTGGAGTGACTCCTTGGACCTCAAATACCGTTGGCTCGCCGGTTTCTTCTTCAATCCATAACGGTCGCTTGTCACGTCCGCGAATGTTGGTAATGAACTGGCTTCTATTTAAACTGTACTGAGCTGGAAAAGTAACTTGAATTACTTCTGTTGCACGGTAAACTCCATCATCAAATGATTGATTGTTCGCGCTAGAACGGAATCCTAATTCTGTGAATCCACGAGCAAAACACGGCAGATCATACCGATTGATTGCCACTCGCGGACTGTTATTGTATGCTGGAACCACTGCTTGATCCTCAACCCAAACTTGTTGAATTGCACCAGTATCGGGATCCTGAATTGTTACATAGTGCCCACCGACAATGGCCTCATCCACCGCATCAGCACGTGGAGCATAATCAAGAACAGTTGCAGTCATGTTGAATCTTACTGATGTTAGGCATCTCATATAATGATCATTCCCTGACGACGGTAAGGCTCTAGTAATTGGTCAGCACGGACGTTACCAGTTCCTCTAAATGCTCCTGAATTGAAGACCATTGTCCAGTCACCTGACTTCATGGAGTCCAAATACCTATCGCGGTACAAATTATCTCCACAGGCGTAGTCATTTGCTAGCAGCATGGCCGCCTCCTCAATGTCAGCAGGAACAGAGTAGTAGCCCCATTCGCCCGTAATGGCATAACGCGCGCCGACCCTAAACTGCTTCCAGTATGAATCAGGAACGACAATCACGCCTCTAGTCATATAGGTGTAGTTCTCAGCATAGTCTTCGGGTGGTGCCTCCTTAGTTGTTAAGAAGTTCTTGTTGTTAACATACAAGTACCATCCGTTAGAAGAAACCGAATAATATCCAACTGGGCCGCCGGTGATATCTGTAGCTCTAATCAAGCGCTTTGGAAGAGCTATCTTCTTTTCTCCATTTCCAGTTACGTATTGGGTGCCAATTTCATATCTAAATGTTTGGCCGGTATAAGACTCAATAAATACCCGCACCATGTTTTCAATTTCACGCAACTCGGCATCTGTCCAGTTGGTGTTGTCAAACAAAGTACGCAAACGACTGGTTGATACCAAAGGAGTAACAACGTCTACTGTCATTGTGCGCTTGAATACAAGGCTGGCGTCCAGTCCAGTCCACTCAATTGTAAGCGGGCCATCGAACTGCGTTTCTCTATATGTCAAAGGCATAGTAAATCTACCGGCGGCAGGTGTTATTTCTGTACGCTCAGCTATCTTGACGTCATTACGATACACAGAAGCAGTCAATGGACCCACGAATGGGTGCTCAAAGATTACGTCTGAATTGGTATCCCTGTCTATGTTCATATTCTTATTGTAACCTCCCGGCTAATTATATTTTAGCATTCTAACCATTAACATGCAAAGATTATGCAGAAATTCTAGTAATAATGAAATGATTCTTATCACCATTGGTTCCGTCCGCAGTATCCATGTCAGGCTGAATTACTGTAGCCCCCACATATGAGTTTGCAGCCAACCTAGTAATAGTAGAAACTGATGATGACTTGGCAGAGCTAATTGTGGTACCGGCCGTTGTGGCAGCAGTCATATTTACTATTCTAGCCGCCAAAACATTTTGTGTTCCAGAAGACGCATGTTCTATATGATACAGACCAGCCTTCTTGACTAGAATTCTACGATCTGTACCGGCCGTGGCGAAGTCATATGAAAACCATGTATTGCCCGGATTGTACGACTGCGCAGCATCATAACCGTCCCAAGGAACAGGGTAATATACGCTAGTTGAATAGTATCCTGTACTTGTTGCTCTGTAGACCCTTATCCTAGGAGACTGCTGCAAATCATCGATATCACCATCCAAATACCAAAGGTCGGTAGCAATCTTGATAAGCTTAGCTCTACCATATTGTGACCTTATTGCCATGCTTCCGTTAGGAGAGCTGATGGTAACACCTGTACCGGGCGAAATGATAACCTGCCCAGCACCTCCCTGTGCAACTTCAATTGTTGCACCCAGTGGGAAGTTTACAGAAGTTGCGGGTGGAACTGTTAGGGCCGCTGCCGAAGCAGAAGTAATTAGAATCATCTTACCAAGGTCGGCTGAGACCAAAGTATAAGATCCGGTGGTCGAAGTGGTGGTCACATAACGAGCAGTATTAATACCAAGTAGCACCTGATTGTATGTGGCAAGTTCACTAACAAGAGTTGCATCACTTGCTACCAAAGTACCGGTGCCGCTCCGACGAGCCAAACTGTTTGCGGTAGCAGCAGTAGCTCCCAATGTTACCGCGCCGGTCAAGCCGTCAACAGAAGTAACTCCACTATTTCCAGTTGCACCAGTAGGGATTGTCAAATTCAATACCTGATTGGGTGCTGTTCCTGTAATACTTGCCGCTGCCGGACTTCCAGCAACACCGGTAGTTACTGTTCCAATTGTAAGTGAGTTTGCAGATCCTGTAGCACCGCGAGGCAGTGTTAAGTTCAGAGTCTGCGCAGGCGCAGTTCCTGTAATTGTTGCAGCAGCGTTTGTTCCATCGGCACCAGTTGTTACAGTTCCTATTGATAGAGTATTCGTTGCACCGGCCGTACCCTGGATGCCTTGGTCTCCCTTATCACCCTTTGGAATTGTAAGGTTAATGACCTGATTAGGAGCAGTACCAGTAATACTGGCAGAAACAGATGAGCCAGCAGCACCGGTTGCAATCGTTCCGACAGTCAAAGTATTAGCAGGACCGGCAGAGCCGGTAGCACCTTGGACACCCTGAATTCCTTGGGCTCCAGAAGGAATGGTCAAATTTAATACTTGATTTGGAGCGGTTCCTGTTACTGTAACAGAAGCAGAACTACCAGCAGTGCCAGTGGTGACAGTACCAGCCGTTAGTATATTTGCAGGACCTGTAGCTCCGGTAGCACCAGTATCTCCCTTTATACCTTGGATTCCCTGAGCGCCAGTTAGACCAGTATCTCCCTTTATGCCTTGGATGCCTTGGATCCCCTGAATACCCTGAATACCTTGATCACCTTGATCACCCTTAGGTCCAACAATATTGCCTAGATTTACCCAAGCACTACCAGTCCAAACATAAAGGTTACCCGTATCTGTTGCTTTATAACCGTCATTAACAGCTGGATTAGCAGGTAGGTTAGCATAAGATGCAACGGTTCCCTTAGTAACAAAGCTAGTACCATTTGCACCAGTATCACCCTTGGAACCGGGCGGGCCAATTGGACCCTGGATACCTTGAATCCCCTGATCACCTTTTAGACCCTGAATGCCTTGGATTCCCTGAGGAACTGTTAAATTCAAAACTTGATTAGGGGAAGTGCCAGTAATAGTTGCTGCTGGTGAACCTGTACCTACTGTACCTATTGTAAGCACATTCGCTGGACCGGCGGGTCCCGTAGAACCGGTGTTACCGGTTAATCCAGTGGCACCAGTAGCTCCGGTTGGGATGCCGAATGTAAATGTACGAGCAATTGCCGTTCCACCCAAAGTAACCGTTGGAGACGATCCAACAGGAAGGGAATTTGCGCTAACAGAAGTAATTGTGGCTGCTGGTCCAACAGGACCCTGCACGCCCTGAATTCCTTGTGATCCCTGTATTCCTGGAATCTGAACTGTAATTACCTCAGTTACACCAGGGACAGTAACTTGAATTAATTCAACGTCGCTTGAAAAATCAAGTGCCAAAACTTATCACAACCATTCCAATGGCACACGGAAAAATTCCTGGCCACCGGCACGAAGAAAATACATCCATTCTATGCCGTCAGGTGTGCGAACAAACTTGGCACGCTTTCCATCCAAACCACCAGGGGCAGCGTATGGCAAAGTACCTGCTGGTTCAAGCTCACCAGTAAGCATGCTAAAGGTATAGCATCTAGTGCTTGATTCTTTTTGAACAAATAGTTTTCTACGGCCATGAATAGCAGCGGATGATGCTCCCGTGCTAAATGTTTCAGACCCGGCGTAAGTCGTCATTGTAGTCCATGCGTTTGTACCCACATTGTAAAAGTAAATTGTTGATGTTCCGCTACCTCTTAGGCAGACTATCTGGAAAGGAGCATATGCATAAGGGTAAAGGGTATTGCCTCCACCGGCCGTCGCGGCTGGCAGAGCAGTTAGAGTTACCCAGGCTGTACCTGTTGTTTGAACCATGTCTAATCTATATAGTCCAGTTCCACCATTCTGCAAATACAAAAAATCTGAACTAGGGACAATACGATACACGCTGGTTGCGTCGGGCGCGGTAGCAAACGGACCAGTTCTTGGGTTTCCTGTAACAGCAGCAGCCAAAGTAAAAACTGTTGCCGTATTAGAAGCGATACGTCTGCGCTGACCCGCTCCGGTACCTGAAACAATAATGACGTCTGAGTTAGCATAAGAGTTAACGATAAACCCGGCCGTTGCGTCAGTCAGAGTTGTTGTGGTTCCGGCCGTTGCAGTGTCCTTTGGAAGCTCAATAACAAAAGTATCATTTGCTGCCAATGCCGCAGGCAAAGTAGGTGCCACGGTAAGGTTGTTCTTATCAGTAACGGCAGTAATTGTACGAGTCTGTGTTGACTGCGCTCCACTGGTTACTCTAATCTGCAATCCTACCATTCCGGGACCAAATGTTCCCGTTGCGTCGGTAGCTTTAATTGCAGTTGTTGTGTTTCCAATGGCATCGGCAGTTCCAGAATCAATTTGATCTGGAACACTTAGCTCATCAGGTGATGATAGAGATGCACCAATGTTTACAACTGACGGCAAAACGAGAGTCATTGTCGCCAGCGTCCAAGCTGGAATCGACTGGTTGGCCACTGTAACAGCAACCTTATTCAAGTTGAAAGTTTGCCACGAGTTAAGGTTACCACCATTAATGATATACAGTACGTTTCTAACGGAGTCAAATTCAAGATCCAGACCGTTAAATGAGTTCGCAAGACCAACGATATATTGCCATCCATTAGACCAAGTGTCATAGCGCCAAAGCTGAGTGGTGCTAGCAACGCTACCGCTTCCTATCTGGACAGCAGTATATAGGTACCGGCTACCATCGTATGATATACCGGCACCTGGCTGTAGGGTACCTGCTGGATGTGGTGCTAACCACTGCCAGTTAGTTAAATCAGCGCCTCGCTTAAAGTTATAGCTTAATGCCATTTAAAATGTCCACCTGTTTCTTGTTGAATTAAATACTCCGTTTAATGCGTTTCCAAACTCCCACCTGTCGTCTGCTAAATTCCATGAGTTAGTTCCCCAATGCAATGGATTAAGGCCACCACCCTGCATGGTGGCAGAGTTATTTGCTCCGTTTGATACGCTAGCATTTACGCTGTTATCAACAGTGACCCTTAATCTATCTTGAACATCTCTTGCATAGTTAGTGTTTCTTTGTAGACCCTGCAAGATAGCTATTATCTTACCTAGCGTTCCTTCGGTAGCTAGGCCGTCGAAAGCGTTTCTAAGTGTCATGAGTTACCATCTTCAAACCATAGAGTAAAATCAGTTCCATCACCCAGACCGGTCTGGAGCCACAAACCTGGGATTCCTGGTGTTAGCCTATTCGTTGGGCCAACGCTTAGCACGCTTGGACCTTGAATTCCCGGAACCTTCACTTGAACTACTTCTACTGCTGGTGGTGGCACAGTTACTGTTATTACGGTGGTCATGAGTCGACCTCCGCAACGACTACAACGTCACCGGCCAAATATGTCCTTACGTCGCCATTCGGAGCAGTCAACTGCAAGTTCCAGATGTAACTACCGGCAGGAATGGTCTTACTGATTGCACTAGGAAGATATACTCTGACTTCGTTACCGTTCTGCACGCTGGTTACGAATGTATATACCGTAGCAGAATTAAACGTCTGCCTCATAACAGCCAGTGGAGTGTACCCTGCAAGAGCCAGTGGAGCGTTGGCGTCGTCGGTAAACTTAACAATAAACTCTGTCGAATCGCCCTTCCAGAACTCCAAATCCACGTTCCTCGGAAGTCTTTCAACTCCTAGGACCGCTTCTGGATCTTCACCCGGGAAGATAATATCTGGCATAATTTTCTCCTTACTGAACTCTTAGGATTCCGCGCACAAGCTCGGTGTCGTTCAAATATAGTGTATAGTACATTGTGTTATATGCAAAATTAGCTGATTCCTCTGACGGAATCGTCCAGGTGACCTGCGTCCTTGTTTTCGAAAGGCCGTGGCCTGGCGTATATTCTCTAGCCCAAGAGCCACGTTCAAGAATCAACTTTATATCACCACTTATATATATAGACTTTCCGGTAGGATTTTTAAAGTTAAATGGCTCTGAAAAGTCTCTTCCTTTGAATAGAACGAAGTCCATTAGTTAGCGTAGAACTCCCTAATCTCCTTGCCCGTTGCCGGGCGAAAACCTTTAATGTTTTCAACTAGGTAGTCTGCGTCTTCCTCCTTGACCAATGCATATGGATGATCCTGCTTGAAAGTATAGCCGTTAATCTGATAAGTCTCATTCTTACGAGTCATCTTGATTACTCGATATACTGGCTCTTCAACTACCGGCTCAACAGGCACCTCAACCAAGACCAATTCTGTCTCGTCAAGCGGTACCTCATCCAGCGGCTCCAAATCTTCACCGGCCTCGGCTATCGCTAATTTCATCTGATTCTCGTACATCTGGTAATCAATGCCATCAAGCTCTAGCTCCTTCATAATTGTAGCCTTGTTAGCTCCTGACTTAACAGTCGTGCCAAACATCTCGGCCACCGCTAGAAGTTCCTTCTGTGTTAGATCGTTAAATGTTGCCATATTTATCAATTCCTTATCTAATAGTAATGAGGGGAGTCAAGGTTTCCCTCAACTCCCCTCATTATACACTAATCTTTATCAAGCACCAACTCGGGGTCTGCCTTTGCCCGGCGGTTGAGACAAAGCTTTTTCAGCTGGCCAATTAAATTTATTTAATCTTTCCCAAATTCCTTGCGGGCGTTTGTAAACACAACGATCATCTTGAATCCATTCGGTTACAGTTTTATATTCTCCCCATGCTTCTATCAGAATTGCATTATGTGGAATTTTACCAGACCTCGTATCATTTGGCATTACAGTCAAAGCTTTTTCTGGTTCCCAACCCCGGAGAACACGCTGCATTAAAGTGTAATACGTTACATTACATCGATCATCTTCTGACCAATCAATCATAGTTTTTATTTCTCCATAAATGGAAAGCATCTTGTTTGTTCTTTTGTTTCTATTATTTTCGCTAGAACTAACAAATCTACAATTTTGCGGCTTATAATTTCCATTATTATTAATTCTATCTAGCTGTTTTTCTGGACTAAAATCATTAGACAAACACCATAGAAAGAAAATACCAAAGTCGTGCCATTCTTCACAAACCAAAACACCCCTACCGCCATAATCTTTATATTGTGGGTTATCCTCGTCTTCACAGCGAGATAGCATCTTACACCATCTACTTCTTAACTTATATTTTTCATACATAAATGATAAACTCTCCTTAATTTCTTAAGGAGAGTTTATCATTTAATGCTTCCAAAGTCAAACGCTTTGGTTAGGCCCCTACGCGCACATTACGTACGATAACGAAAGCCTTGGTGTTTTCAACCTGGGTTCCGACACGGCAGAACATCGTGTACTCAATTGTGTCCTTCTTAGCTGCGTACTCACGTACGACCTTGATTTCACGCTTTACACCCCATAGAAGGTTCTGTGGGAATGTAAGCCAAACCTCGCCGTAGTTAGAGTCTGCTGGTGGAGCGTCAGCACCAGTTGGAGCGGTACCAACGTAATCGTATGTTTCATCGAATAGTGGAACCTCCTGGTAAGGAACACCGAACAGAGTACCGGCAGTGAAACCTGCTGGTCCCTCAGGAACAACTCGACCTGCGGTGTTAGCGTAGGTAGGTGCTGCTGGGTCAGTGGTTAGACTGTAAAGGTAATCCTGAATCAAGTTGCTTCCAAGGAAGAACTTTAGCTGGTTACGACGCTGCATGTACTCTCTTGGCATTGCCTTAAGAGCAGAGTTAGCTGCTGCGCGGTTGAACACATCGCCACGGTGGTCGATGATGTGAGCTGCTCCGTCAACAGTTCCCTCAATTGCACGCTTTCTCCAACCATCAAAGATTCCAAGTGTTGGGTCTGTTAGATCAGTGTCACCATTGATTGCTAGCTCCTCTAGGTCCATTCCGGCCTGAGTTGCCATCAAACGAGCGATGTGATCCTCCAATGCTTCACCTTCAAGGTTGTCCTCTAGGGACTCAACTGAAAGCTCCCAGTCTAGACGTAGCTTCTTCGTGGTCAAAGAAATCTTTGAGAAGAAGACACCCTGGTTCTCACCAGTGTCTACGGCCTCGACTGCGGCACGGATAAGACGCTTACCGACACCAATGCGGTCGATTTCCTGCTCAGTAGAGCGCATACGAATTGTACGCACCTGTGAACCAAGAACAGTAGCATCGAACATATAATCAATGAACTGGTTTGCCTGCTCAGGGGCCAAAAGACCTGATCCTGCCTGGCTTCCAATGTCAGTAGAAACGATTACCTTTTCTAGTAGTTCATTTTCATTCATTTAATTTTTCACCTCCTGAGTGAATTTAAAGTATTTGTATTGCAGTGGTTCTTTAGCCTATTACAGCTGATGAGAAGATAGAACCCTTCCAAACTCTCTTTTCATTACTCTTCTGTAGAGAAGAATCTCCTGCGTCCCCGCCAAGGTCCGCAGACTTCTTAATTGCACCCGACTGCTCTACAACTTCTAGAGACTTCTCAACTTCCTGGAACTTCTCAGTCAGTGTGCCAAACTTATTGCTAAGCTCATCGTGCTTTTCAGCAAGTTCGCCTAGCTTCTTTTCGAAACCGGCGGTTGCCTCTGCAACGATTGATGCAGTCTTTTCACTATTAGCGTCAAGAGACTTCTGAATGCTCGCGCTTAGTTCCTCAAACATCTTGGTTAGAGGGTTTTCTGCCTCTGTACCGTCTGCGATTGCTGTGGCCTCGTTAAGCTCCTTAGCCTCTTCTGTCTTAGACTCACCCGTACCTGTTACGGTAACGTTTACGTCTTCTACATTAGTAGCAGAAGCAGCTTCTTCACCTTCCGGTGCGATTACTGTCTCATCACCCTTAGGGGTTACTTCCTCGGCAGTTTCAACCGTAGTTGACTCATCCTCTGCAAGCTCCTGCACAGTCTTGTCTTCAATTACCTTTGCTTTTGCCATGTTTTCACCTCCCTCAACTGAATCAGATTCAAACTTTTCCACGATGGAGTTAACCTTTTCTGCTCTGTCACCGCCATCGCTTTCAAACCATCCGATGTTCTTCATCTCGGCGCCGCACTCTACGCAATTCTTGCTTTCCTCAGCGCCAACAAGGGCTACCGGGTCGTGCTCCTTCTTGCAGTAGAATACGTTTTCAGCATCGACCTTTGTGATCATGCCTTCAACCGTAGTGTCTCCATCGGCTGACTTTTGAATACTGAAAATGTTTGATAGCTGATTAGCTGGGTTGTCAACGAGTGAAAGCTCAACCATCTCGTAATCCTTAATGTAACGAACCTGCTTGTTTGCATCCTTAGAGAACTCGGTCTTAGCATCCTTAACGTTTCCGCCAATTGAGAAGCCCGTTAGAGTTCCATCTAGAACCATTTCCCAAACCTGAGGAGCACCCTTAGAAACGTACGCATCAACGTAAATTCCACGGTACAGCTTTTCGGTCTTTGAATCGTAATATTCTTCCTCACGAAAGTTAACTAACTTACCCGCCGGGATTGGCTGGTGCATCAAGCGAATGTTACCACGAAAACGCTCAAAAGCCTTATTAGAAGCTTCCTTAGTTACAACGTCACCATGCAAATCTTCGTTGTCGAGAGTAGCAAAACCAGAAACGATGCGCTTTTCAACATCAACCTTCTGCAATGGCATTGTAATGCGTAGGCTATCGCCCTCGCTCTGCCAATTTGCCTTCTCAATCTTCATATTTGTAATATACCATTGTTCTTTTCTTAATGCAAAATTTAATGGTATCAAAACACCATTTCATCAGTTAGATAAGGCTGGGCAACAGCTCCCCGTGTCGCCGTGTCACGCGCTGGCACGAAGCGCCCCCTTAGTGCCGTCAGGCGGTGAACGCCGCAGTGGGCACCTTGGCCGCGATGAGGCCGTAGGCCGTACCTCCGGGGTGGGTTCCGTCGGAGGTCGCGTAGTTGGCCGACCCGTTGACGATCCACAGCCCCGAGTTGCGGGCCGATTCGACAGCATCTGCGGTGTCGATGTAGCCGACCAGCGGGTGTCCGGTCTGCCCCGCGACAATGGAGCCGGGCGCACCGACCGCAGCCGGTGCCTTGGTCGCGGCGTCGAGCGGGGCACCGGCGCGAATCCAGTCGTTGATGATGATGCGAGCCGGATTGCTGGCCATGGGCGTCTGGTTGCCCAGGGTCGCCCAGGAGTCGGTTGACGTTGCGCGGGGCACCAGGGTGCAGGCGCGAACCCGGGCGCCGCGACGCGACCACGCGAGCCAGATCCGGTACAGGTAGATCTGCACGGCGGTGATGACTCCCCCGGAAACTGTGGCCGTTCCCAGGTCATTGGTCCCGAGCATGACCAGCGCGTCGGTAGCTCCGGTGCCCAGTGCGAACGTGCGCGCGTGGCCGTTGGGCACCGAGACGTACTGCGCCTGAACCCCGCCCTCGGCAAGCTTCAGGTAGGGCAGTCGAGCAGCTTCGGCGGCACGGGCGCCCCAGCCGTAGTTGTCGGGTCCGTCGTTCTTGCCCAGGGTGATGCTGTCCCCGATCAGGGCGATGATCGGGGCGGCGTCAGTGCAGTTGCCCGCAACGACGGCGGGGACGTACATGAAGTTGTACGTCGATCCGACGGTGCCGGAGGTGGTGACATCGCCAGCCGGGTCGGAGTCGGTGCCTTCGCCTGTGGCGGTCATGAGTGGACCCTGCGGGATCGATCCGGGCGCGAGGGTCGACGTGCCGGCGGTGTAGGCCGTGACCTTGGTGCGCACGTAGAGGAACGGGCTGGGGTCGGTTGGCCCGGCGTGCTCGACGGCCACGGGGTCGCTGACAGCAGACCCGCCGATGCCGATGCGCACGTCCCTCTGCCCGGCGAAGTAGACCGCCCGGAAGCTGCCGTCGGGCATCTCGATCCCGGCGCGCACGACGAGGTCGGCGGTGCCGTCGCGTTCGGCGGTGCCAGGGCCGATCCAGTTGGTGTACACGAGGCGGACCTCGTTGGTCTGGAACGGGACAGTGACGCGGTAGCGATTGTCCTGGCCGCTGATGGTCCCGATGAAGCCCTGGCCGATTCCGGCGCGTGCTCCCAGCGGGTACATGCCTGGCAGGTTGCGCAGGCCGCGTGGCGCAAAGGCCGCCCTTAGTTCCGGTGATGCAGCTAATTCAGCAGCAGTTGGAATTGCGTCAATAAAAACAGGGTCTGAAACAACATCAGCAACAGTTAATCCAGTAGTCTTAGCCTTAGGAATATAATCAATTGATCCATCTACAAGAGTCCAAACTCTATCGTCCTTGGTAGCTCTAACTCTGTAATAACCGTCTCCTAGCTGGTCGACCTCTGCTGCTGTCATTGAAATGGTTACGGCATTATCATTTAGAATTACAGGCTTTGTAATAAGAATAGTTCTGAATGAACTGTTTCTTGAAAACTCTACCGTGTAAGTGGCTCCTGCTACCGGGGCGACGTATGCTACTGTACCGGCCGGGCTACCGGCGCGGGTTGTAAATGATGCTGTTGACATGGTTATATTTTACCTCATTTTTCTCCAAAGTCATAACTTTAGGTTTGTATTTCTCTTCTCTGGATCAACGTACCTATTACTTCTTCTCCAGGATTGTAGTCCAGTGTAAGCACTAGCGATCAGTGCGGTTAACAGTACTACTAGTATGATTAATAAGAGTAGTTTTAGCATTTTTCCTCCTTATGCAACCGGGCAGGTTACTCTTCTTCTGTGGTCTCATGTGGTCCCCTAATGCATGACTTGTTTGGCTCGTCTGAATCAACCGCCTGAGTTGCTGACTCCAAGAGTCTTTCCCCTAGAGTCTTTCTACTAATGATGTATTCACCTTTACGCAGCTGTCCTACCTGATCCTTGCTCATTTCTTCCCTCCCCGGCTGAATCGGTTGCTCCTGCTGAACGCTCGGCGTCTCGCGTACGTGTACCTGCCTGCTGTGCATTAGCTTCTGCATTAGCTGGTGCCTTGGCGGCGGCCTTAGCTGCATCTGCCTGAGTCTTGGCCTGCTTTTGCTGTAGCGCCATAGTTTCTGGGTCAACCGCCTGTGAAGGTAGCTGTGAACGCTCATCTCCCCAAGGAAGAGGTGATTCTCCACGAGCTGCACGAATCTCATTAACGGTAGTCTTGCCCCAACGAAGATCACGCTCGTCAATCTTGCTTTGAGTATCTTCATCGGTTAGGACAAGCTCATTTAGCTTTAGACGGAACACATCAGTAACTTCGCCTATGATCTTATTGATCTTCTTTTCAAACATCTTCTGTTCTGGACGACAAACCTGTTCCTTGAAGTTCTTATCTGCATCTCTAGATGCAGCAAGGCTAACGTTCTCTGCCATTGAAACCTTAGATACTGGAACACGGTGTGCCATAAGAATATCACTCAGATTGCCCCGGCGGTAGTTAACGAAACTAGAATCCTGAGTACCGGCCTCAACCGGCTTCATTTCGAAACTAGCCTTTCGATCCTGTTCATCCGCTGGTAAAGGAATGTAAATGGTACGGTGATTCTTCCCCTTTAGTCCTGTCTCAAAGAACTCTAGCAAATTCTGCTCACCGGCGGCGCTGAACGATCCTCCCTTAACTACAATAACATAGCGAGGAACGGCCTTGTTTTCAAAGTAATCTAGATTAAATCTAGATGCGAATTCGTTACCAACTACTGCCTGCTGAGCAGCGACAATGTCTGGCACTCCATAAAACTGGTTTGTTGGGCTGTACTTTTTGATATGAATGATCTCATTTGGTCGAAAATCATTGCCTAGCTGGTCTGCGGTGTCTTCACCAAAGTTACGGAAGAACTTAACACGATTAGAAACCATTTGTACGAAGCCATCACGTTCCTTGCGCACGCGCATGGTAGAAGCTGGAATGTGACCGATATAGCCGACTTGACCAGAGTTTGTGCGACCAATTTCGATGTATCCATTACCCATGGTCTCGTAGTCGGTCCAAACCTTGATTAGAGTTTCAGAAAAAGTGTCTTCTGCGTTTGTGTCATCTAGCCAGCTATAAACATCTTCCTTCATGTTGTCTAGCTGCTTGCGCATACGCTCCTTCTTGGCATCATCTGCTGCTGCCATCTTACGTTGCATAGCATGAGTAAGAGTAAAATCAAACCCTAGACCGGCGATGTTTGCAACCTTTGCCTTAACTGCCGCGTAGTGAGGAGCACTCATTTCATAAATCTTGGCAAGGTAGTCCATGTTGTACTTAGGAAGAACCACACCAAACAAATTGTAAGCGTCTACTTGTCCTTCTATCTCATCACGCTTTGTGCCTGAGTCTTCGTGGCCTGTATAAGACTTTTCTAGCTTGCGAGACCGGCGGCGCTTGGCATTTGGGTCAAGGCCCTGCACCTTACGCAGGTTGTCACCAGAAAGTGAAAAAGGATCGACAATGTCGGTGACGAGCACCCTCTCACCGTCGCCAATTACCTTGGCTGAAATATTGTCAAAAGCTGACAACTCATCGTCGTCAACTGCTCTCCTAGTCACTTATTATCAATCCCTCTTTCATAATTATATTCTTCGATAAGGTTACCGAGGTCGTAAGGATCTGGAACTTCACCATTGCGCTGGCGAGCCATCTGGTCTTCCCACTCTTCATGGCTAATTGGGCGACTACCCTCTTCAAAGAATGCTTCGCCTTCGTGGATGTCGAGTACGTCATTAACAAACTTCTTTAACGCAGCGATCTTAAGTAGATCGCCGCGCCGAGAGGCAATTTGAAGATATTCTAAATTTTCATTAACCACGGCCTTACCGTCGATGCGCCAAACATACACTCCATATGGAATACCCTGCTGCACAGCCTTTAAATTACTCATAGACTCATACTAACACGCTTTATCTTATATGCAAATATGGTACACCCGTGACACATTTTTACCCGTCAGCCGGAAACAATGGCCCAAGTGTAGGCATAAACATCAAACGCGGGGCTTGATTCCGTAACACCAATTGTTCCAGAATCAATCATTTGTATTGGTGCAGCGCCAATATTTAGGCTATACAAAGTACTGATCTTGGATGCTGTAAGCGGATCAGAGTATGCGGCTAGCGTGCCTACGCTTAAGGTCTGTCCATTAGCAATTTTAATTGGGTCGTTAGTTGCTGCGGTTAGAACAAACACATAGTGTGCCCACTGCCCATCAAATGTACTGCTTACTACTCCATTACGATAAGTAGTCTGTACCGGCGCCGATATGGTTATCGGCGTGCTTGACTTTGCCCACATTTCAATAGTTCTTATGCTATGAGCGTGTGCTCCAGTAAGATCAGGTTCAATTTGTATATATCCCCCATGGATGGTTGCACCTTGGTCGGCTTGATATTCCAACTGATGACCGGGCGTTTCGTCCATTGATGCGGATTTGAAAGTAAGCAACCGGGTGCCGCTGTACGGTTGCATAACACGATCAGCCAGCAAATACAACTTCAAATTATCAACAAACCCATTAACCTCTAGTTCCATTCTTATATAAAGAACAACATCAGTCAGATCAACGTCTTCTAAGATGGTTGATCTATTGGTTGCTGCCGTCCAAGCGCTTCCGTCCAATGAATACCGAACCACAACTCCACGTCCCGCCCAAGAAAGATAAACGCCAGGAGTAACATCTTGAAATGCTCCCAACGGAATCATTGTGTCCCAAGTTGCACCAGTTAAGGTTGTAGTCAATGGATCGGTAGACGTTATGTTTGTCAAGAGACCTTGATTCCAATTTGTTGAATCGAACACAACTGCATCATAAACGTCTACATCATTAAAAGCCAAAGTGAATGCTGACGCACCCTTAGTACTAGCAATAGTTATAAAGCTCATTGCGTCATGGCCCCAAGAATAATGGATACTAATATCTTCCGGTGTCAATACTCTGTAGTAAAGTGCTAGCGAATCATAAATGCCAGTGCCGGTAGTAATTGGTTCACTGGCAGCTTCAAAAGTAACCAGGCTAGGCACATCTAGTGAAATAACGTTAATGCCGTCTACATATAGTGAAAACCTTGATGAGTCATAAGTTATGACCACGTGACGAGACTTAACTTCCGGGGCGGGCCAAATGCCTTCTGTGAAGGTAGCATCATTAAAGTTAAGCCTTAATCTGTAGCTGCCATCTTCAAAGAAAACACCTTCGTCTGAATGTCCAATCACCAAACCATTAACTGTTGGGAGATGCCAAACCTCTACACTAAAGGACTGGCGCTCTTTTCCATTAGTCCATGCTGAAAATGGAGTTATTATGGGAGTAGTTATCAAGCTAGCCGATCCTGCACCGGCCACAAGCGGAGGCAGCGCGCCAGTCAAGTTATTAAACACCGCCGGGTTGCTCTTACGGATCTCTAATTCATAATTCATAAAACAATTGTAACACCCTACCCATGAAACAGCAAAAACCTCGCCGAAGCGAGGTTTTGCCGGTAACTTCAATAACCATTCCTAAGGTAGATCAATTCGCACGAACTGACCCAACAACTATCAGTCTGTCAATCGGCCCACAAGCCGCGCAGTCCCCGAAGGTTGTACCTGTATTATATCAGAATCAGAACTTCTTCGCAAACATAACAACCTTGCCATTCAAATCTTCGACAAGGTCACCACGCTGGAACGCTTGTCTGAAAGAAGATCCTTCTGGACGTTGGTCATTGACTGGATAACCTAGATTCCTTTCGGCGCCTAGATACTCCCACGTATCCCTAATTGGTCCGACTACGGCATGAACTCCCGTGTCGGGGCCCCATACAATGAGACCACGCTCAAAGACCTGTCCAACACCCTTTCCATCCTGCCAGACTGCGTCGTCTGATACTGGATAGCCAAGTGAAGTTGGATTCTCTGGATCCTCTGCGCCGCGTCCACGCCAGTAATCATAGATTGCTCCTGGGATAGAAACAAAGTAAGCCTTTGCCCCCGTGCGCTCTTTGTGCCACAGTGCAATAGCGTGCTCAAAGGTCTGTACCCGGCCCAGTCCGTCACGGGTGAATCCTTCTGCGTTGACAGGATTACCTGCGCGTCCATACCTGTTAGCGCCTTCCAAGAATGCGCCGGTAACCGTAAACTTAGGTGTCGCCGTCATACACTTACTTGCAATACGATCAACCTGAGTTTCATTAATTCCATCGTTAATCTCAAAATGCATGCCGTCCTTTCGCCCAACATAGTCACCGCCCCAACGAATGATTCCTTCGTAGAAGTTTACAATTTCGTGAATCTTGTTGATCTGTGCGGCGCTGTAATTTGCACTTGGTGCTGTGCCAAGTGGATGCTTCGGAGCATTTAGATCAATTGCCGTTCCGGAAGCATGATTTGACAAATCAGTTCCTCCACGCACTTCGCGCTCTGCATATCCCCAGTTACCCGGCCAAACTAGCTTTTCTACTTCGTTGTGAAACCTATTTGCAAGGTGCTGGAAAATTACTCCAATGCTTCCCTTGCGTACGGCTAGCTTCCCTCCGGGCACGTCAATACTAGCAATGACTGTTCGGTCATTTGCTCTCCATCCATTCTGTGATGCTACCATTTAATTCACCTCCTCATTTCTCACACCTTCAATATACTCTTCTCGTCCTAAAATGTCAAAAGCCGCCCCGGAGGACGGCCATGACATTGCTTACTTGTCAGCCGATCCAACTAGTTCGCAAGCCCCAGCTACGCAAGCCAGTGTCTGTGAACCAGAGGTGTTGTCCTCTGACTCATAGAATGGCAAGATAGACCAATCAATTGAAGCTGGCATGTCAGCAACAAACTGGTTGTATCCAGACTCGTCTGTGTCCTGATATGGTGCCTGCTGATAGGTGTGCTCAGAATAAGGAAGGAAGCTGATTCCTCCAACTACATCCCAATTCTTGTAAACCCAGTCAGCGACTGCTACCCATTCGTCCTCGCGCACATTGATCGTTACACTTGGATTGTGCTCAGTCCAGTGCTCCTTGTAAATCTTCCAGAACTCTAGGTGTTCTATTGCACTAATATGCATTCTAGTAACCGCGCCTTCCGGTGCCTTCTGTGGGAAGTAAAAGACTGTTGTGTCGTTTGGCTTCATTACATCTGGCTCATTTGGAATGCCGGCGTCTGACAAGAACCTTGTTAGTGGGTCCTTATTGTCTTGGCGTACTGAACGAATGTAGAAATCGTTGTGCCAAGGGTGCATTCCCGAAGACGTACCGGTAAGCTGTGAAACTGTTCCCGAAGGCTTGACCGTAGTGATTGCCGTAGAACGGTTGATCCCCATTGCGTCTGCAACAACGCTGTTCGTCTCAATTGACTTTTCCCTGAGTGCGTCAAGGGTGTCAGATAGCTTGTCGAGACCCAAAAGTCCGGACGTGAGCTTGTTTCCGAATTGCCCAGTGAGCGAAACTCCCAAGAGTCTTTCTTCTTCACAGTTGTCTCTCCAAATCTTACGTAGGTACTTGAAGTTGGTGAATGAAGACTGAATGGTACCAAGAATAGTAGCAATTTCAACCTTCTCCAACAACGTTTCTTCTGTATCACTCTCTTCAATAATGACCTCGGTCAAATTGCAGAACTGGTATGGCCTCAAAGAAATTTCTCCACATGGGTTAGTACCCATGAGCTTGCTACCGTCACGGCGAGGTGCGTACGCTGCCTTCTGCATGTTTTCCATGTTAACAATACCGCGTTCACCAGACTTAGACTCGTACAAGTTCTTCCATTCTGAAAGGAACTCTCCGATGCTTGGCTTCTTGTAATATGTTGCAGAGTTGTTAGCAAGTGCGCGCTGTGGGTTTGCTTCCCACCATGAACCGCTCTTTGCCTTTGCCATATCGTAGTCGTCTAAGTCACCTAGACTGATTAGGGCCGAACGTCGTACTCCACCGACAACCACAACCTCTCCAATCTTGCACATAATGTCATGACATTCAAGAGGCGTAAGCTGTCTTCCAGCGGCACGCTTGAATGTTTCGATGACGAAATCGAATAGATTGACAAGTGGCTGTGGTCCCGATGAGCGACCTCCGAATGTCTTAAGCTTTGCTCCCGCTGGACGAAGTGCCGTAATATCAATTGCAGGAATCTGTCCAACATAGAGCATGGCAATAAGTTCACGAAGCCCACGTGCCCAACCTTCCTTACTGTCTTGTACCTTTACTACAGTCTTAGTGTGCTCAAAGTGCTCATTTACAACCGGCAGCTTTGAGGTATATTTCTTCTCAGCACTGAAACCAAGTCCGGTTCCATTCATGAGAATGTATAGCGACTCATCGAATGCGCGTGGGTGGTCAATCGTAATGAATGAACAGTTGTATCCTGCTACGTGACTACGGTCCAATGCTGGACCGGCGGTCATCAGGGCACGCATTGAGCCCATTACCTTGTGGTTTGCAATTGTGTCATACGCGCGGGGCCAGAAGTCATCATTGATGGCTCCCGGGTAATTCTTATCCATGTGGTTATGCATGTAGTCCACATAACGCTTAACTGTCTCACTCCATACCTCGCGGCGACCAAGATCATCGTCCCAACGAGCGTAACGAGACACAGCAATGAATGCCTTGTACGGGTCGCGCAGTACGCCCATATCGTCCATAATACTCATATAATGTACCCTCCTAAGCCCCGCCTACAGTGGGGCTTCTTCCTTGAATTTAGTCTCTTAAGTATACACCCGCTGAGTTTATGGATTTAGAACGTTCAAGTTATTTTATGTCACAAAATAACAAAGCACACCTTAGAACGGTGTGCTTTGTTGACTAGTACGAAGCGCCCCCTTAGACGCACCCGCCGGGCGAGTTGCTCCGGATCGACTGCGTAAACTCCACGGCATGGGGCCAGCCACGGAGTCGCGGAAAGAGCGGCTCACGCGACTGGCTAAGCGTAGGAATTCACGACCGGACAGCTGTCGCCCTGTTGTCCTTTCCCGCCACCATCACCGCGGCGTGCCTGAGTTGGTTCTTGGTCGAACGGCCTGCCTTGACTTGGAAGGGTCGGTTGGATGGGTCGCTCGCCGAGCGGTCTGCTTCAAGCCAATCACCGATGGGTCAGACGTCAGCCTCGACGGTTGCGGCGAAGTACAGGGTTCCGTAGGAGAAGTTCCCGGTGGCCTGGACGCCCGTGCCAAGCCCGTCGAGGCTGCCTGACACCCGCAGCGCGGCCAGCCCGGATGCCCCAGCGGCACGGGTCTGGAATGTGGCGTTGTCGGCCCACAGGAACACCGCGTAGTCACCAGGGGGCAGGGTCTTGGCCCCCAGATCGGTGCAGATGTTCCCTGCGGCGGGGCAGGGGATCACACCGGAGTCCATGACCACGGTGTAGTCACCGTGGCCGACGCCGGCCAGCTTGACGATGCCGACCTGGACGTTGCCGGACTGGGTGCTGACGATCCAGTTGACGTACCGCAGGGTGGTTGACGTGATGAGCGTGAACCTGTCGAACACGGCCCGGTTGGCGGCGCTCCACGCCCCGGCGTTGGGGTTGAGCATCCCGACGAAGGGGATGATCAGCTTGGGGCTGCGCTCGGTGTAGCTGCCGGTGCCGCTGGCCGCGATGAGGGTGCGGGCTGTCAGCGAGGAGGTCAGCTTGGAGGAGTCGATGTCGTTCCAGGCTCCTGCGCTGATCTGCATCGGAGACAGGCTGCCGGACACTTGGTCGTAGCGGCCCCGGACGTCCATCGAGTCGATGGTCATGTTGGTGTTGGTGGCCAGCAGGATCGGGACCGGGCCGAGCGCGTCGAGTTCCAGATCGAGGCGGCGGATGACGACCGGGGTGGAGCCGGCAGTGTCGACCAGGGCGCGGGGGAGCGGGGACTTGGAGCGGATGGTGGCCTTGATCAGCCCGGCGTTGGGGCTATGCAGGCCAAGGGGCGCCCACTGGTTGAAGCCGGCCACGGGTGCGGCATCGATGATGCCGACGTCGATGGTGCCCCAGTTGCCCTTCATCACGCCGGGGTTGGCGAGGTCTTCGCCGATCCAGACGGCGTGACGCAGCTTGTAGGTGCCCTGCGTGATGCCACCCCGGATGCCGCCGATGGTCAGCCCCGGACCGGACATGATCTTCACGATGGACTGTTCGGCCTGGGTGCGGACGATGTTCCAGGTGAAGCCGATGATGTCTCCGGCCACGTCGGTCAGGGGGCCGATGGCGTCGGCGCAGAGCAACGCGAGGGAGTCATCGTTGGTGTTCCCGGCGAGGCGAGTGCACTCCCCGTCGTAGGCGGGTCCCATGACGTGCAGGCCGTCGAGAGACTTGTTGTCCATCCACCCGCAGCCGATCTTGTAGTCCCAGACGGCGGCGACGCAGAGGGCGTAGGTGCCGGCGGTCGCGTGGTACTCGTCGATGTCGACGTGCAGCCGCTGGACGAACCGGAAGTTGAGGCCGTGGCCTTCGACGGCTCCGTAACCGCCGACCGCGCCCCGGTTCCAGACGCCGCCCTGGATGGTGATGTCGTGGTCGGTGCCGTAAACCCGCGCGGTGGTGTTGGTAACGGCTTTGGCGATGGGCCGGTCGATGGTGACCGACGTGGAGCTGTTCACTGCGGTGACGATCGCGGTCAATGGGATGCCGTCGACACCCGCCTGGAAGATGACGATGTTGTCGCCGACCGACACCTGGCCCCTCAGCGGGGTGTCGCTGTAGAACGTGGTGTCCCCGACATTGGCCGTTACTCCGCCCACGGACTTCGGGTTGGCCTGCGAGTAGTTGGTGCAGAGGTTTCCGCTGGTGAGAGTCTGCTTGAACTGCAGGGTGCAGCCGGTGAAGTCGATGTGCGTGTTGGAGGGCACGATGAGGCGCGACTCCAGCAGGTAGGTCGCGCCGGGGTTGCCCCGGAAGTAGCCGCCGCCCGCGATCTTGGCGTTGATCCAGGCGGCGTCGGCCGTGCCGTTGGCGGGGCCGAGGAGCGGCACAAAGGCCGCCCTTAGTTCCACTGTACTTAATCTAGAAGGCAAAACCTCTTCAATGTCAGCTGCAACCTTTGCCTTGGCAATAGATTCGATCTCTGCTATTGTTGGAATTTCAACTGCATCAAACTCTTCTTGGGTTACCACATCAACTACTGGTGCTGTTGCTGTCTTTGGCGAATAAGATATTTTACCATTATCTACATAAAACTCTGTACCGGGCTTCGCTGCCTTAATCTTAAAATAAGATGTTCTGATGCTGTTAACCTGGGCCTGGGTTAGTGTTATGTTCAAGTAATTGCCTGAAACTGTTACTGGCAAAGTCAAGAAAGGCACTTGCGGATTAAACCGGTCAAAGCGCTTAGTAAACTCTACTGTTAGAATATAATCTGAGCTGATGGGCCGGTGGGAAACCGGCAGCACTGCTGCTTGGTCTTCCTCGGTAACGAAGTAATATGGCATACATGAAGTATATCAGACTGAGTTTCAGATTCAAAACCGGCGTTTGCACCTTAAAATGGATCGTGGTATAGTCTTATTAAGTTCAACTGGAAGCCTCACCGGTTGCTAAGGACAAAAGTTTATGCTACAATAGTAGTGTCATCAGCCCCAAGCAACCTATGAGGCCCGCGAAAGCGGTGGTTGTTTGGGGCCTTTTCTATTCCCAAGCTCTCTGTTAGAATCGGGCTGCAATAATGCCCTGGCTTGCCTCAGGTCGGAACCTAACGGAGATATCTATACGCTGAGTTCAACAGCGACACATAATGATCGGGGTGGAGAAATCCCTGGAAAGTGTCAATGTCCTTCCAGCTAGATGGCCTTCTTTTACCCAGTTCTTCCGCCAGTCTCCACCACCCCGGCCGGTTAAATTAAATGGAAGAACCCACTGAGCAGTTCAAAGTAGCGTAAAGCGCTCGTCTCAATACTCGAAACGGTGGCCCCAGGGGTGAGCCGTGTGACTTGGAGGGCTCATCCGTGACATTGACGCAGACTCTTCAAGCGAGAGGTATTTCTTCTAATACACCTCTCTAGGCACGGGGGGGGGGGAATGTACATCTATCTAACGAAGGAGAACAAATGCTAGAACATAGAATTATAACTAGAGAAGAAATGGTTTCTTCCCTTTCTTGTCCAGACTGCGGATCAAATATTGGCGTTAACTGTTTAAGCTATAAAAAAAAGACGCCAACTAGGAAAATGGTTCATAGAAATAGGTATGACAAAGCCCGAAGATCGGCTTAAGCACAACTATGCTTCATAGACCTAGATGTAGTATACTAAGAGGACAAAGGGAGGTGAAGTATGAGGAATCTACCAACGCTACGTGACGCAGTTATCGTCGTAACAGGTGTACTAGTCAGCATTGCGCAGTTAGTTTACATCTTCTGAGATTTAAGGACAGTTATGTCTAAAACCAGGCAGCTAAACCGGGGGTTTACGCTCCCGGTTTAGTCTATTTAAGGAGAGAAATGGTAATTACAACAAGTGACATTAACGCACCCAAAGAACCACAGAGAGCTACGAAGGCAACTACGGAAAGTGAAGTTGACAGACGTGTTGAGCTGTGGCACACTAAGGGAAGCAGTAGAAAGCCGCTACAAGATTTCCTTGGATGGACGGCAGAAGAGTACGACACCTGGGTTCAAACCGGCGACGTGCCTGAGTAAAGGCATCAGCCTTTCTTTTTGAAATGAAAGCCTTAAGGCTTAAGGGGGTACGATGGCAAAGCATTATACTCGTTCCGAAAACATTGCGCAGGCGGAAGCCATAGAAAAGCTTGCCAAAGGTATGTATGGCAATTCTAGTTATTCTAAAGAGTCTATCCAAATCTGGTTGCTCCAGCGAGCCGTTTACTACAGAGAATGTGCCGAAGAGAAGGAAGAACCCGAGTAATGGTTAACTCACCTTATTATGACAATCCGTATTGGGAGTTTCACCTTCCAATCAACCAGCCGATTGCACCAGGAAAGGATCTTGACATGGATGGTGAAATTTATGAATACACTGGTTATCACGCTGTCGAGTTGAATAATTGGTTGGACGAGGACGGGAGCGCAACATACCGACCTCGTTTTCCTATTGGTCTTGATAAGACCGCAGTCAACCCGCCCAGGAAGGGCTTTGTGGCTGTCGATGATGATGAGGAAAATTTTGATTGTGACTGATAAGCTTGATAAGGTAAGAACGTACGTGAATCAAATGTCGCCTGTCTACCGGCCTGCACTCCTTAGAACCCCGGAAGATCAGATTCGTCACCGGGGCTACGATGAAGCCATGAAGCAGGCACAGCGGGATCTAAGACTTATTCTTGATGAGTCCGATGCTGGACCCGGATAACCTACCTGATATTCCCTGTGAACCGCCGGTCCCGGCCGAGATTGGTGATGATTGGATTTGTCCAAAGTGTGCTCGCAAGTTCTATTACATTTACATAACATTAGAACCTGAGGGTGTTCAGGCGGAATGCTGGTTTACCAATGAAATTGGATGACTTCATCGCGGGCACGTGGCTCACGTGCGAGGACTGGTATTACAGCTTCCGCTGTGACCAGTGGTGGATTCTGAGAGCCACGTGTAACCATCATAACTTTGAGACAACTTGTGGTGTGTTCAAGCTAGATGGAGCGTTAGACATTCTGTACGACAAAATAGTTAAATTTCATGAGGAGTTAGAAAATGATTAGGGATTATGTTAAATCACCTGAGCCTGTTAAGGCAATAAGGCTTGACAGCAGCAATTTGAAGGAAGCAGCCCTTTGGTGTGGTGGCGAGGTTCAGAAGAATGAGCATCCCGCTAGCATTGATGATGCTTGGGACAACGTTCTTGTAATTCCTACCTTGACCGGCCCGGTTAAGGGAACCACCGGTACTTATTTAGTAAGAACAGCAGACGGCAAGTTTAGCTTCTGGCCTGCAAGCGTTTTTGAAGCGCAGTACACTGTAGTTCCAGACAAGCTAGTTCCTAGAAGTCCGATTACAACTCCGCTTATCAACAGGTCTACAGACAGACCACCAAGCAGCCTACAGGGCCAGATTAACAGCTACGAGAAGGGTGAGATTTGGTAATGTATAAGACTATGATTCTATCTAATCCCGATGGTGGCATTGATGCTATCGATAGAATGGTTGATGAGATTAATCGAGATGGTTACAAGATTATCTCTTTCAACATTCAACACGAATCACCGGGCCGAATGCGGTCGTTCATCTTTATTCTTGAAGACCCGCCTAATTTGACAGTGCAAGTAAGAGGAGAAATAAATGACGAATGAATTAATTATCCCTGTACTAGACAAGGGTTACGTACGCTATGTAAAGCATGTGGGCGATGACCTTGATGGCTACTGATAATGAAATTGACACAATGATCAATTATCTCAGTGCTCAGTATAAGGTTCCACGCGAAGAGGTCGTTCCCCGCATCTTGTCCGCAATGGTTCAAGTAGACAATATGGATGCTGATTTGATTGCAGAGCAACGCGCCGCTAAGTCCAATGGTTTACTCACAACAAGGTATAAGTTGGAGTGGTGGAAGTAAGTGGGAATTATACTTGACTTTTAACACCCATAAATATAGTATAGGTGTATGAAGTGTATAGGATGTAACCAGGAAAAGCTAGAAGAAGAATTTTCTCTTCGTAACGGTGAAAAGTATCGTGAAGGAAAGCGTAGAACACGCTGCAAGAAATGTGAAAAATATGCTCAGCGAGACCGCTATGAAAAGCATAGAATTAACTCATTCTTTAAGCACAAGGCCACTAGAGCAAGAGCGCGAGCTAAATATCTAGGCGTAGAGTTTGACTTGGATGAATTGTATCTTGCCTCTATATGGACTAATAATTGTCCGATCCTGGGTATTGAGCTTAATCGTGAAGCTTCAAAAACGGATATGAATGCTGCCGAGATAGACAGACTAATACCTGAACTTGGATATGTTAAAGGTAATGTCACTTGGATGAGCCGTAGAGCCAATCAGCTTAAGAATAACGGAAGCCTAAGAGAACTTAGGAAGATAGTAGAATGGATGGAGAGCACTATTGAAGATCGACGTATTGGACAAGGGGTACGTGAGGTATGATAAGCACATGGGATCGGACCTAGACATTGTTAACTCAGCTAAGGTTAGTTTTGATAGAGCTTCTGCCAGCTTCGAAGAGAAGGAAGCAAGACTACTTGCGTTCTTGGTTAAGGACGAGCACACGTCTACGTTCCGACACTCAGCGATCACTCTAGAAGTCTACGCTCCCCTCTTGACAGCAAGGCAGTGGTTCAAGTATGCTGTGGCTAGCTCGCACCTAGAGGATCAGTTCGGATGGAACGAGTCTAGCCGTAGATACATCACTGAGAACGTAGAGTATTACATCCCGGCCCCTGATCAGTGGCGCTCTGCCCCTGAGAATAGGAAGCAGGGTTCTGGCCCCGTCCTAGATTTGCACGTCGGTAGAGCTTTGACTGACCAGTTGATTGCCCAGCAGGACGAGGGCACGGAGCTTTACGAGTGGGCCATGAGAGAGGGTGCCGCGCCGGAACAGGCAAGGCTATTCCTCCCAGCATACGGTCTTATGGTTAGGTGGCGTTGGACATTCAGTCTAGGAGCAGGACTACACTTCCTGCACCAGCGCCTTGCGCACGATGCGCAGAGCGAAATACGTTCATATGCCGAAGCAGTGCGTGATATATTGAAGGTCCACTTTCCTGTTGCGGTTCAGGCTACTTTGAAGGAAGTATGATCTACACGTGTCATTGCAAGTATGTTAAGGACTTGTCTGACCTCTTTAAGAAGTTTGAGAGTTCTGGCGAGCGTATAATTTCTGTGACTCCGTTTGGTACGTTACAGACTGCCGTCACGATCATCATGGAAAAGACTGTGGGTGACGAATGACAACTTACAAGCATTACAACAGACATTACGCCTCAGAAGTTGAGACCATCATTGGTATGATTAACGAGCGTGGTGAGAAGATTCTTTGGGCATTCCCGTGCGGTACCTCTGGGGTTACCCTCATTACAGAGGTACCCGATAAGGAAGAAGTAAAGGGTGACTAATCGCAGAAGTAATCAAGATAAGTACGACGTCATCCAGGCTAAAGAAGAGTTTGAGTCAATGCTTGACCCTCGAACTCAGGTCTTAAAAGACAAGGTGCAAGAACTTGAAGATGAGAACGAAAACCTAAAAGACAAATCAGAGGAATACGATGAGTGACGACGAAGTAATTGGTGAGATTCTGTATGACGCGTTGCGTGATGCAAAAATCCAGCTTGAAAAGCAAGAAGGATATTTAGCAGCCGACAAGGAACAGTACGAGACTGCTATCGCTAAGCAAGAAGCAAGAATAAAGCCTCTCCGCGAAAAGGTTGAGGCATTAAGGAAGTATTTTGATGAGTGACGTAAGAGGACTATATGAGAAGTATAAGGTTGAGCGTACCGACGGGCGTGACGCGCCCGGCGGGGATAAGGCGAACGCACGTTACTTCGTTCTTGATCTGGCTAACGATCCTTATGCTATTTCTGCCATGATCTGTTATGCAAACAACGCTAAGTTTGATCATCCAGAGCTAGCCAAGGACCTATTCGAACTATTGGAGGAGTTGGACGGCTAATGAGTGAAGATACTAAGCAAGCCCTAGACAATGCCGTCAAAGATCATTTTAAGGATGAAATGAACGGTGCGTTTATGACTGATTACATTTTGACCGCCGCCGGGCCTTCGGCAGACGACGGTGAAGTTACTGAGTATCTTCATTCATGTACAGAGTCTCCATTTCATAATCTATATGGTCTAGCGCACATGTCACTAGACCATTTTTCTGGACCGGAAGATGAGGATGGCTGATGATATGGTTGAACACGACCTAGAAGACGAGCTTGATATGGCTAATTTTGTCACCTTGCGTCGTATCTATGACGTTTTGATGGGTATTTACAGCAATGTCAACCCAGGCGAGGCAGAAAGTCTCGTAAAATTACATGCCGATGGCATTTTTGTAACACCACCCCCAGCATTTAGAGTGGAAGAAGACTAAATGGCAACTACTTCTCAAATTGAAGTGGGCTGTAGGCATTGCGGCGCATACTACATGTATCTTATGGATGTGATTGACGAAGTAGAGTTCTTGGCATGTTTTAAGTGCATGATTGGATGGATACGATACGGTAAGGAATTGATGAGAATTGTTTAAGTCTAATGTGATTAGAGTACGTAGTTGTGGTGATAGATTATGGGAACTAGAAGAGCCCGTAGTCTATGAGGGCAAGGATGAGGTGTTTACTATCCCAGAAGGGTTTAAGACGGATTTTGCTTCTGTACCAGCGGCGGTTCAATGGTTGATTCCTAGCTACGGAAGGTATACACTAGCAGCAGTGGTCCATGATTACTTCTGTACTGCACTAAATCATGCTTGGTTAACGACAGGCAACCATTCTGACACGGGAACCCCAAACGGGCGGGACACCGATGCCATTTTCCGTCGCATCATGCGAGAGCTTGGAGTCCCACCACTTAGACGCCGCCTCATCTGGACGGGCGTACGTTGGGGTGCCGCAGTAAACCCAGCACGCTGCGAAAACTGGTTTAAGGACCTTCCAATGGTCCTGTTCTTTTCCATCTTGGCAGCACCGGTTGTAGTGCCCGCGACTATCTTAGCTGGTGTAGGACTATTTATTGATAAGATAGCTGAAAATACAGTTAAGCTCTTTGGAGGAAAGTAATGGACGTAGACATTTGGGACATAACTAACTCATTGATTGCCATGGACAATGAATATCACGATGGCCTAGGACTTTTCTTCAAGGTAGAAACGCGGGCTGAGGATCAGCTACGTATTACTGTTACCGATCCTGAGACGGGCGAAGAGGCCCGGTTTCTAGTCAACGTTGAGGTATATTAATGCTTGAAGACATAATCAATGAGTGGAAGATGCGCGCTCGTGTGCTTGGACGCATGGACAACGAGGTTGTTGACGGCATGATCTATCAACTAGATAAGTGTATCTTTGAGCTAGAAAACGAATATCCGTCCGAGACTAGGGAGCATAATGACAGAAAGTGACGTCGCCTACATTGTAGTGGCTCTAATTACAGCCCCGGGTGTAGGATACCTGTTCTATAAGTACAGTGGCATGTTTGATGACATTGGAAACGATGAGTTCGGCTTTTGGTGTTTCGTATGGTTCATGACTGTGCTTTTGAGCATCGCAGGCGGTTTGCTGTGGCCTGCTGTCATTCCTATTTTTGCGCTCATTGGTCTTATGCGGGTGATCTGGAACTTTAAGCACCACAATCCCCGGTCTAGAAATGATGATTTCAAGAAGAAGTATATCTACTAATGCATATACTACATAAGTGGTACGTTTCAACCGCCGGTATCATTGAAGGACAGACAGCAATTCTCCACGGTTGTTCAAGATGCCCTAAGTTCAAGCTAGAAGTCATTATGGGACAACCACAGAACGCGATTATTGGTCGCAAGGTGTACAAGAATTTAGGTTGCATTCCAGAATACGTTATGAGTAGAATGCGCTAAGGGCGGGTAGACAATTAGTCTACTCGCCCGTTAGCCTTTGCGGCAAGCCGCCGGAAACGAGGAGTTAAAATGGTAAACAAGAGAAACCAAGTCAAAATACCAGGCAATAATACTTACACGGCAGAAGATTTGATCGACGTGTTGTGCCGGGTGCCTAGCGAGGCTAAAGTTAGAACGATGACAAAGGCCGGTACCGATCCAGAGATTATTATTTGGTGGGATGAGGAACTATGAACGAAATTCGCGGTATCTTAGTAGAGTTCATGGGCAATCAAATGTGGAGAGCCTGGGATAGAGATAGACACCAGCACAGTATGCACGGCTCAGGCAGCTTATGCGTCTACGCTAAGACACAAGAAGAAGCAATAAGAAAGTTGGGAAGCGAAATGTTTCGTAGCCAACCGGGGCTTTCGTGTGTTGAGGGCGTCTGTCCAGAGTGGAAGAGTGATATCTGGTGACGCTTGAACAGGAAATTCGACTAGAGCGAGCGAACCAGATTCATAAGCAGCTAGTGGAAGAATGCAAAAAGATTTTTGGGGTGTCCTTTCAGTTAGCGCGAGAATATCGGGCATTTACTGACAATTGGGAGTGGACAATTTACACAAAGTATTTGGGTAGAAGGTCACGGTTTGACCTTATCATTCGGTCTCCCGATTTGGAAGAAAAGCTTGCCCTAAAGTATCTTATCAGCCAGTTGCCAGAGCAGATGCAGGAGGTAATAGAGCTATACATTGAGCTGGACGGTGTGAGCATTGAGCCCGGTTATTTTGGGGTGGCTAGGGATAATACACAAGGGGTAGTAAACCCTGGTATCGTAGTGTGGCCTGAGATATGAGACTACACAGTCACGATTGGCTATACTTCGGTGCTCAAAGGTTAGAGTTCGGCGGCTACTACGGTACCTACGGTTCCGGAAAGAACAATAAGACATTCATGATCAGCTTATGGCAGTGTATAAAATGTGACGAATGGAAGTCTAGGGCTACAGACATGCAGCCGTACTTAGATATGCGTTCAGTCCATTTGTTGCCGGGCGGGTTTGCCCTTGTTACAGAGAGTGACGGAACCACATACACAGAGTTACCTAAATTGTACCTTCAAAAGTTGAGTGTGTGTTAATGATAACCGAAACAGCAACAAAAACGTACTTTCAAGATCATTTAGTGCGCACATGAATTTTTGTTTTTGATCTTGATAAAACCGTAACGCCGGCGGTGATCTTGAAGTGACGGAGGGTAAGGAATCTCTTACCCTCCGTCACCCTCCTTTCTAGATCATTTCGGCCCCTTCCATGACGGGTGTCGGCGCATGGCACATGATCGACACGGGCACTTTTGATCGAACACATGTGCGACGCTGTTGTTTTCGAAAACGATCATGATTTGTGCGCTCCGTCTGTCAGTAGTTGATCAGTGCAACGATCATGCCCACTAGTGCAAGCATGCCCACAGTGTATACACACACGCGCCCTGTCCGTGTGTACACACACGGTGTGTCAGTCAAGATCATCACTCTCGCAGTCGCACGCATCGGCCACGCACAGCGTGTAGTTGTCACTGTCCCGGTTGACCACGTCCGCGCACTCATCCGAACAGAAGCGGTTTCCGATCTGAGAATCGTTCAGGCAGCCGACCCGGTCACATGGTGCGGGCTCATCATGCTGTCCCGTGCACGTGCCGTCACACTCCCCGCAGTAGTTGGACCAGTAGGCCTCCTCCGCGTAGTCCCGGCTGTCGTCTGCGTCAAAGCTGTACATGATCATTCCTCCTGCTAGTGGGTTGCTTGCTGTGTTCTCAGTATCGGTCCGGGGGGCCGGTTGGGTCAAGTCCAACCGGCCCCCTTTTTTCACTTTCCGAACAGAACCGACTCACAGCGGAGAGCTTCCGGAGCGTCGGACGGACCGGCTGCGTGCACGGTCTGACAGTGCCGCACGTCTTCCGCGTGACCGATCATCGGCGCGAAGACGAAGACAGCGGCGAGGATGCCCACCAGAGCGGCAACCGCGCGGAGAGCGAAACGGCGTGCCTCACGCGGGACGGGCGTGCCGTAGGTGTCGAGGTGCTCTGCGTCCCGGCGGGCGAGAGCGAGACGGTCGGCGGTGGTGGTGTACATGATTTCTCCTACTGCTAGTGGTGAGCGTCTCTCGCTCACATTAGAAGTATCGGTTCGAACGAAGATCAACAGTACCCAAAATCAGAAATTTCTTGAACTACTTTCTGTTCAAGATCAACACGGAGAGTGACTCCGGCAGATAAGCCAAATGATCATGGTTCAACCCCGGTACCGGACGACTAAACGTTAACCGGTACCGGGGGACCATGTATCAGAAGATCGAACAGACCAGGATGATCAACAGAAGCAACAGGACCAGCGCGGGAACCAGACCGTTACAGACTGCGAACCAAATGCGATCACCCACGGTCGGTGGCACTGATCGACAGCAGGGCAGCCGCATCGTCGATTGGGTGCGACTCGCACGCTTCCCCCGCGATGGCCATTGCTTCCCCGGTTGTGAGAGCTGCATCGTGCTCATACCAAACTACATCCGTGCCGTCTGCGCACCCATCGTTCCGGCTGTGAGCCATTGTCTATCCTCCTGCTAGTCCGTGTCTTGCTTACGTGAGAAGTATAGGTCCGTTTGAAGATCAACAGTACCGGAAATCCAAAAATCTTGAAACTACTTTCCGTCATCAAGATCGTTACCTAGCGCGACGCCGGCGTTTCAAGATCAACTTAGCTTAACCTAACTAAGATCAATAACTAATTGTTGCTGGCAACTAACCTTCGTTGATTGATCTTGAAGAATGGGGCATTTATGAATGGTCTCAAAATTGACGGTAGTTTTTTAATTTTACCAGACCCTGTTACGATGGGCAAGAAAAAGCCGGGAAATCTCAGGATTTATTTCCCAAGATTTCCCGGCCCAAGGTCTTGCAATGTAGCACATGGATAGGGTAGACTTCAATTGATGCCTACCCGCAATTTGGAGTTATGAGTTGATCTTGGTGATCAGTGAATCAAGATCATTCACCTTTCCATCGTAGACCCGGCCAAGATCATCGGTCATGCGCCGGTCTCGGTAGAGTTATACATCTACCTTAGAGCGTTGAAGACTTTTTGTCAAGAGTTTCTTCTCTTCTTCTACCGGCCCGTTTGCCTAGTTATAGTCTAGCGGCTCTGCCGCTGTGGCGCAAGCGCCACCATGATTTAATTTTGATGATCTTGAAAGTCGAGTTGATCTTGATTAGTCGTTCGTCAAGATCAAGAAAGCAATCAGGAAGATCAATCCCACTAGGAGACCGCTTCCGATTCCAGTAAAAGCATACCAGCCAAATCCGACCAGCGCAAGGGTTGCAGTCCCTACCCTGTCAATTACTCTGATCATCTTCTGTGCCTCCCGGCCCCGGTTGCTTGTGTTAGGTATAGCTTATACTAGATAGGAGAGAGAGTCAACACTAGATAGGAACTAACTAGATAGGGATTATCAAGATCATAGTCTACCTTTCGCCCTCCCTTTAGAGAGTAGTCACTTAGATAGGGAATGTCAAGACCCCCGGTTTCAAGATCATTTGACAGATCAATTAAAAGATGTTATTCTTATTAAGTCAATATGCGTTCACCCAATCCGACAGAAAGCTTTAGCTAAGGTAGAGAGTGAATAGGGACGTAGTCCTGACAAGGGTATTGAATAAAGATCAGCAAAAGCCACGCTGAATAACTTAAAAATTTAACCAGCCTGCATAGCGCGGGTTTTTTGTGTTTCCAAAATCGAAATCCAAACCGAAAATGGAACTGGAAACAGAAATGTAACCGAAATTTGCCTTTTTTGAGGGTTTTAGGCCCAAAAACAACCAAAAAAGGGGTTTATCCACAGGTTTTTCCACAATTTTGTTCGAATTGTGGATATTTCCTACCTCTATTTTATTGTTAACTGATCGGTTGAATAAGCTTAATCTACCATTATTTGCATTATTCAACCAATCAGTTGATTTGAATGGGTCCTTCGGACGTCGGCACGACCCGCTGTGCCTGTAGAAAAAGCCTCAACGCATTATTGTCGTCTAGCTCAGCCTGCCATTCCTCTTTTTCTTTCTTTGTCTTGGCGAGATTAACGTACTGTTGATAGTCTAATGACTTTAGCAGGAGACTAGTGTTGATTCTATCTAGTTGTTCTCCGTTAAGATTGATTCTCATTCTATCTACCGGCCCCGTCCCGTCATGACTGCACCTATCGGAATACCGGCCCCGATGCCACACACTAGAATGGCAACCACATTGAACCAGTCGAACGTCCCACCATCGTACAGTGCCGTAATGCCGGTAGTCAACCCTATCACCACACAAAGTGTAGAGAGGATGACTAGGTGTCCTGTCTTGATTTCCATGCTCTTATCCTAGTCTGTCTGTTGTGAGTCTGTCAATACCCTCTCAGATGCTCTGTACCGGCCCGGTTTGTCCTCTCCTATACCCGACTACCCTTAAGCCTGTTGATCAAGCTACCGGCCCGACTAGCCTACCTAACGGCTAGGTACAGTCCCGACCATACCGGCCAGACCATGACCAGAGCGTAGCCTAGACCCCGGAAGAATCTCACTCTTGACCGGCCCGCTTAGTTGTGCTATTGTTTACGTAGGTGTCTGCCGCCTTAGCAACCGAATTTGCAATCTTTTCCATTGCATTACCGATCTTCTCAATTCCAGTAGCAATCCGGCCCACGGAATAATCAGAAACCATTAAATCCTCACTTCAATTAGAGTAGTGGACGTTACCATTTCGGCGCGGCATCCAACCATTTGAGCAGCAGCCATTTTAGCTTTCGTTAGATTCTCTTCCGCTATGATGACAAAGGAAGTGAATTCCTCGGGAATAACCGGGCGGGAATTAGTGAATCCCACCGCGATCTTGAAGATTTCCATTATCCTTATCCATTATCGTCCAGCGCGTCGGCAATCCGCATCATGATCCCAAGATAGGTGTGCGGCACAACTGTACCGGCCACGCTAGCAGCCTCAAAATCCTTAAGGATTGCAACGATATCCGACTCTGCCGCACTAAAGCGGTTAAGCAGCGCGTGACGTGCACGGCGCTTATTCTCCGCTTCCTCATGTGCCATGTGAGCGGCGTTAGCGGCCTGAATTTCCTCGAAAGTCGATCCCCACGAATCCATTTCGATTTCCTTTGTTAGTGTGTGTGTCTCTCTGTTATCCAAAGTCTAGCGGGGAGGCTCAACCCTGTCAAGCCTCCCCGCCATGATCTTTTAGCTTTCGATGCTGACGAAACCCGCCCGACGCCGACCCTCACGGAAGGTGTGAACGGTGCCCATAGCATCAACCAACGGCACCTCAATACAGCTAAGCGCGTCGGCAGCCTCACGGAGCTTAGCAGCGGCAGCAGCGGCACCAGCCTCTCCGTCGAAAGCGTTAGAGTCAAGCGAGAAAGTGAGGACCAGCTTCATTTTGTTCTCCCTTATCGGTTTGTGTATCTAAAGCCTAGCGTGTCTGTCTGCCAGGGTCAAGCCCTAGCTTCAAGATTTTTTAGGCGTTGCCGCCCCACAAAACGATCATGACTATAGTCATAACCCCACAAACAATCCCGGCAGCAAAAACGTAACCGGGGAGTGAGTAATCATTACACTTATCCCACTGCCTAAGCGAGAAAAAGCCTGCCAGGAATAGCGCAGACAGAATGAGAAAAATCATTTCTTAAACCCTTCTTTTAGAAAGATGATTCCGAACAGGACACAAAGACCTATGACAATCACAGTCCCCACACATTCCGCCCGCCGAAACTACCCGCGTAACGGATAGGGTGAACCTTAGCGAAAGGGTCACAGTTAAGCATAAGCGATCCACCGACCCACTCAAAACCGGCCCCAATGCCGTCCTCGAAAGTGGGAAGCGGTGAGGTGTTCGTGATCTTGAAGCTCTCACGCTGATCGGCCTTAACCTGATCTTGCATAGCGGTCTCGGTGGTGGAAAGCTTACGCATGATCTTTTTCCTTCGTCTCGGTGTTTGGTAGCTTTAGCTTAACCGATCAACCGGGCCGGGTCAAGGGCCGGGATCAAGATTCTTCTTCGTCACTCTCCGTAACCGTCTCTTCGTCGTCCGGTTCCTGATCCCAACCGTAATACCATTCCGGATTAACGTTTCTCACAATTCCACTTTATGTGTGTGTCCGCACTTACACGTGAAATATATTCCTTTAGCGGTCTCATAAAGGAAAAGGTCATTTGTGTGCCGATGACCACTCTTTAGCGTGTCATCCTTCTTTTTGGCTTTAATGCCAGGGAAATAACGGTTATTCTTTTCCTTAGGACAATTGGTGCAGACCATGCTACTGACAAAACCGGAATTCCCGCACCAGCCGCACCGTGCCGCCATTGTCTTTTCCTTTGCTCGGTTTGTCTTTGTACCTAAAGCTTAGGCTACCGTCCCGGCAGTGTCAAGAGCCTGGATCAAGATTTTTTCTGCCTCTCCGGTAGTCTCCCATCGTCCACGTTTTTAGCGCGTGACAATTAGCGCATAGAGTTTGATAATTAGCGGGATCGTTATTTGCGCGATTCCCGTCAATATGGTCAACCTGCAATTGGAATGGAACAATAGGGATAAATCCGCACTTTTCGCAATGGTCTTTCTTATGCGATTGTGGTCCAGTTTTCCTTTTGTTACGTTCCTTTAGTTTTTCCGGATCACGCATACATGCGTCACACTTTTTATTGTAACGCCATTCTCCGTTAGCGGCACGCTTTCTATGTACCGGCTTTCGGTTGCAATTAATGCATATCGGTCTGACTTCCATATGTACAGTCTATGATCGGGAGGGTTAAAAGTCAACCCTCCCGATCAAGATTCTTTAGCTGGCACAGTCCCTAAGCGAGTCTAGGGTAAGGTCCCACGCTGCCAGGAAGTCATCGTCTCGTGTCTGCTGGTCCCTCACGGACTGCTCAGCGGCCAGGACAGGCAACTCACGCGCCCAATACTCATACTGAGCAGTGACACACGGAGAGCAAGTCCACACACTAGCCTCACTATCGTAGTGGTGCCCATCATCGTACGCCATTTCGGTTGCATCGTCAAGGGTCTCACCGTAACCAATTTCCCGGTTGCAATCAACGCTCTCGCAGTGCAGGGTGATCATTTTGTGCCTCTCTCCGGTTTGTGCATCTAAATCATAACCGGCCCGGTCAACGTTGCCAACCGGGCCGATCAAGATTTTTAATCCTTAACTACTGTGACGATAATCCATAGCATCCCTAGGCATAGCAGGACCAGCGGAAGCGCTAACAGGGCGACCAGTAGGCCAGCCATTAGTTAACCGCCGTGTGGTCCGTGATACCTTCCGCACGCCTCACAGCAGCCGAAATCCGGATCATGGTCCGTCGCCATGCCGTCCAAGTAATAGCCTGCACCGTGGACGGGAGAATGGTCTGCCCGCTTTCCTTAGAGAGAATGTCAGCCGCCTCAACGTAAAGAGCAGCGAGAGCAGCATAACGCTTAGGCGTGCCAATCGCACGGGAACGGATTTCGTCATTAGTGGTCTCACCCACCGCGATATCGTAAGCGTGCCGATCAATCACAACAGCGCTAGGGTTAGTCGGGTCGGCAATGGTAAGCCAGAAAGCAGTCACCTTAAGACCACCGACGACATTAGCGGGATTCTCGCCATTCAAAACCCGCGCAACCTTACGCGCATTACCCTTAAGGGTAGGCAGTAGCGTCCCCACGTCGAGATCAGCAGCGTGCAACCGGTAAGCCTCACCAGCAAGCCACACATTCCGATCCCACGGCGTCATGGGCGAGACCAAAGCGATAGCAGCGGCACCCTTAACCGGGTCTGCCGGGTCAAGATCCATTGCCAGACGACGCGCACGCGCATACCATTCCGTACCGTCCACGATATCCTGCACCGTAGCGTTACGGTAGACGTTGAGGATATTCTCAGTGCTAGCAACCAAGGACACGGTAACCTTTTCCTGTCGGTTTGTGTTGCTTACAGTTTTTAGTGTAGTCGGGTCGGTTCCTGTCTACCGGCCCGACCAAGATTCTTTAGGCCCGCGTGATGATCATGATATCAACAAGATCATCAATGTAGAACGTGTGTGGCGTATCCCCGCCGTCCGTAGAAATTTCAATTTCCACGTCATCGGCATGCATCACTGTCCCGTTGATTTGCCCGGCACCCAAATCTAGCATAACCTCATCACCATAGCAAGCGTGAGGGTTAGTTAGATGCTCACTCATCAAAATCGAAGCGGCCAGCCTGCATCGCATTCCGGACCTTAGAACGATCATACCGTGCGCCGCTAGGCATCGGGCCGGAAGCGTTCGAACGCCGAATGTCCAGCACCCGGTTGACTCGACTAACGTCACGGCCCTTAACGGTCTGCTCACGGCGGTTAGTTGCAGTGCGCTTTCCCATTTCATTTCTCCTTGATTGTGTTCCGCTTGTGTATTTTTAGTCTAGGGCATGTGGTAAAGGGTGTCAAGAGGTTTTTTATTTCCGCTTCCCTCTTGACAAACCGGGAGGATTTAGTTTTGTGGAACAGGGAATCCCGGTCCAAGATCACTTATAGTGAGTGTAGCTCACCTTAGCGTAGGGCAGACCCTTGACCACGGCGGGCACGTTGCTACCCTTCATCACAGTAACAGTCTTGTTGCCGTTTGTAAAGACCCGGCTCACGTCACGGTAGGTGTGCGTGTCACCACTAGGTGTGGTGATCGTGACGGACTTGATCTTCCGGCTAAGAGCAGGCATGATTCTGTCTCCTTGTGTGTGATCAGTCTAAGCCCTATTGCCTAGCCTGTCAAGTGGCGGGCAGTGGAATCGAACCACTCTTGGGGAAACCGTTGGGCCATTCCCGCCTCATCCCGCCGGGTGACGTTGCAGCCACCCGGCGGGGCCGTTCTATTGTCTAGCTTAGTACGTTAGTGCCCTACTGTCAAGCGGTGACAGTAGTGTCAGTGACGGAAGCGGCCACCTTAGGCTCGACCGGGCGGGCCGCGAAAGCCTGCTTGACGGAAGCAGGAAGGCGACCACGGCTACCCACCTTGATACCGGCCGCAACAGCCTCGGGAGAGGAAGCCCACTCACGCATCTCACTGAGAGTAGCGGTCACCTTAACGCTACGCTTCCGACCGTCCTTACCCTCCCGCTTACCCTCAACCGTGACGGGCTCAACGTAACCAGCAACGTAATTCTGCCGCGTGGTCTTCTCGAAAGCCTTGATAATCTTGACGCTGATCTTGCCACGACCACCGATGGTGGCGTCAGTCAGGTCAAGCGCCTCACGCTCCGTGGCGTCCAGAGCGGTGAACCAGCTACGGACAGCGGAAGCGCCAACAGTCTTACGAGCGGCCATGATGATTTCTCCTTGTGTCTGTGGAGGGGACTTTTTGTCCCTCTCTCATTTACTACTATAGTCTGTGTGTTTCAGTCTGTCAAGAGCTATTTTCAAGATCAACCGGGCCGTTTTGCTTTGCTAGCTCGCTAGCCACTCAGCGCGTTAGTGGCTACCCGGTTGATCTAAGAACTAATTTACCGTGTCGGTCCTAGTTTGTCAACAACTACTTTGTGTTACTTTCGGTATCATAGAGTGATGACAGCATGCGATGGGACATTTCGCACGCACGATACATTCGCATATCCGGCGTGACTTCATTATCCCTATACCGATCAGACCAATTGGTAAGGAAAGCCATGATAAGATCAAAGAGACGCATATTAATTGCCGTCCCCTTATCATGGAATGCAAAGACAATTAGCTCTGGCCGGAACGAAAGGGAATCAAGAGCATTCCCAATCGTATCGGCAAGCTTCTTTTCGGCAGTCACCTTAGGCAATGGCCGACTCCAAACGGAGAATGGTATCGGACTGCCACACACGGAATGTCGGAATGTCACAGTAGCACCAGCCGAAAGACATTGAACAGTGCGCGCACGCTTCCGTTGCGGAAGCATTGAAGCGCTTTCGCTTTCCGTCAACAAAGACCAGCGTACCGGATCGGATAGGATCAGCGTGCGGCGCGTAGATATTGATTTCCCGCCGCTCCGTAACCTTATCGCCATTCTCCACTGTAACGGTCACGGTGGCCGTAGGCGTGGCACTAGTGGAAAACACTATGCCATCCTTAGCAGCAGCCGCTAGCGCTTCCTTAGCGGCATTACTGAACCGCCCACGGGTGTTAGCGATTGCAAGCGGCGGGGTAAGAGATGCCAGCCACTCACGTGCGTCAAGTACAGTGCTCACGATTTCCTCCGTTTGTTGGTGTGTGATCAGTATAATCACACCCTGTCGTGCCTGTCAAGCGTGACCCTTACCGGATTCAAACCGGTCCCGTATTGCGTACAACCATAGGCTATGAGGTGATCAGCCCGAACCTACAGCGTACTACAGTGCCATACTCACGTCAACAACTAAACCGGCCGATTTAGTCTCGGTGAGGAAGGGCCGTAGGCCGGAATACATTTTTACACGGTAGCGACAAACTCACGGTGCTTCACGGTTTTGCCTGTCGCACCGGCCCGGTATTACTTATGCATTTTGTGGGAGGGTATGCATTAAACCCCGCCGTCGGATTTGCCGTCTGTAATGATAGGCTCCCCGGTCCCGATCCTGCCCAATTCTATTAGTGCCACTTTCGATTAAAATTAAATGGCGAGGCAGTTTAATTCATGCCCGGGACTGAGTATCCATGATGACTCCCTTAATAGGTTACAGTACATTCACAGTTATTCTCGCCCGCTTAACCGGGGCTTCCGTTTCGGCCTTACATCTAAAGCTTAGACCCTGTTTCTCGGTCTGTCAACCCCTACCGCTGGTAAAGATATCCACCGGCAAAACAACCGGCGTCCGTAGCAAGCAGGTTCCAGAGCTTAGCACGTGAGTCATCATCGGTCAAGGTGTAGTTGGAAAGAAATTCACCAACCTTACCGGCCGCTGTAGACTTAGCCGGTGCCTTATAACCGGCAGGCTTGACCACCTGCCCGGTTGCCTTAACGATAAAGGCATGCACAGACTTCCCATAGGGACCACCGGTGTCACCGATGATACGCACATACTTATTGGCACGGGTAGCCTTAGAATCGACGCTAAAGCTCATGTAGCGTCCACCCTTATGATTCTTACCCGGCCCGATAGCGTCACTACCGTTAAGCCGCTCAACGTAGTCAAGCACGTGCTGTGCGAGGGTAGCATCAAAACCGATGCCGGTCAACTCTGCAACAGTATTCATGTGTGTGATCCTATCAGGAGAAGATGGAAAGGCCGACAGTGTTTCGCTCAACGAACCGGGAGGTGTGTCGCCCGGTGGAACGGTAACGCTTGAAGTAGTTTCGCATGATCCCTACTCTATAGGAGGTTGGTGGGTGTGTCAAGGGCAGACTATCCGTATCACGGTCTGCTAGCGAGCCTAGGTGATTTGACGCGCCTAGGATGTTCCGTGCGGTGTCAGTAGGCCGTTTTGGTGGCTACCTCGCTAGCGGCTTTCGCTTTAGCCGCTACCTTCTGACAGGGAGAACATTACACGCACCATACCAAGATCACAACCCTTAACTTCAAGATCTTTTAAGGCTGTTCTCTGTGTGTGCACGCACGTATAAACCCCAAAGTCTGATAAGTCAATACTTGCAACCGGGCGGTTTTCGTGTAAGCTAGGGGTATGGCAATCGTGATGAGCAAGCGAAACCGCCGAGACTCAGTGCAGTGCACGTGTTGCGACATTCCGCCTAGTGGTGTAAAGTCTGAGAGGCGTAGGGTCAAGCACCGCGAAAAGCGGGAATGGCGGCGCTATCACGCAGAGTGACGGACGGGCCGGGCTGGGGCGAAAACCCGTCCCGGCCCAAAGATCATTTTTAGCCGCCCCCAAAAACAGCTCCATTACGAAAGGTCTAGAATTTTAACGGAAAGTTTTTTTAGGCTATTACGAACCGAGTCAAAAATTAACGGAAAGTTTTTAAAATATTACGAATTCCGAGAAAATTGACCGGAGTATTACGAAGCCCCCGTCAATTTGACGAGGGCTCTTCTGTATTCTCTCCAAGGTCACGCAACAGGCTCTTTAGTTGCATTTTTGCAACCCAATCAACCTTAAGCTTTTCAGCAGCATCATTAATACGAATTATATCAACAAGAGAATAACCTTCGCTTGCCATGGCCATTAGAAACGATTGCTTCACCATGGCCATGCCCTCTACTGCTACATCAATTAGAATAAGTTCTTTATCAGAGCCCATCAAAAAACCTCTTGAAGTAATCCGCATCATTCTTAAAGAGACCATCAAGTTCCTCATTGGATGCCCCGGTGGTCTGCTCGGCGTCCTTCTGCTTTTTTAGCGCTACACGCATGGTGGTCTTGAACACATTGGCAGCAAACGAAATAGCAATCTTCATCTTAATACCTTCGTCATCAATGTGCTCATCTACAGCATCAGTGAAGGCATTGACTACATTGGTAACACTCTCCTGCATTTCTGCAAAAGTAAAGCTAGTCTTTGGTACAAATGGATTCGTCATTTTGTTCTCCTTAGATGGGGTTATCCCTCATAAACTTTAACTACAAGACCGGCCTCTTTAGCCATCTTGATTGTTCCTCGGGTGCCCTTGGACAATCCCTTAGGAAACGCTAACACGACGTTAATGTCACTGTCAACCATCTCTTGATTACGCTTTGGACCGGCGAACTTACCGAATTGTTTCCAATCAGCAGGGTGACGTTCAGTAATTAGGTCTACCTCATCGGCAAACTTTTGTGCCATAGCATCGGCCCCGGTAGGGCAATCACCATGAACAATTACTACGTCCTCCCATATGAACGGATACCAATTCTTTAGATCAATGATAGCGTTCTCTATGGCAAGAGGATCGTCCCACTCGCGGCTCCCGCTCACCAGTATTCTAAAACTCATACCGAAATCTCTCCCTAAAACCGAAAATTGAAATGAAATGAAGCCGAAAACTAAAACCGAAAATTGGTTTCATTTGTGTTTTAAACTGAAATTTGGTACGACTACATCATGCCAAACGAAAAGTATCCCATCATTGATGGAAAGAAGCTATGCAAGATGTGTCGTGAAATGCTACCAGTAGAAAACTTCCCTGTCAACAAGGCAGCAACTTCTGGCTATGACTACAAGTGTAGTGCTTGCCGTCGTAAGCATTACCCATACAAAAAGGGTTCACACTTCCTTAGCAAATATGGTATAAGCATGGAAGACTATAACTCCATGATAGTAAAGCAGCAAGGACTTTGCGCTATTTGTAAAGAAGTTCCTGCACCCGTAAGGGGTGACTCACTATATGTGGATCACTGCCATACGACCGGCGATGTTCGTGGGTTGCTATGCAATAGCTGCAACATCATGCTTGGAATGGCGAAGGACAACATAGAGACATTACGAAAGGCTATTGATTACCTAAACCGAAATTAGAAAAGCTCACCCTGCTGGGTTTGCCAGTACCAGTAATTCAACCGGACTAAAGCATTCATGGCAGTATTACCCGCCTCGCCAGGATCAGTTGCCCACCCTGCTATCGGGCTAGCAAATTCAGCGTAACTAAAGTCAGGCTTAAGGAACCAATGCCAAACACCAGCAGAGCCTTCCTCAATTACGACCTCAATCTTCATCGTCACTCTCCGTAATCTCTGGCTTTGGATAAAGGGCAGCAGACCGGTGCCGGTCATTACAGAAGAATAGGTCCTGCCTGCCCGTATACTGAATCTTAAAACCGGTCTTTCCACCCCAAAACTTAGTCATAAGCTCCTGGGACACTCCAATTGCAGGGCTACATTCTGCCCCGCAGAAAGCACATATCCTATCCAATTTGCTTCCTCTCCGACCACGACGCAACCTCACGCCGGGTTTCCAGCATTAGCTTAGCCTCTTCAATATCTTCTCTGTTCTTAATCTGATTAGGTGCAAGCTCCTTAAGCATGGTAACACGCTCGGTACAAGTCTCGCAGTTAGAGTAGTGATTGTCAAGAGTGTGCAGCCAAATGTTTTCGACCAGCCTCTCAGCAATTGGACGCTCTAGCACGCCAGTAATCTTAGGCAGCAGCCTGTTGGCCTCAACGTACAGCTTTGCACGACCGCCGTCAACCTTCTCAGTACCGGAAACGTAACCGAAAACTGTACTGAGGAACAAAGCAGCAGGCACAGCAATAAGCATGAACCCAGGATTGCCGGTTACGATGGAAGGCAGAATTGCACCGGGAATACTACCCGCAGTAGCAATTGTACCCATAAAGGAGTACCATACACCATCGCCAGACTCAATTGCTGACTTACTGAACCGGGTCCAACCACCCCGGCTGGGCTTTACGATTCTCACGTACGCACCTCCCTGTTATTCACATACTCAGTACCGGGCGGGTCGATGTGATTGTCATCATCATGGTCAGAGATAGCAGTCCAGACGAGCAGACCGAAACCGAAAATTGTAAGCACAAAACCGCCCACATTCATAAGGGCCAAGACGATCATAAGTATAGCGCCGAGGTAGGAATGACCAATACGCTCGCGGGGAACCTCAGGAATTCTCATTGGGTTAGCTCCTTATATGCTTGGCGGGTGCTCTCTCGCACTGCCGCAATCTGCTTGTTGGCTTCTCTCTGAGAGTCTACCACACGCAGGACGGTTTGTACAGAGCTATCATCATCGACCTGGGCAGTCTTACATTCTTCCAAAAGAAGCTGCGCGGCCTGGACACGCTGTCCACAATACTCGCAAGAGTGACCCAGCGCAAGCAATTCCTCACGTGCGTCACGGGCCTTCCACTCAGCCTTGCTTTCCTTATCAAGATAGAATGTCTGAGAGTATCCGTCAACAGTATGACCATATTGGATTCCCTGCCTACCACGCTTAAAGGAAAAGTGGCTGTTGGTGCAGTGGTACACCTCATCAATGAGGGGATCAATAATTCTCTGATAACCCTCAGGTAGTTGGCCCTTAATGGTAACCAACTTAGTTAGTCGAGCCTTCTGCTTGGTCTGCTGAGCATAACCGGCAAAGGTCAAGAGACCTGCTGCACCGGCTGCCGCACCAAAAGCAAAGGCGGTATCTGCAAAAAAGCTTGACCCCACCGGGGCGGCGAAACCAAGAGCACCAATTGTTGCTAAAGTTCCGCCGTCCCCGATGGTATGGTTCATACGGCTATAGAGACGGTACAGAGGATTACGAACCCTTGGATCAAGTACCCTCATGATATCTCCTTAAACTGGCTGTAGGTCTTCAATTAGAGTTTCGTCGTCATAGATTACATCACAAGCGAGATCCCAAATTATGTGCTTATATTCTCTAGCGTGATGCCCGCAAAAGACCAAATCCTGTCCATTGGCGAGAATAATCTGAACCTTACCCGCCGCTCCGCAGCGGTCGCAGTATTCTGTATTCATGTCTGTGCCTCCTATTGTTTGTGACCTAGACATATTTTACCATGTAGTTATGCTAAATCATCAGTTTTGAGGTTTTTGAATTTGCGAGCAAAGACACCCGCAACCATTGCCTCAGAAAATAGTTCGTTTCCTGCTAATTCTTCACTAACGTCTTGGGCGAATGCCAACAGATAATCTAGGGCAGCATCGACAGCAGCGTCTGCGACCGCCTTAGTTTCTTCGGTAAGTGGCAGACCCTGCTGATCAAGTGACTCTTTTATTGTTGCCGACATACGCCGTCTCGTCACGCTATTCTCCTAGATCAATTATGACTTTCGTTCCCTCTGGGGTGATTACAAAATTACCCTCGTGCACATCGTTTAATTCCAAAACCTTCCAGGCCCTCAAAGCGCCGGAATTTTTATAAAACGATTCTTCTTGCTCATAAGAGCATAAAACTTCATGACGACCTTGAATGTACTGCATTGCTACTACATTAATGGTATCACCTTCGTGCTTAAAACTGTAAAGATTAATTTTAGCAATTCGCCAGCCCGTCGGCAGTCTCTTCTTGCTGGATTTAAACCTTTTAAAGTTAAATACTTCCGAAAGATTATAGTCCTCATCAAGATGGGGCTTATTAATCTTATATACCACTCCCAAGGGGGAAAGGTAAGCTGATCGGGATGCCCCCTCACCTAGCTTCTTCCAGCCCCTTGGGAGTGGTCCTCGCCCATTTCTGCGCCTACGGTAGATCAGCCGTGCTTCTTCCTCGGTACCCAGCGTCATGCAGTGGCCTTAGCACATCCTGAACAGACAGCTACCCTGGACCCAAAAATCCTCCCGCCAGTCTCCCTGACATTAAACTTGGCGTGAGAAAAATCAAGACCAACCCCTGCCATGCCATGACAAGCGTTGCAGAAAATACGAATCAAAACAGTCATCATTTCCTCCGGTATGGTTAGAGTGTAGCACGAGCACGTGCCTACGTCAATGCAACAATCTGATAACTATTGACTACTCTCAGTAAATAATATAGTAAGTTTTATCTTTCCACTGGATGGTAGTACGAGAAACTATTGCGCCCAGCTTATCAAGCTCTTCAATAAGAGCTTCCTTGACCAGGTTCATGCTGAATTCAATTGTAATGACCGCAACTTTACGGCTGGCTGAAAGTCCATTACGATTCGCAGTGACAATATAAAAGTTAGGCCAGTTTTCTTCCTTCTTGATGGTAAACGTCACAGGCCCAGAAGGAGTATTAACATCCTCTATATTTTCGGACAAGTGAATATTATTTGCCACCTGATTAAGCTTATTTATTTTCTTTTGAATCATATCAAGTTCATCTTCATAGTTGAACTCACGCTTGGAAATAATATCTCGGGGCTTGCCTTTCTCGACAAGAGCCTTCTTTAGCCTCTGTTGGTCACGGGCCTCCTGATCCTTACGACGCTGGGCCTGTAGCGCACGACGCTTAGCATCACGCTCTCGCTCGCGCTGTTCCTCAACGTAATCCTCATACTCCCAGCAGGTCTGCTCGCAACCACGCTTGGAGCAATACTCACAGAACTGCTCAGGATACCAACGACGCATAAGCTGGGTGTAGTTAAAGGTGCCCATGAGAGGTTCAACATCCCAAGTAATCTCAGTGGAACGCTCTAGACCATCAAGAGGCGGCATAGAAAGCTGCTCGTAATTCTCCTTGCCCATCCCCTCAATAAGACCGTACCACTCGTCCTTAGTGCGTCCATCAATTAGGGTGGGACCAGCGATTGCCTTCTGCTTCGGCTGCTCCATCTTCTTGTCAACGATCTTCAAGCCAACGTAACCGGCCACGGTGGGACCGGCAACGGTAGCAATGTCAATGATAGTGCTGAGGATCATCTGTACCCCCTTCTTGTGGACGTAGGGATAGTCTACCCTAGAGGTTGGTCCCCGTCAAGTAGCTTCTTCAACTTAGGGAAGAACAGCCACATGATGAACCGAAAAAACAGTTGGTCGATAGAATTAAACAACTTCCTTCCACATCCTCGCTTGGAAAGGAAGAGAACATACCATCATCGTAAGAAAGATGGTAGGATTGTCAGCAGCAAAAAGCCATGCACTCCCAATAATTCCAGCGGAAGGAGTGCCCCAAAGAAGAAATCTTTTCTTACTTTCCTTCATTACTACCTCCATATATTTCGCAGCTATCGGGGTAACAAAAGTGAAATTCTTCCGTCTTCTTTGTAACCTTACATGCCTTCCTAGCTCTATCAATAATGTTACTTAGAGTAACTGTCTTGCGTGCCTGACGACCGGGGCTTTCCGGGTCGTCATCGTCTAAAGAGACAATCCACTCAGCAAATTTACGCAGTCGCTCACGCTCTGCACGGGTCTTAATAAGAGCATCAATTGCCATATCAAAATCAGTCATCAGGGCCTCCCTTTAAGTAGGACTCTAGCCTAGCATACCATACTCAATCTTCAAAGCCGATTCCAGCCACCAGAGTGGTTGGAATGCCTGCCTCTTCCCAAATTGCAGCAATATCAGGCCGATCATCCCAAGCATGGACAGGATTGTATCCGTCCTTGTAAATTCTTTCGAGGATCTCCCTCTTTACCACATGATCCGGCCGGTTATCATTAGTCTTTCTCATATAAATGTCATCAAAGGATAGATCAACCTCCGGGCCAGACAGCCAGAAAAGAGTGTGATACATGTACCGATCCTGTCGAGCGGTAACAATTAATACCTTTAGTCCATTAGACTGAGCCTTCTTGACAGCATCGATCACTTCAATATTGGGCGGACAATTAACCGATTCTTCATAAAATTTATGAAAATTGTGAACCGCTCCAGTAACGTGATGACGAATTGTCCTTACGTCAGCAGCAGTACCATCCATATCCACAATCACTGCGTCCATCAATACCTCCTTAACGGTCAACCGTTCCCTTCTTCCAAATAGTGTAGCCACACTTAGTGCAATTGCGCGTCTGTCCCCAAACGGCCTTGCTGCCAGTTACTTCTGCAACCTTCCATTTGCCCCATTCATGGATACAATCTGGTTCCTCATACTCAATGGTCCTTGACCGCTTGGTTCCGAGGAAATAGGTAGCGTATAGTGCAGGAGCAATTGCCGCTCCAAGAGCAACAAACTCAACCATTGAACGTCCTCTCGTAGTGCAACGGCTGGACAATGTTGTCGTCCAGCAACTCATGGATATACTTGCCCGCTTCCTTCACTCTACCAACCCGGTCGCTGGAAGTCAAGACTCTGTAGTTAAGTCCATAAGACTTGCACAGGTCGATCCAAAACTGGTCTGCCGACTCCCGCTCATGCCCACCGTACCGGAGAGGATCAGCCTCAAACGGAATATTAGAGGGTGCAATCAGGTAAAGCTGGGACTTATTGTCAGCCGCATCAAGGATAAGTTCATTGATGTTGTGCTCTGGCTTCCAGAGATTCCAGTAACCAACAGTGCTAAACAGGTCTGTATCCTGAAACAGAACCGGCGCGTCTGTCACATTCCACCGGCCATGCTGCTGCAAAGCAAGCTGACCCTTGTGAATTGCATACATCTTTTCGTCGGTAACCTCAGCACCGACAGCCTCTAGGTAAGGCCGTGCCCACTCAAACAGCCACCGAGAGTTATACTCAACGGCCAAGTCCTGACTGAGAGTAGTCTTTCCGCAAGACTCAGCACCGAAAATGGTAACTCGCTGCATCACGTACTTACGAAACTCAGGAACCATATCCCTCCAACGCCAGAGCGTCAGGGGATCATTACGAACCGGTGTGGCCTTAATTGGGTCAATGGACCGGTTAAGGTCATAAGGCATAAACACACCACCAAGCTCTTCTGCCAAACGCTGTCCGTAAGGCTCACTGGCTACGATGTAGTCACCCTCTGAGAAACCATACTGATAAAAGATATCTCGCCATGTCTGCCAGAATCCAGGGGCTTCGGGGTTCTGCTCAATCTCTCTGTTGTATAGCATTGCCATGACTCCCTGACCAGAAATGGCCTCCTTGATTGCCTTGTAGCGCTCCATCGGAAAAGGCTCAGACGGCTGCGTGCTTACGATCACCGTCGTCGGTGCTAGCTGCTGGCTGAATTGAATTAATCGTAGGTGCCCCAGGGTTGGGGGTAGACATGTCATTAATGTAAAGGCTCGGGTCATCATTATTCCTATTCATTGAATTCTTCCAAACAATATATCCAACGCCGGTGTTGAGTAAAAAGGTAATGTATTGGAAGCCAGCGAGGGTCAAGTCTGCGTTGAAATAGGTATAAATGGCGAGGACATTGACCACAGCCCAAACGCTCCAAGTGGACAATTTCTTGTTGTCCAGCAGGAACTGAGCCAGGATCGACCCGACCAGGATCACGCTGTCTGTCAGAGCAAGCTTAGCATCGAAGGCGTTTATAATCAAGAGCACAGCGCCATAAGTTGCAGCGGTCACAGCGAGGTAGACAGGAATCCACTTGGCCGCAACCCGCGTGATCGGACGAGTGTTGTCATCATCGCGCCACCTGTACCAGCCGTAAAGCAGCGTAGGCACAAGGTAGGCATTAAGTGCAGCACTAGCATACAGGTCCATCTGCCAAAAAACTACAGCGTAGGCTGCGGTAGACAGTGCACCGATGGGATAGTTCCACCGACGCTCACGAACACACAGCCACGTGCACACGTAGGAGGTGAAGACAGCGAAGGCTTCTAGCCAGTTAACGCTGTCAATCCATCCGAAAGAAACGCCAAGGAGATAGGACAGACCGGTAAAAACAACACCGATCACCACGCCCTCTAGGATGTTATTCTTTAGATTCTTCTCATACTTCATTGGTGCTCCTTAGATTGGCTTAGGCCCGGTCCCGTCATAATATTTCGCAAACCCTTCGGACACCAACCGGTCATTTAGACAATACATATCAAACCCGAGAGGGTAAATATCTACTAAATAGCGTCCGTACTTCTCGGTAGAATCCTTCATCGTTCGCATGTAGATCGTAGCACCGAGGGGCATGAGAGTCAACATATAATTTCTGGTTGCAATGCCAAGCGGACGCTGCTCACCCTTAAGCTCAGGAGCATTAATCCTATTTAGCCGCAAGTCTGCATTCATCATCCACATGTTAAAGCCAAGGTCCACATCTGCACGGATGGTGTCACCATCGTATTCTGAGCGGACCTTGGCAATATACTCGTACACTCAGCGAATCGCCTTCTGGCTGGGATCAGTCTTGGGACCATAAACCATCTTATGACCCTTCCAACCGGCCCACGCCGGTACAGCGATCCACAGTGCATCCCAAATAATTCCAAGCATGTTAAATCACCTTCTTTACATAGTAGGAGCGAACAGGAAAGAACGCCTTGCCCTTTCCCTCCCCGCCGTTACCGGTCGGGTCAGCAAACTTATAAACACCATCCTTCAAGAAAAGAACAGCATCTTCAATCACATCGATAATAGCATTATCTTCGACTCTAACAACTTGAAAGCTAGCCAATGGCGTCATCCAATCTAAAATAAAAGTGTGATGTAGGGATTAAAGCCAGCACTTCACGTTCTCCGTCAAGCCTTTTGTTGCCCCACACCTTGAAAATCTTGCCTTCATGAACAATTTCTATACCTGCGCAGTCAATTGTCTCAACGAGCTGATTGTTATGCGCATAGTATATATGATATCTATACTTCACCGCTTCCTCCATGACTCGGCAGTGTTCTGCGCAAACTTTTCTGCATCAGCCTTAGAAGTTTCACCGGATAGCCCTCCGAGTGCAGTCCATGTGTTGTCCTTACGCTTGACTTCAAATGTGTAGATACCATTTACGATCATTAAGTTTCTATACTCACCTTTAGCCTTTTCTTTCTTTGGCTTACCAGGTGGGGTCCTCTTCGGTGTATGTGGCATTTTTCCTCACATTACATATTAGATGCTTGCACGGACATTGCTCTCACAATCAAGTCCGCCCTTAGATATAGGCTTAACGTGATCAATGGATGCGCTCATCATATCCGGGCGTTTAAGGTCCGGATTGATTGATTCTCCGCAAAGATAGCACATCCACTCGTCTCTATCAAAAATTTTCTGTCTAGAGTATGGTTTTCCAAGCTGATTTTTCTTTCTAGCACGACGTTTATTTTCAAGGTCTGTATATTCAGACCGACAATCAAGCTTGTATTGTTTTATTTTGTCCGCGTTATCCTTAGAATATTGAGCAGTACGATCCAAGTATACTTGTTTGTTTTTTTGATAGTGTTCGCCAACGTACTCTTTATGGCATGGCTTGCAAAAAGTATTCTTGCCGTCTTTCTTTGTCTTATTTTTAGAGAATTCTTCTAAAGACTTACTTACTTTACACCTGCTGCAAATTTTCATAGACCAATTGTATCTGGCTTCAAATTAAAGTCAACTTTGAAGCTGTAAAGTGCCATTGATCTTTAGAAGATTACGAACCTCACCCTTAGGCTTGTCCTTCTTCTTTCGTGGCTTCTTTTCATTCATGCTGTCCCTTGTCTGTTGACTAGAGCTTACTCTACCGGCCCGGTTGTGTCAAGCTCAGAAAGAGCCTCCACCACCAAATCCACTATGAACATTCTTAATCACAATGCTCTTGTTAAGAGTAGCAGTCCACTGCCCGCTCTTATAAACAGCGGTGTAGTTGGTAAAGTAGCTACTGTCGTAAGCCCAAGTAACAGTATCTCCTGAACGAGAGGGACGGAAACCAAAAATGGGTACATTTACTGAGGTACAGTGGCCGGGGTAGACAAGGTAGGATGCCCCACCAGACTCTAGAACTGCAACGGGAGCATTAGTCGATGGTCCCCTGTGACAAACCTGAGCGACTGCTGCGCTCGCATCGGGAGCATTTGCAGTGTCGGCAGCAACCCCTCCGGTGATAAGTGCAGCGATTGCTCCCATGCTAACGGCAGCCTTCTTAATCTTATTCATTTTGTCTCCTTATTTGTTGGTCAGTACCAAAAATCGATCAGATCGGCAATCTGCGAAAACGGCATGCCGTCATCATTCAGGTTGTCGAGGTAAACGCGCCGCACTTCGCGGTCAAAGAAAGGCAGGATGCTCTGAGTAGTACGACTACCGTAGGCAGGAATTATACCGGCCCACTCAGCAAGGCCAGTGCTAAGCTGAGTCAGAGCAAGATCACCATTGGCCTCAATCCTAAATCCAGACACACCATCGGTAACGTCATCCTCCTTAGTGGCAACGCCCTTACGAACGGCCTGCTCAGAAAGCACGCCAAGGCAGCAGTGACCACCCTTAATGGGGTTACAAAGCACACCGCGAGTCTGACTGAAATTACCACTGCGCAGGTCAGCAACCCACTCAGCCTTAACCTCAGGCTTCATGGTCACAAACTCTTCGGGAACAATATACTCGTCAATCTGAGTCGTCATCGTTACTCCTAATGTAATTGGGGAACTTCTCTATGAATTCGTAGCTGACCGCTTTTGCGGTGGAGCCACCACTGTACCACATCCAGATGTAATTCTGCAAGGCTTGGTGAGAGGTAATCTTACCCATCTGAATCTGATCAGCAATCAATCTGCTAAGCTTCCTTACCGAATCTTCACCATAATACCTTGAATAAGTCTTGGACAATACACCAAAGACGTCGTCAGCAATTGTCATATTCCCACTTCTTTCTCTTTGAGTAGCGGATACTCTGGCCTAGGGTCGCAAACTTACGCCGACGACTCCACCAGCGGTTAGGAATTTCTACCTTACCACCTGGATTGGACGGGCACCAGACTATAATATAGTCATTCATAAGCTGTTCCTTACGTAACCGGCCCTGGCGGCTAACCAGGGCCGGTTACGAATCACTCAAAAAAGCGAGTGACGGACTTAACTTTGACCTTCTCATAACCGGCCAGGCCAGCAATACGATTAAAGCGGCTCAGCGCATCGTCAGGATCAACCGCAAAGACAGGAAGATCAATCTCATACGTAGTGCTAGCAGTCTCAAACGCAAAGCCGATACTGTACTCGGCGGTGGGAATGACAATCGTCTGGTTGATAGCAACGCTGTCGAGGTTCACAGGGGCCTGAGCATTAAGGACTTCCTGCTCCCAATCGCTAGGACCCTCGTCCTCACCATTGGCATCAACAAAACCCTCAATCCAAGAGGTGTCAAAGCCATCAAAAAGAGGCTTAACGCCAGTGTTCCAATAGGCACCAACAGATCCACCCTCCTCGCGGGCGTCGTAGTGAGTGATCATGGCAAGGTAAACGATCAGTGACACTCCATCGTAACCGGCGTTAGTGCCGCCGTGAAGGACAACAACAAGCTCCTCAGTATTTGCATTATAATACAGGTCACTGATGACGCTAGAGTCCGGGGTTTCCTTGTGATGAGTGTACTCAAAGAGTGACATTATAGATTTCCTATCTGTAGGTAGACATCAAATTGATTTTGTTTCCAGTGGCGAACGATCAAGCGTCCGACTTCCATCTGGCTGGGTACTGGTTCAGTGTACAAGGCTTCCTTCGCCTTGTCAAGAGTCTCTTGAATATCTTTTGCGGTTGGTATTACCATCTTACCATCAATACTCCAATGAAGCTCTCGCCCTTTGAAGATTTCAGCAAGATCCTTCGCTAAATTCACTGCTTATTCTTTTGACTATCTGCAAGAAACTTAATAGCAGCAGAAAGTCCGGAGCTTAGATCGCTGCCGGTCTGACCTGACTTCGCTGCCGGTGGGGCTACCTTTGGCTCGTCCGTTTCCCACGCTGCGCTTGCAACATCAAAATCAGACAAGGCCGCAAGCGCAGCATTATAATTCATCTTGTTCTTTTCTAGGTCTAACTTAATTACTAGCATTACCAATTATTCCCCTCATCATTCTTAGTTTCTTCTACTACTGGCTCTTTGTGAACGAATTGACTCTTTAACTCTAAGTAGTCTTGCAATAGAAGAAAATATTTTTCCTTCCAAGCGTCCAAATCCTTTTCAACAACCCGCATTTCTTCTCTAAGTGAGGTTGATTCCTTACGTAGTTCTTCTCTCATGGCTGTGGCTGCGTCTGACTTTGATTGTCCACGAGAAAGAACGCTTTCAATCATCTTTAGTCCGGCGCCGCCAAATACAGTTCCGATGAGAGCGATCCACGCAGTATCCATTATTCTGATTTAACCTCTAAGAATAACCTATTGACACCCATGAGAAGTGAAATGATTAACATTGGCATCCAGTGCCACGGTGTCCAACCGACAGTAAAAACCCTAAGGATGAAAAGGAACAACCAAGAAAGAAATAGCATAAAACTACCAAGTTTTAAAGCACGTATCCTGTTGTCGTCTTTTATAAGAGGAGCAATGAGGCCAGGAAGTGAAGAAAAGATGAACATTGTGCCAACACAATACTCTTGAATTCGCTCAGAGAAATTAACAGTCAAAGGAGAAGTGTAGCTGGTGGCATACCAAGGACTGACCATATAACAAGCGAATACGAACAATCCGAGGGAGACTATAAATATAGTTGTCTCCACCGGATGACGTGCAAGCCACAGTAGTTTACCCATTCGTATCATATCGCCAGTATAACAGCACTATGGCTAAAACACAAAAGTTACTTTGTTATTTCCTTAGCGGTGATTGGCTTGCCAACGTAACGTTCATTTTTGATATAATCTGCTACTGCATCGGCGCCACGGGTTTGTGCAACAATAATAATAAAGCCACGTGGCTCCTTTTTTGCTACGTCGCACTTGTTACAGATCAACAACCTTGTGCCCTTTAACAAACGAGATTCTCGGGAATGAATTTCCCCAGGTGCTCGCTGCATGTTACAGACCTCACAAGAAACGCCTTGTGTAATTGGTCTACTCATCAATCTCCTCAAATTCAAAGAATATTTCGTCCTTTACGATATAGTCGTCCTTGTCCATCAAAACTTCATGATGAAACCCGCCCAGGTCATAAGCAATGATAGCTCCGTGTAGCATCTCCGTTAAGATAACTCCCTCAACGTTCTCATCCTTTATCCACACTGTTGTATTCATCAAACCTCCTTTTCAAGGATTTCAAGATATACGTGCTCATCAATCATCCTTAGGTTCTTGATTATATCATTAACCCATCTATGAATAGACATTGTGTCTTCTGCATTATAATTGAGCTTACGTAGATTGTCTCGGTACATGCGTAATGTCCAAAACTCAGGGAGATCATTCGTCTCGTCTGCATCATGATAAACTAAATCTAACATGACCGGCCGGGGCGGTGGTGGATTTCTTTGGAACATTGTTCTAATAGGATGGCTGAGTGGAATCATTCACTTAATCTTTCTTGAATTCGTGACCAAACTTCCGGTGTCTTATGAGCGTTACGCTGCTTGTCTGGCTTACCATTGGATAGATAAATTGCTCCACGAACACCATAGTCTTTATCGTCAGTGGCAGTCATTAGACACTCTTTAAACACCGGGCAGCTTAGGCACCGCTCATCAATTGCCTTTGCTATCTCTTCATTTTCTTCATAAAGCTCATAAAAGAGATTAAGGTCCATACCACGACAAGAAGAAAGTTGATACCAAGAAAGAGTTGACTCGTCTAATCCCAATTCATCAAGCAAGCTGGGATTAGTCGTCATACCTTCAAACGCCACTTTCCTTCACTATCGGCAACAACACGAGTCTGAATGCCCCACTGGCCGTTAACATATGCGCCCCTGCGGTGGGTTGCCCCGGCCGGGGTGGGCTTAAAAAGCAGCACGTCCCATCCGTCCCAACGAGCACCATCATACCCATCAACAAATCGATGGGCTGCATCATAGTCAAGCTTAAGCATGTTAGTTCTCTTTTCTCTAGTAATCAGTGCTTACGAAGGAGCTTCTTAAGCTCATTCCACATCATGATGTAAAATGCGATCTTAGTCCTGTCCATTATCGACCTCCCCAAAGTAGGTGAGAGTTGCCTCCCACACCTGATCCTGCTCGTCCTCACCATCATAGTACCCCTTGACGTTCAAGTCAATAAGGAAAAGGTCGTCGTGGAGGTCAAGGAACTTCTGAACCCGGCCCAGCAGGGAACCCAGGTCCTTTTCGGGAAGAAAGTAACGGAGCATATGATCACTCCGGAGGTTATAGGACTGTAGCTTATCCATGTTATTCCTTTGTTCGTAGGAGGTGTTGCTTATGGAGCTTGATAGCGGATTTGAACCGCTCCTATCGCATTACGAAGGCGACGTGCTGCCTCTGACACTAATCAAGCATATCTTTGAGCATTGTGCTTCTGTTGTGCAGCGAAGCAAATTGGGCATCTACACCCGTGGTTATATGCTGTTATATTATGCTTCCTATTGTCTACGTACCATTGGGAAGTCTTCTCCTTGTGGCAAGTGTAGCATAGTACCTGGCACTTAGCTAGCTCTGCCTCCCGGCGCTTCTCAGTCCATGACCAAACATTGTGGGTTAGCTTTGTCGCTGGGTCAATGTGGTCAACTTCTAGTCTATCACATGAGCCACACTGAGCACAAGACTTGTCTGCAAGATAGTCTGCTCGTCTTTTTGCTCTCCACAAGCGCTGATACTCTCGTTGCTTATCTTTATCTAAGTAAGGCATTATCTTCCTTTGTTTGATCCCCGACGCAGAATCGAACTGCGACTACAGTCTTACCAAGACCGTGTGCTAACCGTTATCACTACCAGGGAATGTTACTCTTAGTATAGCACCGGCGGTCCCTCTGTGTCAAGGGACCGCCGGTATAAAGTTCTACGGATTACGCACCTGGCAAAGTTGACTCTACTACATCGCCTGGCTGGGCAACGTAAGCTGGAACTTCCCTGGTCTTAAACTGGTTGTAACGTGGGTGTGCTGTGCCTGCTACAGCACTAACTCCCGTGTCATAATCAGCATAGATACGCTGGTTACGACCATCCTCAGCGTAACGCCTTACTGGCTGGTTGTCCTCGTTGTATACGTAGTACACATCGCCACGACGACGCTCGTAAGTACGCTCGTAACGTGCACCTTCTGATGTACGGGCAACGTAAACTAGGTTATCGTTGTCTGGATCAGGGTGGTTGTTCCAATCACCACGCTGCTGCTCTAGATCACGGGCTGCACGCTGTGCTGGGGTTTCCGCTGGTGGCTGTACCACTGCTGGTCCTACAATTGGCTCACTCATTTATTAAACACCTCCTCCTGTTACGCACAGTATAACAGGGGAATGTTCAAAAGACAAATTAGAGCGCCTCGGCCTTAGCCTTTAGGCCGTGCACGTAGTTGCGTGCAGCCAGGATACGATCCTGAACGGCCAGCGGAATCTTCGTAGAGGCAACGGTAAGCTCAGTCTCAATGTCACCAAGCAGGCCAATGACCTCATCCATTCCGCCCTCTTCCTTGAACTTACGGAGGAAATCTTCCTTATTCATTTCTCACCCCCAAATATTAGCGATCTGATTATGTTAGTCCTGCTCGACAACTTCAACTTCTGTTTCTTCATCTGGTGACAGAAAGTCTACCACAGTCTGACGAAGCTCGTCAAGCTCCCAATCGGTAAGCTCAGTGTTCGTGCGGATTACGACCTGATAGGTCAAGTAACTCATAGTCCATACCTCTCATAAATCTCAGCCACCTTGCAGTCAGGACAGATAATCTTACCGTTCTTGCCTGTAGCATTAAAGCCACGGTGCGCCTCGTCCGTCATGACCTTACCCTTGCAACCGAGGGTTGCGCAAGGCTTAGACTTGATGTTGTTTGCGTAGGGCATCTTTCTTCTCCTTTGCCTTGGCTCGTCGCTTCTTCTGGCTGTCACATAATCTTTTGCCACATTGACAGGAGCACCTAGTCGATATATCCTACCGTATCCACTGTCATCGACATAGCCATTCCAGCGCACACAATCACCATCAGGTCTAGAATTCTCTAACAAACCACGCTTAGACCTGAGGTGTTTTGTAGACGCCAATTAGGGCCTCTTTCTCTCGGAACTCAGCCTCTTGCTCTGTGTAGGAGTCTAGCACATGGCAGGCGTGACGCACAACCATGACTTGCTTTGTCTCTCTGTTCCGGCCCTTTTTAACACAATCATACATGCGTGTGACCCACACGGGGCCGATACGCTTTTGCAAACAGACCTTTAGGCCAAGATAACTAGAAAATGACCAACTGTGATCACAACGATCTGGCTTTACCTTCCAGCGGTAGCCATCAGGTAGCTCTGGCATATCCATTACAGATCGTCCTTACCTTCCTCATAAACCCCGGTCAGGCTAGAAATGATTTCCTCACGCTTTGTTCTTTCCTCATAAGCCTTTAGAGCATCATTAGCCGCCATGAGTGTTCTTTCTGGCAAAGGCTTGTCACGATTCCAAGGTTGCTCAGTGTCTCCTGTGGCAACAATCTTCCACTTAGGCTTTAGAAACCGGCGCGGTGTCAGCTTCTCTAGGTTAACCCAAAGGTCTGTGTAGGAATACTGCTGCTTAACGATATTCCAGCGGTAGCCATCCGCTAACTTAGGAAGGGCTACCGCTGTTGAATCAGAATCCGTCGTCATCCTCGTCATCACCATAGTACGGAGCGTCATAGGAGTAGTCCTCGTCCAGATCGTCAAGGTCATCCTCGTCGTCAACTACCGGCGCAGAGTAGCCGCCATAGTAAGAAGTGGTGAACTCCTTGTTCTGAACGTCCTTAACGGTGTAACGGCAGCAACGAATCTTCTCACTGTTGCTGTCGTGAGGAACGGAAACAACGTCACGCGGGTTAATCTCAACGATCAACAGAATCCGACCGAAGTTGGAAGCGTAACGGTAGTTACCGGCGTGCAGACCAGTGTGGCAAGCCACGTCAGGGTCGTGCGCAACCTCACCGCGAGGCATTTCAACAACAGCACCGACACCGTTAGGAATGGCACCGTCGTAGACCTTGCCGTCAACGATAGCCTTACCGCTAGAGATAGACTGGTAAGGGTACTTATCCAGATCGTCTCCGCTGGTGCGTGCAGCAACACCCTTGTACGCAAGGAAGGTTCCCTCGGGCGTAATGGTGAAGTCACGCTTGCTCAGCCAATCGAACAACTGAGTACGGCTGTTCTCGTTGGGGTTGGTCATGATGTTCTCCATGAACCTAACCAGTGGCAGGGCGTCATTACCCTCATTCATGAAGCGGATAATGTGGTCGGCAAGACCGTCATTAACCTCTTCGCCGTCGAAGAAAACGTGTCCACCGGCAACTGAGACACGCTCGGAAACCTTAGTGAAGAAGTCTGCAACGGCAACAGCAGGATCGAACAGACGCGCTAGCGCCGTAAGGTCCGTGCTGTCATCAGCAGCCGTGACCTGGGCCACAAGCTGCGGCCAAGAGGCGTGCGTGTTATCAGCAACGTACATCTGACCATCGAAAAATGCCGTAAGACTACCAAGTTCATCGTTCTGTACCAAATTATACTTCATTTAAAACCTCCAAAATTTGTGTGCTTCCATGTTAATCCATGCTTAATGTCCAATATTGTGCGAGGGTTCACATTGTGTCTCCTAGCAATGCTAGCACAACTTTCACCGGATTGCAAGAGCATCTTTATTTCCAATACGCTTGCCTCGTTCAATTTACTGTTACCATGACTTTCTCCGAAAAGCGCTTTGTTGCACCCTTTAGAAAACATATCATCAATATTTTTCTGCGATGATCCCTCAAATAAATGATCTGGATTACAGCATGGAGGATTGTCGCACTTGTGACAAGCTAGCATTTTTGGTGCTAACGACCGATTAAGACTTAACTCTAACACGGCCCGATGAGAGGCGTGAATTTTTCCCTCAAATATGAAAGTTCCGTACCCTCCTGTCACACGGCCACGATTCCATTCTAGGCATCCATTAGTCATGGCCGTGCAGTTTGACAGAATTTCTTTTACAGTTAGCTCATCAACACAAAATTCAGTGTAGAGTGGATCACCATGCCTTCTCCATCGTTGGTAATGCTTGCTACACCAACCTCTTGCCTCAATCTTGCTATCGCAGCCTTCGATTTTACAGCTTGTTGGCAATCTTAAGCTCCTTTAAATAAGAATTCAAGTACCAATAAATATGTTCAACATCTGTTTCACGCATGTTGCCGAGAAGAGGATAGCGAGTAAGGGGGTTGACAGGAATGGAAACGTCAGGGCTAGGAGCCTCACGACGTGACATTTCGTCCCTAAGAACCTTCGCAGCATCAGAGAATTCAAGGTCAGGCGTAGACAAAACTTTAACAAACTCATGCAGGTCAGGATCGTTAATCTTCTTCCAATCAAGCCTGCGAACAATGTGACGGTACCCGCTGTGGTGCCAGAGAATACGATCAGCAAGGGTCATCTGCTTAATCAGCTTCTCCTGCTTTGCGATGATAGCCTTACGGTACTCCATCGCAGTCGGGTAATCACGCTTGAACTTATCCCAACGGTTCTTGCTCAGAATGACAATCTGTGCGTCATCATCAACCATCTTCGGCAGCCACACGGGGTAGCGAAGGTCGGCAGTAGAATAGTACACGATTGGCTTGGCAAGGTCAAGGTTGGGAACCTGCTTGCTACCGTACTGTCCATCATAAAGGTCATAAGGATCAGTGCGGATAACCTTGTTACCAGACTTGTTCCGAGTAATCTTAATCGGAGCAATGTCAGTCTTCCAATCAGCGAAATGGAAGCCCTTAAGCCACTTCTCATCATCAGTAGTGAAGAATCTATCGTGGTTAGTGATAACCATGTTCTTGACTGTAGGGATGCCCTGACTCTCTAGATAAGAGGCAACCTTCTCACGCTGAACCGGGCTGGCCTTCAAAGACTCAGCGAAACCGGTAATGTAAATGTGCTTCGGTCCATCAGCGTTGTTCACGCCGCTAGGAAATGAATAGTTGTAACGGCTGTTGCTGAAAATGCTGATGCTCTTAGCATTGACATTCTTAGTGAAAGCGTTACCTGCTGCGTCCTTAGCCATGTAGCTTGTGAAGCTAATGTGGCTAGGAATAACAGAGTTCTTGTAGCTCAAAGCCTTGAATTGGTTACCGAAAGAATCTCTCCACTCCGTTGCGCGCGCCCACGCGGTGTGGTGGTCCGGAGCGGTGTCAATGTCCTTCTGGATCGACGCAAGAAGCTGGTCGGAGAAGTCCTTACGCAAACGCGCAATGGTCTCCTTCGTCTTGGTCGTGTAGTGAAGCTGCTCACGGGAAGGAGTGAAGTTAACGTCACCGATCTTGACGAAAGCAACAACACCCAGCGAGCTATAGCTGTTACCGTACAGCGATTCCTTCACCGGATAGGGAACGTTACCCATAACGATGTAGTCCTGGCGAAGCTTCTGGTTAACAATGAAGTCAGTCCCAACCAGTCGGCCCTCAATGAAAGCAGGCTCCTTACCGTCAACGAGGACGGTTCCCTTCTTCCAAAAGCGGAAGAAGTCCTCACACTTCTGAGTGAAGGTGTGGTTACGAGGAACAGGAATCTGAATCGTAACACCGTTACTCTCTGTAGTCGAAACAGTATCAATAATCTCCATCTGACCAGCACCATCAGAGTTACGGCTGATGCTAACGCTGATCTTTACACCGTTCTTGACGGAAACTAAAGTAAACTGCGGGACCAAAGTCAGAGCAGACTTAGCACCAAGGCCAAGCATACCAACCTGATCGTTAGTTCCACGCTTAGAAGAGGCACCGTACTTAGAGTACATGTCCGTAATGTCGTCCACCGAAAGGCCGACACCGTGGTCAACGATCTTGAAGTACGGAGAGTAAGCCGAAGGAGTGAAAACCTCAATCGGGTCTGTGATACCAGCCTCAATGTGCGCGTCAAGCGCGTTGGTGCTGTACTCACGGATGACCGCAAGCTGCGGGTCAGAATAAAGGTCGGTGAGGACACTCATCAGGTGAGCGAGAGAATTCTCGTCAAAGCTCATCTTGACCTTCTGACCGCCCAGGTCGCCCTGGGAAGTAATGCTAGAAACGGGGGTTTCCATGAAGCCTCCTAGTGTTGTTTTTGTTAGGTTTAGTGTAGCACGGGGGTACGACAGTTTGTCAAGACCTGAACCGGGCTGGAATAGTCTCAGGATGGTAGTGCTCCACGGCCCGGATTCTTGCGTGCTCTGCACAAAGCTTAGCAGGGTTGCATCCACATGGCAAGTCCTGTGCTGGTGTCCACACGTTGTCACGCAAGATCATTGTGATAACATCTTCATGACTTGGAGTATAATTTTCTGCCCAAACACCCATTACTATCCCCTTTGCAAACAGACCATAAGCTGCTCGCCTATGTACTTCGAATAAAGCGGCGGAATCGCCTCTGCAATCTCTTTACGAACGTTAGTCCAGTGTATATCCATAGCATCTTGCCATTGGGCAACCGTGCCCTTGCCACCGCCGTCTCCGTATACAGCAAAGTATGGGCCTTCATACCAAACTCCATGCCTCATACCGGCAACCCGGCCTCGGTGCTTCCTATGTGGGAGTTGATAAGCTTTCCAATCACCCAATTCAAAGAAGCGATGACGAATAACGGCAAGTCCGAACATTTCTCCACAGAGCATAATGTCCTTGTCGATTGCTGCACCGGCAACGTTTTCAATAACGTACGGAAGGCCGGTCTCCTTTAGTAGGTCACGGGTTGGTTCGATAAGGTCTGGATAAGTAAACTTACCGTAGTTGGTGCCCTTTGTCAAGGCTGAACTTGACTGGCACGGTGGGGAGGCGTGAATGAAATCAAAATCTTCTAACTTAAATAGACCCTTAGTCGTAATAATAGAACCACCGTCAATAAGGATTTGTAGGGCTTCTAGTGCTACCATCCGGCTGAAAGCGAAAGGGTAGTTGAGTTGTGGCTTAATGTCAATGCCTACTACTTCAAAACCGGCGTCATGGTAGCCTTTACCGGCCCCACCAGCTACGCAATAGAGGTCAAGTATTCTCATAGACTTCCCTTCAAAGAAAAAGTCCCTATATCATGGTAGTATATAGGGACCGGGTGGATGTGAGAGGAATTGAACCTCCTACGACTTCGGTGTCAACGAAGCATTCTACCAATGAATTACACATCCGAGTCGATTGGGAGGATTTGATACCTCACTACTGGATTAACGTCCAGTGTGCTTCCCCTCGGCAAAGAGGCTACGTTTTTCGAACGACCCGCAAACTCTGTTAGGATTGCCGTCCCCAGGGTGCCTGAAATCGAACGCTTTATACGCACTTACACTACCGCTCGGTGCCTACAGAGGGATTCGAACCCCCAACACAACGGGTCTAAGCCGTTTGTCTCTACCGTTGGACTATGTAGGCGTGATGCCAAGAAGGACGGTCGCCACCGTTGCGTTCCTAGCTTGACGTACCCCCTGTCGGATTTGAACCGACAAGCCCGTGGGCAGCAGATTTTAAGTCCGCCGTGTTTACCTGATTTCACCAAGGGGGCATTATTTATTTCTTTTGTCTGTGACTAGTCGGCTCTTGACTATGACAGTTAGGGCAGAGAAACCTAAGATTTTCTAATCTATTGTCCAGCCAGTCACCATTTATGTGATCAATTTCTAAGCAAAGCTCCTTGCCCTGCCACTTACCAAGGTTACCACATCGGCACTGGTATAGCAAGCCTGACTCTAACATTGCTCGCTTTAGCTGTTTGCGCTTTGGTCTAGCCGATCCTGCTGGTAGGACAATTAATATTTCTTCTAAGCTAAGTCTATTTCTAGCAGGCTTTCCTTTGTTGTGAACTGCGCCTGTAAAATGCGTAGTGTCGATACCGAAGAAATTAATTCTCTTTCTAATGTGAGTTTGATTTCCACCCGCTTGTGGAATGTTTAATATTCTCAACACATTAGCTAAAGAAAATGAATTGGTAACAGCATCACGCAACATTTCTTCTGTATACTTATGCTTATATCCTACTCTGGAAGTCATGCTATGATTATAGCAAGCTAGCCTACCAAAGTCAAGCGTACGTGCGATGGGAGTCGAACCCACATACACCAGAACCTAAATCTGGCGGCTCGCCGATGGCCTACGCACGCATCGAACAAATGACTGGATTCGAACCAGCGGTCTATGCAACGCACCCGCCTTGGGCCGATACATAGACAGCCCCTCCACGGGGCTTCCGTTAAACCACTCCGGCACATTTGTTCATTGTCCATTGGTTGTACGGACCAATGGTTGCTAGTACAGCACACTCTAGAAAACTGCACCGCGTACCTAAGAAGGGAGTCGAACCCTCATGCGTTGCCGCGACCGATTTTGAGTCGGTTGTGTATGCCATTCCACCACTTAGGCTTGGAGAGTGGGAAAAGCCTTAGCCCCTCCCTCTCTCGTAGTACAAGTCTAGCAGAATCGAGCCGGTGTGTCAACTACGGGTCTTATACTTGTAATAATAAGCAGTGTATCCAGAAACTACACTAAAGAACCCACCAAGAATTAATGCTAATATCCATTCTTGGTCTAAGGTATACATAATACCGGAAAATAGCCAAGCGTAGGCTTGGTATCTCAATCCCCACCGGGCCAGTTTCATTTTATTAATTGATTCGCCTGTGATTACCACAATCCCTGAAAGAATGAAAAAGATTCCCACTATCCATCCGCTATAACCAGGAATTAATTCGTTAAAGTTTTGAAATAGATGAGTTCGTGTAACTTGATTAAATTGGAACAGGAATCCGGTACCCACAAGTATGTCTTTCAATCCCGACAGCATGCCAATTACACAGAGTGGCCGGTTGTTTAAGAAAGATTTAACTCGCCGTATCGTCATCATGCTGTTATTGTACCATCTTTTTCTTATGCGGAAAGCGTGAGAATCGAACTCACCTGGGCATACACCCGTATCGCATTAGCAGTGCGACTCCTAGACCAATCGGTTACCTTCCAGAGTCCGGTGCTCGACTACGAGCTATTCCAACATGGCTTCAAGTTAGAACTTTTCGCTAAGCGTACTTGTTCAAGTCTGTCACCCTGATTGGTAATGGGAATTGGCACCCATCCCTCCGGTACTTATATTCTAGCACAACCGGGCCGGTTGGTCAAGCATGATCTCCATAGCCCTGTGCGTATTCTAATACAATTTCTGGGTCTCGCTCCCATACTTCATTGGGGCTTGCCATTCCCAGGCCCGGTAGTTTTAAGTCCCACCAAAGATTTATAAACTCTTCATTTTGAAGATGCTTCTTTAATATGTCAGTAATTGTCTGCTTATTCATCTATCCTCAAAATCTTACCATGATCGGTAACTGTATACCGGCGCGGCTGGCCGTCCTCACGAAGATCGCCAGGATTATCTAGTTCTTCCACACCGATGTTATCGGTTTCCTTCTTGTACTTTACAATCTTAACCTTACGAATCTTGCTACTGGAATAAGCATAGGCAATGTCATCAACCGCCATAATGTTACCATGACAGTCTCTCATTTCCGGGCAGTTGTGAGAACCGAAAAGATCGTTTACGCTTGTGCGAAACTTACAATCAGGACACTCCTGCTCACCGGTAGGAACATTAACCCAACGGTTCTGCCAACCAGTGCTATGCGCGTTAAGCTTTTGTTCAGTTACTTCAATCCAACCATTGATCATACTACTCCTTAGAAGTCGTCAGGGCTGAAACCAAGCTGCGGCTCTAGCTCCTGAGTAAAGTCAACCTGCGAAAGCTTGACAACGGTCTTGAAATCGCCCCGCTCGGAAAAGATAGGGATGAGACGCTTAACGTCCTCCATGCGGTGATGAATCTGATCGTTCTCAATCTTCTCATACGTCTCAGGAGAAAGCTTAACGTCGTTCATAAGGTTAGAGCCACCATCGACTGCAACCTTAAAGCTCTGCTTGGAAGCCTCGTAACCGGCCAAAACCTTGTTACCGCGCTTCTTTCCACCACTATCGTTGCCGTAGGCGTACTCATTCTTGATATCGTCAACGAGCTTATCACCCTTGGCAGACAGAGCCTCCCAGGAAGTAACCCGACGGCTAAGCTCTAGGGCAGTAGCCACATCAAGGTTGCTGAAATGACCGAAGGTCTTAAGGACAATCTCACGGATCACATCGGCAGAGTACACCATCTGATCAGCGATATCCTTTAGAGCCTCAGACTTCTCGCCAAGACGCTTAATCTCCTGCTGGCTGGGCATCATGTAGTCGCTATTGCAAGGCATGTTGTCTCCTAAATACTCTTGTAGCGGTCAAGCCACTTGTCGTCAAAGGGAACCAACTCAACCGCCGCATCGAAGCTAGAAGCGCCCATCTGCATAGACACCGCATCAATGTACATGCTTACGAAACCCTCGCGGGTGTGGTAAACCTGGCTGCTTACTGGCATGATACCATCATACTGCTCTGCAAGCGGCGTGTCAATACTCATCGTGGGGCATTTTCCAAGGGCTGCAAGTACCGTGACAGCCTCAATCCACCAGTCATAAGGCTCAGGAATAACGTCCTTACCACGACCAGTAGTCTTGTATCCTAGAAGAGTAACACGGAACCCAAGCTCACTTGCACGCTTCATAAAACTTACGAAACCGGCCTTGTCCTGTAGACCCATGACGTAGTGAATGTTAATTCGATCCCGAGGAATCTCAGCAAACATTTTATCTGCGCTTTCTAGATCCTTAACAGTCTCAGCAGAGTATGCAAAAGCACCAACAACGTCTTCGATCTTAGTCCAATTACGCTTAACCCAGCCGAGAGACTTGGTGGTGAAGTTAGGCACAATGCCAGCAGCACGGAAGTCACGAAGAATCTGAATAAACGCCGGATGATCGGTTGGCTCTCCACCACCAAGCGCCACCTCAAATACCTTAGCCTTGGCAAGACGCTCAATGATAAGGCCCATGCTCACATTGTATGCATGCTCACCCTGCAAGGTGGAGTCCTGATAGCAAAAGGTGCAAGCGAAAGGGCAGTAGTCAGTAATCTTGATATCGACTAGCTCCGGACGCTTTGCCTTGGTGTAGTTACCAATGGCGAGACGGATCTTATGACCCGTCACCTGATTGAATAGAACAACTGCGTTCTTGTCACGCCGCACCTTAATCATGGTACCCCTATCAGTAGTAATAGTCTCCGGAAGAGCAGTCAGAGCAACCGCTGTCGCCATTATCGTTACCGCCGTGAATCTCAACGTGAGGATCACGTGCCACTGCAACATCAGCAAGACCCTGAGACTCATGATCAATGTAACCACGAAGAGCCTGCTCAAAGTGGCTGCGGTTTAGCTCAGGGAACATTGGGCCATACTCTGCCATGAGACGATCAATCTCAGCCTCATCAATGTCATCACTCCACCAATGCTGGCTACCCAGTGCACCGGTAAGGGCATACATTAACTTCTCACCAAGGCTGTCTAGTACAAAGTGGTTCCAACCATACTCTGTATCATACATGCTACCGCTCTCCCAAACGGTGTCATCACCGGGGGTCTTACGGTAAACAAGAGAGTGGCTAGAACTAGAGTTGGTAGCTAGACCAAACCTAATGTTTTTAATAAGACTCTTAATCATTTGTTATCCACTCAATCTGATCTTCTCGGACATCTTGGAAGGCATTGGGGTGTCCGTAATCATCCAATGCCGGTAGGGTAGTCAGTCTAAAAACCCGCGTGCTGTACCCATCGGGGGCAACAACATCGTACTGGTACATTCCATGAATAGCCCGGTACTTATTCAGACCATCGGCCTCAGGATCCTGTGCAATAAACTCAACCGGACCATCGTAATAGTTAAGTTCAAGCAGCATTAGCAACTTCACTTTACCCTCTTTTCGTAGTCGGCCTTCGTTCCTACGTGCTTACTAGCACAGCGTAGCACATCGCAATCGTGAAGTCCAACCCTCTTGACCTCAGCTTGTGGGGCATACCTGGGGTTGGCTGTACAGCCCTCACGGCCTCCTAACCTATACCAGTGGGTGTTCTGCATGGGAACAGCCTTGAACATTTGTCCGTTGCCCTTAGGATACTCCACAGTGCCTCCATTAATAGTAGAAAAACCCGCCAGCGACATTTCTGCCAGTGACGGGCCATGTTGCTCTGAGGGTAGGAATCGAACCTACGTCCTGCTCTGATTCAAAGTCAGATCACCCCTGCCAACAGAGTAACCTCAGATTAGCCAGCCTTTACGGCCAGCGAATGTTTCTGTTTGCGAGTGACAATTAGGACACAACAAACGAAGATTTTCTATTCTGTTATCGTTATGGATTCCGTTAATGTGGTCAAGTTGAAGAGACATTGGCTTGCCCAACCACTCTTCGCTTACGCCACACCCATCAGTTGAGCAAATCCATTTCCATCCCATAGCTCTCAACCGACGCTTGATTTGGTACCTGTTAGTATACTCTGACTCGGCACAGAACACAAGCTCATCTGAAACTTTTCTAGCCTGCCTTGCACCCTCAGTCTTTCTTTGAAGATGCTGGGCGTCCTGCTGGGGCAGGGTGATGCCAAATTTTTCTGCATACATTTTTAACTGCTTGTAATTGCCACCGGCAGCCCTGAGTCCAAGCTTGTCAAGAACCTCCTTAATGGAGTATGATTCTGCGCAAAGCTTTCTTAGTCTGTCCTCGTCATGTAATGGTGATGATCTCATGTTGAAATCATACCATATTAATAGCAACACATCAAATCGGCAATCTGTGGTGTTGCCAGTGGAGAATGACGGGATCGAACCGAAGGCTCTTGTGCTGCCGTTACACTATGGGAATATGAGTTTCCAAAGACGGGTGCCTAGGGACAAGGATTTAAGTCCACCGCATACTGGTATGACCAACGCCAGCACTTTGCTTCGAAAACCCCGACCTACCTCGGCCGGTTTGTGGACGTGAGGGGAGTCGAACCCCGCCAGTACGCGCTTGCAACCCTCCCAGGGTACGCCCATAATACTATTTGTTGCTTTTCTTCATGTTACAAAAGAGATGGGCAAGCTGTGTGTTATCATAAGTATGAGCACCACCCTTTGAAAGTGGCACGACATGATCTAACGATCCAGACTGCCTATCGGGATGTTTTATTTCAGGATCAACTTCTTCCTGACAAATTTGACAAACCCATCTATCTCGTTCCGCTACAGTAATGTAGTCAACATACTCATAAGCACCATTTGATTTCTTGCGGGCCTTTCGTAATTGCCATTTTGCTCTAGCTTTTTCTGGATTATTTTGACGCCAGAGTCTAGACTTTTCTTTTTGTCTTTCTAGGTCATACTCTCTATTATCAACTCTCCATTGAGCAGAAGCTTTATCCTTGCAAAGCTTACATCGTGTAGTTTGTAGGCCAAACTTATAGTCTTTATCTACGTAGAAGTTTTCTGATGTGTAATCATATTCTTCTTTACAAGCCAAGCATCGGATGCGGTCAGGCTTTTCATCCCATCTGCGAGGACCAGTTTCTTTCTTGGCATATATGCAGTCCCTACATCGTGGAGTCAAACCATCTTTTCTTGATTTATCCCTATAGAAAAATTGTGCCGTAGCTGGCTTTTCTTCTTTGCATTTATAGCAAACTTTCACGTGGAGAATACGAGGATCGAACTCGTTACCTCTTCGTTGCAAGCGAAGCGCTCTCCCAAATGAGCTAATTCCCCATTGCGATGGTGGGACCAACCATTAGGTCTCCTTATGCTCTCAGCCTCCATCCGGCTGACTTTCGATTTCACCAAGCGTCCCTGGTTTCCTCTAGGTGTGGACAGTGAGGGAGTTGAACCCTATCTTTCGGTATGCAACACCGACGTGCAACCCTTGACACTTAACGCCCATTGCTAGTTCAGCCTTCCCGGAGAATTGCGGCCGCATGAGGAGTCGAACCCCCACTGAACTACGAGCCACCTGTCAGAATCGAACTGACAACCTATGCGTTACAAAGGCATTGCTCTACCATTGAGCTAAGGTGGCATTAACTTCGTTGTGCATTGTGCAATCTCTGTACTTCTTTGCACACACCACAACGACAACCATACTTATACATTGTCCTACCGTGCTTACGGTCACCCGCTCGCTCGTCCTTCGTCTTTTCCTTGTGACAAGTGTAGCACAAGACTTGGCACTTGGCAATCTCTTGTTCTCGACGCTTCTCAGAGAATGTCCAGATAGAATTTGTTACCTTAGTGTTGCGGTCTATGTGATCAAGCTCTAACCTATCAACCGAACCACATCTAACACAAGATTTTCCGTCAAAGAAATCTGCTCTACGCTTTGCGGCCCACTTTCTAACGTACTCTTTTTGGGCCTCTTTATCTGCGTATGGCATTACTTTCCTTTCTTTAGGCTCCCCCGACTGGCTTCGATCCAGTGACATTCGCTTTAACAGAGCGACGCTCTACCAACTGAGCTACAGGGGAATGTGGTCCCCCGATACTTTCGAACCCTCGGGAGCAGGGGCGGTTAGTAGTCAGCCGCTCATGATCGGCCAGTGAGTATAGTGTAGCAGACTCACTTAGACTTGTCAACTGCCTCCACGAAGTCATCAGACTCAATGAAATCAGCAATCTCGGTGAAGGTAAGGCCACGATCATTCATCGCGCTAAGGGTGTTGATTGCTACCTCGTTAACTACCCGGTACTCAGCAAGACGAACCTCGTCAGTCTGCAAACCGGCCCACTTACGAACCGTGGGAGGCAGCCATGCATCGTAGGCGTCGTCCGACTTGTCGTCCTGATAGAAATACGAGCTACCGTGAAGGGTAGGAGGCTCAATCACCTTTTGCTCAACTGCTAGCTCGCAGAGAACACCAAGGCAACAAAAGCCGCCGTCAGATTTCCGAAGCACTCCCTTAGCCTGAGGGTACTCGCCGCTGCGCAGCTTGTCAACCCACTGCTTACGAATGTTATTATCCATTGATGTGCTCCTTTGCCTTAAAATACTTCAACCTCAACCGGGCCTGAGTCTCGTCACTAAGATAAGATAGACGCCAGTCACTAAGGTTATCTTCAATATCAGCAAGCTTAACCATCTTAGCACCAGGGTCTGACTTAATGCCGTCATAGTAAAACTCGTCAGGGGTAATTGCCTGGATACCGGCGCTCTGCCACACCTGACTGTTGTACCTAGCAAGACTATCATCCCTGTCAAGCAGCCGCACCAAACGCACCGCAGCCTCGCTGAACCCAAGTGCCAGTAGCATTTCGTGAGTGAACTTGGTGTCCTCGGTCACGTCATGAAGTATAGCAGCGATCTGGACGTAAGGCAAGCCTCCCTGGGCCTGAACCTTTGCGAGCACCCGGCGCGGGTGATCAATGTAGGGTAGGCCAGCCTTATCAAGCTGGTTGCGGTGAGCAAACTCTGCAAGAGTAATTGCGTCACTGAGTGTAGCGAACTTCTGCATTAGACCTCCTTGACTTCAAGCTCGTAGATACGAGAGATAGGAATGCCCTTGATCGTTCCATCGGGCAGCTTCCAGAATAGCATAGTCTGACTGTCTTGTATAGAGACACCGTCAATGGACAACCGGCCCGTCTTGCCAAGAGGTTGCTCAAACACTACATTGTAGACGTACTTAGCCATATTATTCTCCGTAAAAGTCGTCGCATTCGCGGGCATCTTTATCAGTGCACCACATACAGTGGTTGTCGCGCTGGTGACAGGCGCAAGGGCAGATCAATCCTTAAACTTTTCAGCCAGGCGATCAACCTCAGCAGCAAGTTCCTTCTGCTCACGCTGCTTCTCGATGAGAAGTTGCCACTCAGGGTCTGCGGCACGCGGGTCATGAATCTCGTAACCAGGCGTCCACTTCTTCTTCCAGCCGCTGTAAACCCTATCGTCCAGACGGCTGCGACCCTTCTCAAACTGCTTCATTTCATCCACGGTATCAAACACACGGATAACATCAATGTCGCCGTCATTGTAGCCCATAACACCCTGGCCCTTGACTAGCCAGTAAGCAGGCTCAATGGTGGTGAAAACACCCATCGTGATCATCGGGCCACGGCCCTCGGTCTGATCGTAGTTGCGCTTAGCTGCGAAAAACTCCTGCATGTTGACCTCCTTGGTTGGTGTGCCCCTAGCCTACATGAGACTAGGGGACCTGTCAACCCTTGGGAGTTACAGCGACTACGTCCTCAGTAGTGAGAACGGGAGCCTCTGCCTCCTGCTTGTCAAGCTTATTTAGTTCCTTGTCGGCTTCTGTCTTTGTCTTAGCAGTAGCAATGGTAACCCACTGGTCATCACGACGCTCGCTAACCAAAAATACACCGGCGTTTTCCTGAATCTCATAGAGACCATCTTCGGAACGCCAGTAACCCTCTGCAACGCTAGTTGTCTTAGGCATAAATACACCTCCCTTCCGTGTGTATATTGTAACACAGGATCAGGCAAGTTCAGAATCATTTCTATCTAAAGTTACGACCCACGATCCATCAATTTCTACCCGCGCTCTGCGCTTAATAATGCGCTTAGCCTTGGCCTCTGCCCAGTTTCTACCGAAACAATACCAATTTTCAAACCACACTATGCTACGAAATGTAGCAGGTCCATCTTTCTTTAAAGAAAGGGAATATAGGCCAGGTAAGGGGGTTGGCTCAATCCTTACGCTCAGTCGTTCTTGCATAGCCAAAGTTTCGCTCTCGCTTTGACCATCGGTCGCTCTGCTCATTGCCCTTACCCTTCTTCTTCGTGGGCTGTGGACGCTTACCAGCAAATACTGTAAGTTCGCCTTCGACAATCTCGGTATCAAAACCGGCGTCGTTGTACTCTTCTGCAAGAGTCCTCAAATGCTCATCCGTGCCCTTGTAGTACAAATTCTTAGCCTTCATCACACCTCTGCGTATAGGTCTGGATTCTTATGGAAGAATCCTTCATTGTCATCGTCTAGATACACAAGCGGCTTTCGCTTGCTCATGTAGTTTGCTTGTTGCAATAGATATCTGCCGATGCCCTTGCGGCGGTAATTTGGGTCAACGAACATCTGAACGACATATCGTGGTGATCGGGCGACTGGTTCAATAAGAGACCATCCAACTAGTGTGCCTTGATCATATACCAGGCAGGCCATGCTATATCTGTACCGGCGTCTGCTGGCCTTATCCTTTGCAATTGCTGCATCTAAATCTTCACACATATAGCCCTCGTCACCATACGACAAACGCTTACAATTGATTATGGTTAAAGGGTCTAGATCAATTACTCTGAGTAACTTAACATCATACATGGATAGCCCTTCTGTACTTTACTGCTATGTGGAGCTGAGGGGATTTGAACCCCTGTCCCTCTGATCTTCCATAATATCATTATTACAGCCATTCCGTAACCCCGGCGGGTCTTACTTGGCAGTGCGGGGTATTGCGTTGCAACTTTCTGTTTCTAAGGAGTTGCCCCTCAATCCGCGATTAGGCAGAAATTAGAGAAGCCTCGGCAAGAATTGCCTCAGCCTCTGCAACTACATCGTAGTCTGCATTTATTATTTTTGAAGTCGTTTAACGTCTCTACCTCAAAGACGGGCTGCGTACATTATTTCTTTTCAGAGGTCGATACCATTTCAGCCCCTTAGGTTGTGTAGGTGAGCCTCAATTGGGCTACTATATCTCACCTATTCGACTCCAACCCAATCCCAATAGAATCAGAGTCATATTAGTTGGCCGCACAACCGGCCCCGTGCTCTCACAGGGAATCGAACCCTGATCACGAACTTCGGAAGATCGTTCTGTTCCTTACTGAGAGCGTGGAGGCAGATACGGGTTACGAACCCGTGTGACAACGCTTTGCAGGCGCGTACCTTCCCTCGGCCAATCTGCCATGTTAAGTGTAGCAGGCGGGGTTGAACTTGTCAACCCCGCCATACTCACCTCTGCTTTGCGGCGTGTGCTGCGTCCTGCTTTGCCTGACGCGCTGCTGCACGCTTCTTCTGCTTTGCCCATAGTGCCGCGCGGTATGCCTTGCGGTGGGCGTTGCTCATACGCTTGGAGGCTGGGTTGCCCTTCAAGCCGGATGGTGATGATGCCATACGAATTTAGTCACCTCCTCAGGTTATCTAATTATTCGCATGGTCAACCTCCTGAGTCATTATTACCTCCAAATATTTGTCATGCCACGAACCACCAAGACGTTCATAAGTCTTGATCGTATGGCAGTTTCTACACCGAACGTCGCACTTAGCTATCTCTACATCAATGGTTTTTAAACTCATTCCATTGCTTACTAGCTTGGCAACACCCTTTAACTTTTTCAGTCCCGGGCCGGTGGTCGAACTCCAATATTCTATAGTCAGTGTTTCCGCAATCAACACAAGGATGAGTTGAGAGATAATTAATTATGTAGTCTCTGTTTCTTTCAACTGCCTGCCGTTTAGATTCCGTAGCATACTGAGCCTTAGATTTACCGATCATCTTTCTGACCGGCTTACCCTTTGCACGAGAGTAAGCATCATTCTTTGCTTTTGTACACTGCCTGCATAAAGGATAAAGACCATCATGCTGAGCCTTATTTTTGTAAAACTCAGCATGAGGCTTTACCTCTTCACACTTATAGCATTTCTTCATGCCATGATAATAACACCATGATAATTCAAAAGCAAATTACTTAGTCTTTCCTGTCCTAAGCTTTCCATGCTTAGCCAGGTGGTCCCGCTTTCGGAACCAGCCCTTGCAGGGCGCGCAGTGAATCTGCGTGTTATCCACAAGAGTTTTGTCACCGCAAGGTGACGAGTTAGGTCCGGCCATTATGCCTCACCTCCTTCCCTAGACTGTTGGTCTAGGGAAGTCAACTGGTGTTAGTCATTCCATTCTCCTTAAAATTGATAAACGATACTACCTGATTCATCTACCTGCATCATAGGTATCTTCATAAGTTCAACTTGATAATAACACTTAACAGTTTGTATTGTTACGCCATACACTCTAGCAGGATAAGGCTTACCGTTTATATACACTGTCATCGTATCACCTATTTTGTATCTAGGCGTAGGAAGCTTACTGATTCCCTTTTCTCCTATCACGGCTTAGTTATCACTCTTCTCCTTTACACACCCGGCCGGGAGGTCAGGTCCGTCACGAACGGTCCGCTGGTCACTCCAACCAATGTAGCCCTTAGCAATACAAATCTCATTCATATGCTGCTGCTTCTGATTGTTCTCATGGGCAATCTTTGTTGGAACCAAAAAGATGCCAGCAACAATAGCTAGAACAACAATAAAAACTGCCAAACCGGCAAGAATTTCCTTAACGTGCTCCATAGGATTGCCTTTCTGTTGTTCCAATACGTGGGAGCGCGGGGCTGCTCCGACCAGCCTGATTTCCAGCTTATGAGGCTGGCGAGACACCTTTTCTCCATCCGCGCTAGTAGTGGCACCGGGAATCGAACCCGGCATACAAGAGATTATGAGACTCTTTCAGCAGCCTTGCTTGTCTGCCACCATAAAATTTGGGAGGGCTTAGAATTCACCCTCCCGTGACAGGCTTTAGTTGGATTATTGTTTCCCAACCTTTCCCCGGTATCCCTACCGGACCTGCCGTGCCTGATCAGTATAGCTGATCACTCTTCATGACGTAGAGCTACTCCGCTACTTTCGATTCGTGTAAGGGCCGCTAAACCCCTTCACTGCACTACTTGTACACGAACACCCTTGGCCTTGCGAGCTTTTAGGTGGGCTGATTCCCGAAGGTCAGCCATTAAGGCACTTTTGCTTTACGACAGGAGAAGTCTTTTGCTTATTTGAATTTGTATTCCAATATACAGTCCCCTAACCGGGGTGGGTATGTGGTGAGAGACGTGCTTCTCCGCGTAGTTCCGAGACCTTTTGAGCCTAAGAATACTACACGCCTCAATATCTTTCGCCTTGCGGGGCTACTCAAATCTCTAGTCTTTCACGAACCTGCCGGTCCAGCTACTTAACCTTCATGGAAAGCGCCCTTGATTGCGGTCTCGGACTATCTTTCCTCGCATTATCGAACGTGATGCTTACGTAGAACCCCGTCTTACCCTGCCGGGTGGCTACAGTCATTCGACCATTCGCCTGGGACGCTCACATCGCTGCAACCGGGGTGTCCGATTGCTCAACGACCAATGCTTTGTATGGACTACCCATTGCTGGGCGACAGACAACCAGTCTGCCTTTCACTATGTCACCATAGCTTATTGAGCCATACCTCATTTACTTTTATCTTGTTAGATAATCTAACAAAGCTTGTACCTCAGCAAGATCACCGTTAAGGTGTCCTTCCGCCAAGTTGTGTCTCCTACATAGTACACCACGGATGCACTGTCCGCAAGTCCTGTTCGTTCTCTTTCCTGTCGCTGGGTTAACCCTTGGACAACATTTATGATCATGGTCCACACAAAGATTTTCCATCGAACCACAAATCGAACAACCATTTGCGAGCAAAGCTTCATATTCAGCCAAAGTTAGTCTATAATCTGACCATACAGCCAGCTCCTTACGAGACTTGTTAGCTTCACCCTTTGCTTTGACGCGGTGCTTTGTTCCTCTAACATTCGGCATATCATGTACTATACATGATAAACATTACAATGTCAAGTGTTGTTCCGATATTCGGCCTCGGAACCGGGCTCTCCTGAGCTTTCCTCAGGTTGGTGCCACAAGAGGGATTCGAACCCCCGACCTTGACTTTAGGAAAGTCCTGCTCTATCCACTGAACTATTGCGGCATTGCGCTAGATTCCGACAGGTGCGTTTGGCTCGGCCTTGTCGAACTGGTATGATTTTAGCCAACCTTAATCTCATACCCTGCATCGTCTAGCAACGATTGTTGTGCCCCCGGTAGGATTTGAACCTACGACCCACCGCTTAAGAGGCGGTTGCTCTAGACCAGACTGAGCTACAAAGGCATTGTTTGATGGTGGGTCACAACCCTGTGTCGGATAGTTACCTGGCCACCCGGAACCCTTCTGTTTGAGTGACCCTGGTTGGATTCGAACCAACGTTTAACGGTTTAGAAGACCGTCGCGTTTCCCCTACGCTACAGAGCCAATTGAGGGGCTGGACTGACCGGGGAGCGTCCTCCCTCTTGCAGTCCGCAAGGACTCCCATCTTGGCAGCCCCTCTTGTCTTACTAGTCTATCACATCTTTCTCAGCGAGTCAAGCGACCCGCAGGGCCAGGCACCTTAAACTTCGGTGCGCTCTTGTGGAACACCAGCACCATGACCGCAGCCACGACGAAGAACAGTACCACACCAAGCACACCAAGCGCAAGGCTGATCAGAATGGGGCTAAAGACCCACCACCAAGACCAAGTGATCACACCAAAAACCTTCAAGAGAATGAATACAATCGTCAACGGGACTGCAATACCTCCACCGTCCATGTAATCACCCCCTGACCTTACATTCATAAATGTTTACGGATTCATACCGTTCAAAGTAACCGGCCCAAGGAATACGATATTCCTTGCCCTTAAAACTCTCCTGAAAGGGAACAACCTTACCGCCACCATAACGCATGTGTTCTGTGGTTGTCCATCCCTCATACCAGTTCTGCAATTCAAGAGCATCAATCTCGTCCTTGAATACATCAGCAACTGCATGCTGACCTTCATCGTTTCCGAAAGTATCACCATCAGAATACCGAATGATGACTACGTAAACCGTGTCACCAATATTAACATCTAGCTCTGGCGTAGGATAACCCCAGGAATAATAACCTCTGTCGTCCTCATCATTAGCATAAACACTAACACCTTCAATAGACTGTGCTGTGTTATCCCTGTCCCACTTATCGTCAGGATCACCAGGATCGGTTACCCAAGTCCTTGTATCTACACTAACTCTTAGCTTCATATCCTTGCCTCTCTGTTCGTTGAGACTAGCTTACACGACCGGCCCCGGTCTGTCAAGAAGGAACTTCAACTCCATTGTCGTTTAACCAAGTCAAAGCATTCACTGAACCGGGACCGACATCAACCTGAAAATGCAAATGAGGGCCGGTTGAATCACCATTAGCTCCAACATCAGCGATATGTTCTCCTACTTCAACGTACTCACCAGAAGAAACATACGCATGATTTTCATACATGTGTCCATAGGTAAATATTGTTCCATCGCCTGATTGAATCTTTATCCAATAACCATAACCTGAGGCCGGTCCGGAAGCAATCACTGTACCGGCGGTGGCTGCATAGATTGGTGTATTGAGTGGTGCGCCAAGATCAATTCCAGCATGGAATTCGCCCCATCTATAACCATATCCAGAAGTAAGAACTCCATTCGGAACTGGATTAATAACATCGGCACTAGTGCTAAAATCAGATTGATCTGATACGGCAACGGGCGCGGATGCTAAAGCTAGACCTCCAACCCTTAACACTTCACCTGGAATAATAAAGTCTGGATTTGATCCAATTACATCAATATTGTTCTCATACAAAGTATGCCAATCGTCAGAGATTTTAGATAGCCAGTCTCCTTCTTGTACTGTATACGTATCGGTTGAGCTTTCTACCGGCGCCTCCGGCTCTACTACAGGAATTTCCTCAGCTTGGGCTTCTTCTGGTCTCACGTCCACTCCATAATCAGTTGCTCCGGCCTTCACAGAGCAAGACGGCCAAGCGCCCCAGCCCTGTCGTGCCAAGGTCTTTTCAGCTATAATAATCTGTTCTTCCTTTGTGGCCAAATCCGCTCTAGGCGCATAATCTAATCCACCAAAAAATTCCCAAGTTGATTGGCTAAACTGTAGTCCTCCATAGTAACCGTTGCCAGTGTTTATCTGCCAATTGTTACCTGATTCACATTGTGCTACCGCCGACCAAATATCATCAGGTGCGGCGGTAGCAGGAACTACATTCCCACCAACTACAAGTATCAAGCCGGAAGCTCCCCCTACTGCCGCCGCCCGCTTTATATTCTTCATTGTATTGCTTTGTTGCCTGTGCTTCCCAGCCATTACTTAAATCAGTCCTTTCGAAGTTAAGGACCTGTATTGCCTGCAAAGCTTCCCCCTTGCTCATCGTCCGTGATGAATTGTGCTTCCATGCACTACAAGTTCTTATGTTACCTTAATTATGACATAATGTTATAATTTGTCAAGGTCACCGTCTGTAATTAATCAATTACAGGAAATCAGACAACTCATCCATAAGTTGCTTCTGTGGCTTAATTCCCACGATGGTCTTTACTGGCTCGCCGTCCTTGAATAGGACCATAGTCGGTATACTCATCACACGATAGTCTCTTGCTAGTCCTGACTCTTCATCAACATTGACCTTCGCCACTGTCAACCGGCCGTCTAGCTCATCTTCTATCCTATCAAGTGTTGGGCTAAGCATCTTGCAGGGACCACACCACGCGGCCCAGAAATCTACTAGAACTAAGCCGTCCGCGACCGCACTGTTAAAACTTTGCTCTGTTACATTTACTGACATATTACACCTCCTTTAGATGCCAAAGGGACCGGCCGAAACCGGTCCCAATGGGTTTAAATCAAACTGTGTGTAGCGGGTCCTCATCTTCTGCTGCTGGTGCATCTTCCTCAGGTGCTGGCTCTTCCTCAACTACAGGTGCTGGTGCATCTGCATCTGGAATGTCAGTAACTGGTGTTGGTGCATCCTCATCTGGGACGTCTGCAACGGGTGCATCATCTCCCGCAACTGGCTCGTCTGCTGCTGGTGCATCCTCCTCGGATGGAACTGCAACTGCATTTAGCTCGTCAACTGCTGCCTGAATTTCTGCGGCTGCTGCGTCTGCCTCGTCAAGTGCGGCATCAAGTGCTGCATTCTGTGTAATGTCCTCAGCATCTTCTGCTGCTACAAGGTTGGCGTACTGTGCACGCTCAACCTCTAGCTCAGCTCTTGCGGTTGCAAGTGCCTCTGTCACGGCGGCAGGCTGGTCAACAACTCTGTCTGCAAGTGCTGCAACTGCCTCACGCAATGCTGTTACCTGCTCATTTAAACTTGACATTTCTCTTCTCACCCCCTTTAAAATGTCCAACATTTGCACATTATATGCAAACAGGACATTGATAAAATCAGCCATATTTATGACCTCCTTAAAATTTTCTTACACCTTGATTATAGACTGAATCTATTAGGTGTCAAGCTCACTCTAAGGATAGAAATGTCACTCTAAGTAATGCTCTCACAGCTGGGATCGAACCTACGGAGTAATGGTTTAACGGACCATTCTAACTACCAACAGTTAGCCCACGAGAATACGTGCCCGATACTTAGTCATTCCCCTTGGGACCGGGGGTAGTGCGCCTGCTCAGAATCGAACTGAGTTGATGAATACAACGGGTTACAACCGCCGCCCCGAACCGTTGGGGCATCAGACACTGGTCGTCCAATATCACCGTTGGACTAGCGGGCTAAAATGGGTTAGCAGTTTCATCGGCCTAACTTCACTAACAGTTTGCTTGTGCTGTTGCCAGAAACCACCGACGACTGCCGGTGACGGGTGCCGACCCCGCTTACACAAGGGCTTATCTCTGCCTAGGCTCCTATTCGAATATCGGAACCTTACGTAAGTGTGATAGGATTCGAACCCACTCAGCAATTGCAAATGGGTTACAGCCACCCCCGACTCTCCCGCTTCGGCGCACACTCATGAGAGCATTTCTGCTCTGTCTTACATTCTACTCTATCAACCCGCGCTTGTCAAGAATCTTGTTAAGCTTGTTGTAAAGTTCAATAACATCTATGATGTCTAAATCAAGGACTCCAAAAATTTCACCCTTCTTGCCCTTGTCCATAACGATGATGCATTCATCACCATCGTTCCACACTATCATCATATATTACTCCGATGTGTAGTAGTTGTCAAGAGCGTTGCAAATCTTCTTGCCAAGAGGCTCTGGAATAAACCCAGCATGATAAGCCTGGTCGAGCTTTTCCATCACCCACCATACGAACATTATCATGTTGTCTCCTTAGTTTAAGTGCCCATTGTTAAGACCGGGCCAGTCTAGGGACGAGAAATCTCGTCCTCCACCACCTAGTTATTAAGGTAACTAGGAACCTAAATTAAGCGGACCAATCGTACTCTGTCCTGCACGAAGATCGAAGTCAGCCTCAGTAATTGGCTCGTCCCAAGCGGGATCACCAGCCCTGCGCCAACCATCAGGATCATAAACCCGGAATCCCTTGATAACCTGCCATTCTTCGGGAGTCTTAAGATCAGTCATCGTCATCCTCACTGTAGAAGTCTCTCATAGCATAGCTGAACCCTTCCCAGTTGTCAACCCCTGCATCTTCAACACAGCTTCGCCAAAGTGAATCTTCCTTAAGCGAAAGATACTCAGTCATAGGGATCGTGACCATCTCACTGTTTGCCATTAGTAACCTTTCAGACTATTGATTCGTAGGTCTTGATGATCTTTTCAAAAGCCTCAACATTACCCATTGAATCATTGACGGGATTATGATCGTGTACTGTTACACGATACTTTTTCCATTGCTGTGTGCGTGACCAATCTCCTTGGAGACCGGCCCAAAAGTCAGAAATCCTACGGCCAGAGTGACCAAAAGGATTATCTCGCAGAGCCTTGTCGAAGTAATAAGCTATCCACATGAAGTCATATGCTGGATTATCACTTACGAATACTGGTCTACCTTTGACATTTGTCTTTAGCCAACTTCTGAACCCGGCCATGACCGGCTCCAAAGGGTAAGCCTCTCCAACAATCATTGGCTTTGCTGGAATCTCTGGATTAGGAATCGCATCCCACAAGACGCCGTGGAAAGTCTTTCTTGATCCGTAGTGTACTGCGCCAAACTCTGTCATTTCTCCGCTGAATGGCGTTAGGTCCGTTGCTTCTACGTCTACGAACACTAGATTATCATATTTAGTCATGTACCGCCCGTGGGGGTCGAACCCACAACTCATGGAGTAAAAGTCCAGGGTGATTGCCATTTCACCAGAGCGGTTTATTTTGCACGATTCTTTCGCTTCCATTCGCGCAAGTATTCATTTTTCTTTAGCCTGCAAGGATCACACTTGCAATTCTTTTTACCAGCCTTACCACCACCATGCTCTACAGCGGCCTCTTGCGCTGACTTATCCTTGTGACAAGTATGGCACAGAACCTGACACTTGGCAAGCTCTGCCCGCAACATATTTTCATTGCCGCTTGTGAGAATCTGTCCTATATTGTAGGACTTATCTTCACGATTGATGTGGTCAATTTCTAATTCTTCCGTTGCTCCACAATTAGCGCATTTAGCCCCTTGTGAGTCAATCCATTCTTGTCTACGCCGGTGGTAGCGGGCAAGCATATACTCTTTCATGTTTGAAGGAGGCATTATCCCACATATACCTTTTTCTCGTCCCAAGCAAGACCACGTTCTTCTGCCCATACCTTACCCTTTTCGTAATGCTCCTGAGAGCAAAACCACATGAAGCTTAGCGAGGCAAACGTCCCCAACTCTTGTTCTCTTCTGTAGCAGCCATTTAGCTGACATTGTATTGTAGTCACGTAGGCGCACTCGGATTCGAACCGAGAATTTAGGTGTAAGAGACCCAAGTTTTACCATTGCTACTATACGCCCATAAAGGGGAAGAGGTTTTAGGTTCCGCAGACTTAGCAACAATACTGCCGGTGGTGATCTTAACCTATTGTGACACTGAGTAGTGTCGAGCTTCTTACACTCTCTCTTCCATATCCCGCCGACGCCTGGCGAGAAGTTCTTGTCTCTATATTCTAGCAGGTTGTGTTGTGCTTGTCAACCCTCGCGGGTAATACGATTTTGAGCGTGACGATCAAAAGTTTCCTGGACGGTCTCACCAACAGCGCTATTGACTGTCATGACATATTCAGGCTCATTAACTTCTGACTCTAGCTGATCAATTACCCAGTCGTTAAAGTTTTCACCAAACTTAACAAGGTTATCATTAAGCATATAAAGCAAATAAGCAGCATAGACTAATGTAATGAAAATAAGAAAGCTCATGGTGTTTGCTCACCAACCATCTCTAGCGTCGATGCGACACCGGCCAAAATGCCGGTCTTTAATGCTCTCATTTCATGCTCGTCGAGCTTCGTGCCTGACTTATCAAAGACTTGCATAACAAAATCTTCCGCCCTACGAGTAGCTTCATCAACAAACTTGACGGCATTGACTTCATTCACAAAATCTCCTCAATCTCACTTCGGTTCGTGTACTTATACACCGGCTTGTCACCACGGTACTGTAGGATACGGACCAGCCTGTCAACCGGGCCGACCTGCTCATCCGTCGCAGGGTCAGTAATGAAACCATACCCTACGTCAGTAACATACGCAACCCCGAAGCTGCCACGAACCTTATCCCCACGGCTAACATCAATCATTGAGGCCCTCCTTCATTGTCGTTGGCATCAGTCTAGCTGCTCTTTGCCTTCCTGTCAACCCCCGCCGCTCTCATGAACGTACGGTGTCTATGGCAGTTTGAGCACACCAAATCGCACTTAGCAACTTCTGCTAAGAGCTTAGCTATATCTCCGGTTTTTGCCAGATCGTAAATGTTTCCGATTTTGATGCCTCGCACGTGGTCAAAGTCCATCATGTAATGCGGGTAAAATTCCTTGCAGTCTATGCAAGATCGTCCTGTTTTAAGTTGGATTATCAACTTACGGGAAGTTCGCCGTTTGTCTTTCTTTGTCACAACACCGGCGAACTCCGTCATATACCTATTCAAGTCTTGCCTCTCGCCAGGACAGCACCCAGGCTGCCCAAGTCCTCCGTACGGGATTTGAACCCGTGCTCTCTTGATTGACAATCAAGCGCTTTTAACCTGACTAAGCTAACGGAGGATAATACTGCGCGATCCATACCGGACTTGAACCGGCAACCTCTCGCGTGACAGGCGAGTGCTCTGACCAATTGAGCTAATGAATCATTGTTTTACCAAATATAATCTTCATACCAATTGCTATTTTTCTGTCGTTTGCCACCTATCTTGATCGACAGCTTAAGCTTACCACAAGCTTGCTCAGATGTAAACCAAAGAACTTCATCAACTTTTGGTACATAAATTGCAAAAGCATCAACCTCTTTTGAGGTGTATGAGTGTCCTTTTCCTGCCCTATCTGTGTATTTTAAACTTGCATATACTGCGGTTTGAGTATTACTTGGCTTGGCATCTGCATATTTTACCTGCACCCGCCATAGCCTATCATTGTCATCTACAACTAGATCATAGCGTGCAACTACTGCTGGTCTAGAAGCTATATATCCTTTTTCTAAGGCTTTTAGTTCGACCCTGGCTTGCGCCAGGTCACCCTTACGATTACTTTCCATTAGTTCATCTTACCATCCTCTTGCAGTCTCGTCAAGCACTGCTCACCTATATCAAGCGGAGCCCACTCACCATCAAATTCAACTTCGATAGTAACTACTGCCGGTTCTGATTGACAAGAATTACACCAAATTACGTGCTCCATTTTAACTCAATTCTTCAAAGTCTAGAACCTCAACACTTTGTACGTCTACTCCGCAGAAGTCTCCTTCGCCAAAGCAATCAGTAATTACTTCCGTGGCATCTGAATCACTAAATGCCTCTACTTGTACCTGTAGCATTACGGAAACCATATATGTATTCATAACTGCATAATAGCCTTATTCTGCTTTTAATGCAAGTGCGTCAAACAGGATTCGAACCTGCATGTGTCCATTAACCTTTCAAAACGTTCGTAGCGTTAGGGTATATTGACGCATTAACGAGCAGTTTCCACGCATGCTCAGGCGTCTACTTAGTATAACAGATCAGAATGACCAGTGCAAGTCTGCTGTCTCTTCCTCTTGCGCTAGCTTAAAGAAGTGCGACAAGGCCGAAGACATTTCATAGTCCTCATAAAAAGTGCCTAGAGAATCTTCTTCATCCTCTGGACCCTTAACCCACCAAGGCATTAGCCAACTGGAACAACGGTCTGGACATTGCTGTCACCGCTAAGGCAGTTGAAGGTAGCAGGCAGAGGACCGTTGTTGTTAACGTTCCAACTGTTCATAACCTCCAGGCAGTAGCGCTGCAAAGACTCAGGGGTCTGAGACTCAGCACGAATGCGAGCAGTCTCAGCCTCAATCTTAGCCTTCTCCTGCTCCGCAGTTGCACGCTCAACATCAGCGTTAGCAGCAACGATACGGTCAAGGCTAGTCTGTGCACGATCACCAAGGCCAACGTTGGTGACAGAAACGGAGTCAACAGCGACACCATTCTTGCCAAGAGTCTCCGCAAGGAGCTTCTGCACGTCAGCGGTGATCTTGTTCAGGTTGTTACCATCAATGGCGTCAACCGGGGTGTAGTTAGAGAAGGTAGTCCTAAAGGCATTCTGAGCCTCAGAACGAACAAGCTGGTCTCGAACATTGTCGAAAGTCTTGTACTTCTTCCAAAGGTCCTCAGCACCCTTAGAGTCAATGCTCCACCGAACAACAACCGAAGCCGTACCAGAGGAACCGCCCAGGAACGAAACCGGCACAGCGCCGTCGCCCTTAAGCTCTAGATACTGAACCTGCGTAGAAAACTGCTCCACATTAGACCACGGAGCCGTCCAGTGGAAACCATTATCAAGAGTAGCATCGTACTTACCGAAGCTGGTCTGAATTCCGACCGACCGCGCATCGACCGTGGTGGCGCTAAACAACGCAGTCACGATACCAAGCACAAGGAGAGCAGCTACAGCAGCACCGGCACCGCCGGTCCGACCGTAGTTATCGCCCCGACGGTCGGACTTAGAGAAGATGGCAACAAGAAGGCCAATGATGAAAATGATTCCCAGGACAATTGCAATGCCAAAGTACATGTTGTGCCTCAATCTGTAGGGGAAAAAGAAGAAGGTTTCAGTAGACTACAGCAACCCACAAACTCTAAGTGACTCCCCCCGGAGTCGAACCGGGATAACACGGGCTTCAACCGTGTGCATTACCATCTCTGCCAAAGAGCCATTACCGGGCTGTATGATCTGCTTTCGCTACAGGGACAGCTCCCGGCCTTGTAAAACTAGTGTATCAAAGATAAGTAAGGCTGTCAAACTGTTGTTCATGGAACGCTGTCAGATTCACAACCCGTCTGCTTGCCTTACCAACTCGCTTTAGCTTACCACCCTCAACTCTCACTGTCAAGCGCTTCCATCGTATGTCGTCTGGATCATGAACAAGCTCACCTGTCAATAGGTTACCTGAGTTGACTCCAATGGCAACAATGTCACCCTCTCGCAGTAGGTTTCCCCTACAGTCTAGCATCTTGTTCCTCCATGTACAATGTCAAGTTCAAAATGTTTTTATCTATACCGTTCCGTCCCCACTTCTGAGGATAGTACATACCATGCTGTGTCTCTAGATGATATGAATGCTTTTCTTCCTCATCATACCGGAGGGTTCCGATAACTAAGCCCTTAGTGGTAGAGCCATAAGCTACCTTGTCACCGGCCCGCAGTGGCTTTCTGTGAACGTCAGGCATCGTCTTCCTTTTGCTTAACTAATTCCTCAATCTCCTCATTAGACATCATGGTGCCCAGCAAGGTACTGAGATTAAGAATATATCTGGGATTCTTACTAATCACTGTATCATGATTGCCATTGATATCGTGAACGTGTAAACGCTTTGTCTCTTCCGGATCACGACGAACCCGATACATCCAAATTCCCCATTCACCGCCCTGAACAACAATGTCTCCATTGGCTACGGTATTATCAAGCTTATCGACTGTGGTCAATTGATTCTCCTATTCAGTCCCTGCATACGGTTGATCTTCTCAATCGTATCAACAACCGCATCTGGACCGCCGACTGCCACAGTAAGTAAAGCCGGAATCCGCGTAGCGAAACCGGCCATGATTGCGTCCTCGGCTGTCACCTTGACGCAATGGTCTGTAGCAATACCGATCACATCAACAGAGTCAACGTTCCGTGCTGTAAGCCAAGTGTACAGATGATCACCGTTGACGTCAACCCCTTGGAAGCCAGAGTAGTCTGCACGACCCTGGCCCTTGTAAAAGATCGCCTCAAAATCATCAGCGATGGCCTCAACCTGAGGCACAAACATAGCACCCGTAGTGCCCTGGATGCAATGGCTAGGCCAAGTGCTCACGTAATTAGGGTTGTCGGAAATGTGTCCACCGTTGGAGTCTCCTGGGAGGTGAAAGTCCTTTGTCGCAACAACATGATCGTAAAGACCAAAACTCTTAAGAGAAGAAATAGCGTTAGCAATAAGATAACCGAGCTTGATTCCTCCCTCGACCGGCAGTGAACCACCCTCAACAAAGTCATTCTGTATATCTACAACAATGAGTGCTCTGGTCATATTAGGGCTCCGTGACTGTAAGTGAGTAGAAGGAACCTTCCCTCATATCATTGGAAGCTGACACAGACACTCTAGCAGACTTAGGGAAGTCCTTGCAAGCCTCTACAAGATCAATTAAGTCCTGTAGAGTGATCTGTGAGCCGGCAGCCTTTGCTGTCCTCGTCACCTTAACTCCCATGATTATCCAATCTCAATGTACGCTTGGTCAGATTCCCACGGACGGTCACCGGGAGTAACTTCAACGCTAACTATTTTCTTTCCGTCCCATCCCTCTGTTTCCTTCACAATTGTACGAAGGTCATCCAGGGTAAACGGACCGTAATAAGTTCTGGACTGACTTGTCCTCACTGAGCCTCCAATATCTCTTTGCTTGTCTTGGCAGCAGCATGTAGATCATTTGCGAAATCTTCAAGATCGCTAGTGCCCTTGAACATGATTCCACCGTTCATAGCAAATCTAACTGATGTACGGCTAGTTGTCAATAGCACATCTGCACCGGCGTATTTCGCTCGGGCCTCTACCGTTTTCTTCTGCGTACGGTACTTGTAATCCCACATGGGGCCATCCTATCTATGGTAGGGAAGTATGGAGGGTCTAGAGGGAGTCGAACCCTCTGTGGGATATACTCATGGAGTCACAATCCAATGCCTGACCGTTTGGCGTTAGACCCGGAGGGGTAAACGGGCCACGATCCCGCCACCTGCACGTTGGCAACGTGCCGCTCTACCAAGATGAGCTATTACCCCAATTCGCTTAAACCCATGAAACAATTATACTTTGGTTCGATTCAAAAAGCAAACTTGAACACTACCACATACTACTGACTTACCAGGGAACCAAGGTGTCAATCATGACAGCCATGAAATCCTGTAGGTCAGTGCCTGGCGGTGCATAAACTACAGGCTTACCAAGCTTTCTCGCCAACTCCAACTCATGATCGGTGCCCTTGCCAGGGATACCAAAGGGCCGCATGCAAACAACCACATCGCTGACACCAACAATGAAATCATTGTGAGCCTGAGCCCGCTCATCCCAATTTCCTAAAAATGCCAGATGCGGACTATAAACCAAATAACCGTTACTCACAAGATAATCTCGTAACATAATCCGCCATGCCCGGTACTCAACAGCTGGCCGCGAGTTAAACCGATCCGGGTCGTCCGGGGTGTTCCACCAGTATTCGATTGGGCCTATCAATGCAACGATTGTACTCATTGTGTGTCCTATCTACTAGCGGGTTGCTGATGGGACCAGCGCACCAGTCCCATCAGCGCCTGTCAAGCCTTCATCAACTTCTCAGCGAACTGAGCTATTGAATCCTCTGTCAAATCATAACCATCGATTTCTGCCTTGGCTAGCTCAACAGCTTCTGACCAGTGCTTGACCGGAATCAAGTCCTTCTCAGTAAGGTCGTCTCCAAAACCGTAGCATGAGCACCCGCTGTCTACTGCAAAGAAAAGGTTTCCCTCATCATCCTGCAACAAAGCAGCAATGTGCCAGTCATATGAATACTGTCCCGTTTCCGCGACAACACCATAGTTCTTGCCATCAATCATCATGTTGTAATCATTAATCATTGCATTTCCTCCTTGTTTGTATGGTTATCCGAAACCAAAGATACATTAAGGTAGGAACGTACTCCCACGGAGAATCGAACCCCGACTCTTGGACTGAGAATCCAGCGGACTAACCGTTATCCTATGAGAGCATGTACGTGTTTTTAGCGAGGTAAGCCGCATCCTCGTGATCGTGAGATATCCATCTACGGAAGGTTTGACCCTGTTTAACTCACTGATTATATTGTAGCAGACTCAGATCAGAGTGTCAAGCACCGCTCTTAACTCTGCCTTTGTCATACTGGGATCACTCTTCCACTTTAGCATCCAGAATCTAGCTTGGTCAAGCCTTGCTAGATCGTTGTCTGATAGAACGATAAGACTATTAATGGAAGGGCTACCCTTTGAATCTAGCTCAACCGGCCCCCAGGCTGATTCCCTATCAGGAGTAATCCTGTATGTACTGCCAAGAGTATACTTGTATACCACCCGCGCCGTACCCTGAGATTCGTCAACGCTTTCAACGACACCGACCTTATAATCAGAACCATTACCCTGCCGGGCACCGCGATAGACAACACTACCAGGAACGATATCCTGTCCAAGCCAATTTCTCACTAATCCTCCAAGTATGCTATAGCTGCATGCAAGTTATTTACGTCGTCCTTAAAGCCGCCCAAAGATGTGTTACAGGATCGGCACAAAAGGCCACGAACCTTACCAGTCACATGACAGTGATCAATCTGAGGAACATTGTCTCCAAATTCATCGCCACAAATTGCACAGCAACCATCTTGGTTGTCAAGCATTAACTCGACCTCTGACCAAGGTATGCCGTATGTCTTTTCTTTGACTCGTCGCCTGACTAACACCTTATTGTCAGCATACCATCGCTTATGCTTTTCCTTTAGCCGATCAGAATTGTCTTTACGGAACTGCTTTCTCTGCTCTCGCACCCTTTCGGGGTTCTTAGTACGGTAGGACTTGTCATACTCTGATTTGCATGACTTGCACTCGCCATTACGACCAATTGCCTTGGAGGCGTTCGCACTGAACGCCTCCAAGGGCTTTAGCTCCTTGCAGGAACTACACTGGATCAGACGTAGCCTCTGCTCTTAGCAGATACAAGGGCCGCAGTGAGTGCACAAGCGCTAGCGCCGTCACCCCAACCGCTCTGCTCATGAGTAGTAACACCGGAACCCTCACGAATTGCATCTGCAAGGGTGAACTCCATTGCACTCAACTCAATAGCACCAAGCTCTGCACGAAGCTGCTCGGAAAGCTCTGCTGCCTTCTCGTCAATCCTTGCCATTTTCTTCCTCCAATAGTTGTTTGATTTGTTCTTCGAAACTTGCAGCCGCTAGCTTCATGGCTTTCATTTCGTTTGCGGACTTCTGAATCTTATCGGTGACCTGCTTTAGATCAGCACGAAGCTGGTCTAGCTTGGCCTGCCGCTCCTTCTCTTACTTCTCCCTCAGGATATCATCCTTGGACTTGAAGCGCAAGTCCACGTCCAAAGTTTCTAGCCAGTCAGCAATAGCCTCGCGGGTCCACTTGTGGTAGTCGTTAAGGTTAATGATGATATCCTTAATGGGAGCCTCTTCCTTCGTGACCGGGTGCTTTACCCGTGCATTAAGACCAGGAAGAAGATCAATCTGATGCACGAAGTCACTAGAACTACCGGACTTCTTAATTGGCTTCATATTGGCGGACTCAACAATCTTGTCTGCCTGTTCCCAATAAATGGGACTCCCAGAGATGCTATCGCCTATCAGAAGATAGCCGTACTTGTTAACCGGAGTCTCCCACGGTATCGGGCTATAAGGCTTAGGCTTAGGGTTACCGAACAAGCTCTTGCCGTTGTACTCCATATCCTTCATGTAGTACCGCATAGCATCATAGAACTCGTATGGTGACGAAACCTCTTGCGCTGCCTTCTTACAGATCATATCTGTAATAGCTGCATCACTGGTTGAATAAGCGTCGAGGGTAGACAGTGCAAGCTGAATGTAAACACCATCCTTGTTGTAGCTAGTCTTTTGCATGTCCGTGTAAAGGATTTCAATGTTGATAACATCATTCATGGTTTCATACCAAGTTTTTACTTGGTCAATACGGTAACGCATTAAACCCCTCCCGGTCCCCGGCCAAGGACCGGGGCATAATTTACGTAATGTTGTTCAGGAACTCAGTGAACGTGTTGGCATACGTGTAAGTCCTTGACTTACCAGTGCTGTCCTTGTAGTAAATGCTCAACTCAAAGTCCTTCTCAGGACCGCAAGTCTCGCATCCACCCCAGGAGTAGACGTCTACTTCTTCATTGTAGCCGGTGACCTCAATCGCGTCAACCCCTATGCTCCGAAGATACTCTCCGATGCCCGCATTCATTCTGTCCTTCCAAGTCATTCTAATTCTCCTATCGTAACAAAGTAGGGCAAAATTGCTCTATGGCGCTCTCCATTGTAATGCATAATAAGAGCATTACCTTCAACGCGACCGGCCATGATGCGCTCAGGAACAGCAATGTGCTCTCTAGTGAAGGTGTATACGTTGGCCTGCCTGTGCTCAGACTTGACCGACCACTTGGCAAAGTGCTTGTCCAAATCGATCTTAGGATCAATTGCAGTCATCTTGACAATGCGACCAATTTCTCCATTATCGATACTGAACCAAACTAGCAGATTCATTTGCCCTCCCTTCTTTAGTAAGGGACCCCACTCTGATGAATAGGGTTTAATGCGGAAGCAGTGGGGTTCGAACCCACAAGGGTTTTATCCTCGTCGCATTTCAAGTGCGATGCCGTCGGCCAGCATTCGGCTTGTACTTCCAGATTCCCTCAGAATTCTATTTCGTCGGGATCAGACTTTTTCAAGTCAGGCTTTGTAGCATCTAGCGGTTCAAAATGAACATGGTTCATGTGCCCATCTACATAACCACCGGTTGCATAGTTGACAGCTTCGTCATCTGGCACAAAGTTAAAGTAGGGTGGGTCATTAGTATGACCAACCACTTTCCAGTTGTTTGATACTACTTTTGGGTCAGCTGATTTCACCGTTTCTTCCGGAGCATCTTCAAAAGTTACTTCTTCTGTCCAGTCTTCGTTAGATAGTTTACCCTTATCATCATAATACTTAGAGTATCTTACCGAACGTGACTTAATTTGCCTCCCTTCCGGGGCCGGTTGGTTGAACTCAATATCTATCTTTACCTTACCAGTTTTTGCCATGTAGGAGAGGTGGGAATCGAACCCACTGTCGAGAGGATATAAGCCACTTGCACCTACCAGCGTGCTGCTCTCCCATACGGTTGTCCTACCAATTAGACTACCGGCCCAAAGTGGACCGGACAGGATTCGAACCTGCACTTACCTTAAGGCTGCGTGCTACCATTACACTACGAGACGGATTCGAACCGTTCTTCAACCGTGCGTAGGCGACGGTGGGGATCGAACCCACGACGTATCGGGTGTAAACCGATTGTTCTACCGCTGAACTACGCGCCCATGAGGGGGCAGGATTTCGCCTGCCCCGCAACTAACTATATTCTATCACCATTCGTCGAGCAAGTCAAGCTTGTCTTGCAAGTCTCTCAGAAAGGTGATAGTGCCCAGGTGTTGAACTAGGCACTAGCTGAGCTTCATAATCAATGTCAAGAATTGGACGGTGGGCGTCACCGGAAAAGAAGAAGTCATCATCGTCAATCTTTGACGTGATCATATTCGCCTTGGTAATCTCGGTGTCCTTCCAATCAGGAGCACCATCATAAGTTAACTGTACCGGCGTGCCTGAGTCACTATTGATCTTGGCACGAACCGTCTTGTTACCATGAATGAACTTCGGGAGTTGATCCCACAACTTACTAGCTACCTTCAATGCACGTCCTAACTAGTCGAGTTTGTTACGATTAGTCCCTAGGGATTTGCGTGAGGCAGGTTGGATTTGAACCAACGTGGTACCAGCTAACCTTTCAACACCTTATCAGGGTGAGGGTATACTGCCCCAGGCTGCACCTTATTTAGCCTCATGTGCATTTAGAGGGATCTTACGAAACCGCGCGATTCCGCAAAGTAGACCCGGGCTGTTCTGCCATTAAACTACATGCCTCATAGATGTTCTAGACCATCTATCTTCCCCTAGAAGTTTGCAACCTCCTAGATTCTACGACGCGCTAGGATTCGAACCTAGACTACCCAGCGTCGGGAACCGGGGAGTCGAACCCCGTTTTTTCTGATCCCAAATCAGACGGATTAACCATCTTCCTCGTTCCCGATTAAATCTTTTGCTCTTTGATGTGATCTTTCAGCATGACAATTCGCACACACAAGCTCACACTTTGCAATCTCTTCCAAGATTACAGACCAAGAAACTCTTGACATTAAGTATGATACATGGGCTGTCTTGTCCAAACCAATATGATCATATTGCATCACATACGAAGGATATTGAACACCGCAGTCAGTGCAAGGCGCAGACTTTAGTTCTGCTAGCTTAGCAGCCCTGCGCGCCCTTGCCTCTTTCGATCCCGCCTTATACTTACCACTATTGGCCTTGTACTGCGCTGCCTTACAATCTTTGCATCCACGCTGCAACAAATCTTTTGTTCCTGTTGCCTTAGCGAATGCATCGAAGGGCTTTTCTAACTTACACATCGAACATGTTTTCATACATTAACTGTAATAAACATCTGTTCAAAACGCAAACATAGTTTGAACGTGCGGGTGGCCGGAATCGAACCGACGTCATATGGACCCAAACCATACGTCTTACCACTATACGACACCCACATTATTACTTACGCACCCGCTGTAGGAGTCGAACCCACGCTAGAAAGGTTGGAGCTTTCTGTGCTTCCGTAACACTTAGCGGATAAAAGCCTTGCCAGTCCCGGAGGACGACAAGGAGTAATGTCTTGCACGTACGCGCAGTCCGTGTGGGATTCGAACCCACGTTCACTCAGATTGAAAGTCTGGTATCCTTACCGCTAGACCAACGGACCATATGGGCGTTTAACGTCTGTAACCCGGTAGACGTGGAGAGCGAGTAGCCGGGTTCGAACCGGCGAGAAAACGTTGGAAGCGTCTTATGTTACCACTACATCATACTCGCATTGGAGGGACAGTTTCAAGTCAATGTCCCAGGACAGCTTATCAGATGCTACTATTGTCTGTCAAGTGCGTAATCCGCTAGGATCACTGAGACTTGAACTTACCGACAACGTTGCGAGCAGCTGTGTTGGTCTTATCACGAAGCCAACCGGCTGTTGCCTGGTTAAGCTTTGGTGTGTACCTACCCTTACCTCTAGCCATATGTAGCACCTCCTATTTTACAATTTTACCCGAAGGCAAGCTCTCCCACATGGTTTCGATCCACATCTAAAAGATTCAGAATCTTTTGTGCTGCCATCACACTCTGGGAGAATGTATACTCATATTGTAGCAGGTCTTACTTTCGTTGTCAACCCTTAGGAGCGGCCCAGCCGGTTTGGGCCGTTCTACCGTAAGGCCAACCTCAATCACCGACATATTCAATCGGAGCGTTTTCATTGCCTCAAACTCTTGATACTTCTCATAAGTGCAATACCAACTGTATTCTTTTCCACCGGGGGTGAAGTACACAGTTAATGTTCCTTCTGAACCGTCTGAATCTGGATCGATTTCTTCTAAAAGAGCATCGTCCACTTCACCGGCGGACCATGACACTAGACTTACATCCAGCTTACGCTTTAGCAAGTTTGGTGAAAATGAACCATTCCATACCATGTGCGGGCGGTGAGAGTCGAACTCACGATCCCCCTTTTAGAGAGGGGAGCTTTAGGCCACTAAGCTACGCCTGCATGGTGGAGTGGTAATTATAGTCCCCACCCCCAGGACTTCCCTGATGTTATTCAGTCTATCATACCTAAGTCTACACTGCAACCACCTCCTTTAACGGAGATGATCTATATGCCTCTTACTATGTCAAAACGAATTTGCATAAGCAAAATGCCCAAACAATTCCTGCCGGGCGGGCAGGTCGCACAGCGACAAACTCCCCATAAACCATCATGCCAAGTATTACCTTCGACAAGGATGGAATCGTGAGTTGACGCAAGCATATCCTGCATGACAGGATCACTGAACTTGGTACGAACGATATCATACATCAGCACGTACCGCCAGTGCTTATCCCAATCATTACGCAATGTAACTACACGACCACGACGCTTCGCTTCACCGGGCGTCTTTGCATCACGCACCCAAATGCGTTCTCCGGGTAGTAATGTTTTCGCTGCGTTGAAAGCGTGCTCCGACGTTCTCCAAGTCTCGCCTTCCCACTCAAAGGGACGGGCATAGAAATTAGAAAGAAAGTCGTATTGACCAGTAAAGTTGTCAATGGTCGTCGTCATATCTAGCTCCTAGGTGTCGGCTCCGTTCATGCCATCAGTGTACACCCTCTAGTCCTCGCTGTCAAGGTTCCAGTTGGCCCTGTATGGAAAAATGGGGCCACCATCTTTACCACTGCGTAATCCTATGCGACTGCCCAAAGTTTCGGATACATATGTTGCAGCCTGAATGAGCAAGGCTGGGCTATCTTTAAACATGCCTAGCCCAACATTGCAACGATTACACAGTACACCACGAACACAGCTTCCACAAGACTTTTGTCCCGGGCAACAGTTATGGTCGTGATCAACTACGGTTCCCCTACCAGGAACAAGCGTTTCCTTGCAAATCACACAATAACTATATTGTGTAACATCTACACCCCACTTAGCAATCGAGTTTTTCTTAGCATTACAGGGCTTGCAAAGATTTAAATACCCACCAGCGCTATTTTTGTTCTTTGGAAACTCCAAAATGCTTTTCTCCAAGAAACATTCACTACAAACTCTAATGCTGTCTGGAGACAACACAGTTCTCCGGGCGGCTCTCTTCTTATTGTCTGCCGTCTGGCAAGGACGGCAGAGCGTGTAAGGAATACCATTCTTTCGAATATTAAAGTGATCTAATGATTGAAACACCTTACAATCCCTACACACCCTGCCGTCCTCTGACCAATTTTTATTTGCCATGCGATCATTATAGCACTGGTCGCATTATGGTCGCACTTCCTAGGTGCCAGTAATCAAATTCTGCAAGGCAGAGCCACGCTCAACAAAACCAAGGTAGCACATCCAGCAGTGATCGAAACCGCTGTGGCTGCACTCCTTAGGAGTCTTCTTGTATGCAGAGGGCGCAGCAGCAGGCTGCGGTCCAGACTCACAGTCTGGACAAACTTCACCGATGAACAAGATTCGACCGTTGTAACACGTGTCACAAATCTCAGGACGCGGACCACGCACGGGCTTAGGCTCACGAACGGGAACAATGAAGTTACCGTTTTCGTCCGGAAGCTGGTGACCCTTGATAGCGTTACACCGCTTGTGCTGAATCTGTAGGTTGTCCAAGGCATCAATTTCAGCCCTAGTCCAACCCGCCTGCTTAGCAAGAAACTGAGGGTAAATGTGGTCAAGTGTGTCAATGTCGTTAGGGTCACCAAGAGGACGGACGCAACCTGGGAAGGTGCACCTGTAACCGTCTCGTTCCGCTAGGAAGGCAAAAATCTCAGCCTTCGTCATATCCATTGTCATTCGCATCTTAATTCACCCCTAATTCTGCTAGGAATTGCCATGTGTGGAAACTCTAAGCGTGTATCATCTAAATTCTTAGCCTTCTTTCGATTATTGCACTCCCAATGGGTAAGTGCTACATTGTCTACTGTATCTGTCCCACCGAGAGACAGAGCAATTACATGATCTATCGACGGGCTCTCCGTCAACGTTGTGCCACAAAGATAGCACGTCTGACCGTCCAAGTCAAGAAGAATCTGGATCGTGTAGTGATCACCCTTGCCTGACCGTGACCGGCGACGGTTGTTTGCCCTGATCCGATCCTGTCTAATTCTAATTATAGCACAATCATCACAGTACCGCTTTACCCTTTTATCACTTCCTGTAGGGTTGCCACAGTCACGGCAAGCAGGCACATCAGCGTAATTTGCACCGTACCTGTAAAAATGCATGTAGTGCTTAAGGCAATAGCCCCGCCTTTCGGCAGGGCTATCACATTTAGCATCGTTACAAGTCATGTTGTAATTATACCACTACTGAGACTCTTTCCACAACCGCAAACAAATCTCACGAACAAACTTTGAGTAATGCTTCGTAATCTTGCCTGGCGGAACTGTATCATGAACCTGAAAGCTCATCAACAGGTCCCTGATGTTCTCGTACGTTGTAGGGCACAAGCTTACCACCTCGCCGCCGACTTGTAAAGACCTGTAGTGGGTGGGCAGTGGGACGTGCCGCTCCACGCACTTGCAATCGTCTGTCATATTATTCTTGGAACACTCTCTAGAAAAGCCTTAAGCTCCGGTGGCATTTGCTTCTTAGGAGCAGCAATAACACCAGTCTTCTTGGGTAGTTCGTTCCGTGCAACCTTTCTTACGTCTTTAACTGTCTTTACTTCAATTTCTGTGTCTGCCGACCGAGGAGTTCTTCGAATTGCATTGAAGATAGCACCAGCCGTTGCGTCGGAAAGGTCCTTATACCCCTGCCTTGGGTGGTCGATCTTTCCGTTAGGGAAGAGTCTTAGTCCTAGTAGTTCCTCTCTAATAAGAGGTTCTAGTGGTCCGTGCAACCGGCCCGAGTTGAGAACAACGGCAAAGTCAACGTACTGCTCCTTCTTAACTGAAAGAAGGTCAGTACGAATACCGATGCTGGCAAGGTACTTTCTCATGTCCTCACTGCGCCACTGGTCGAAGGTAACTAGTCTTAAATTATAGCCTCTCTGCTGTAGAGATACAATGTAGTCCCGTACCTTATCGAAGTCAACTTCTTTCTGCTTGGTAGGCTGCCAGTAACGGATAGCGTCCACGTAAACAACCGGCGCCGGTCCCTCTAGCTTACCTATGTTACTAATTTGACGCCTCTCCCACTTTTCTACGTGGGCCAAAGACACTGCACAACGGTCGTGCTTTTGTGCAAGGTCAACGTGGACAAAGTATATCTTAGATGAGTCCGGTTCGCAAGCGTCAGTCCACGCACCAGTTTCATTGTCCACTGCGTTTGAAATTACTTGACCTGAGAATGCCTGCTCAATTCTGTCACGATCCTTGAAGAATGCGTCAACAGCCTCGGGTGGCATGCAGCAGTAACGACCCATGCAGTCAGCATAGTCGTCAACGAAGTCAGATACATAATGCTCAATGCGAGCAATAGGGTTAACATCCCAGGGTGGTCTGCGCAGTGCGTAAACCTTCCGCTGTGTGTATGCATCAATATGGTCTTCGTCCCATTCGAGCACTAGTTCATTACCGGCGATTCCGTCAGGCAAGTCTTCAACGATCTTCAAGACTTCCCGGCGCTTGACAACCTGCTTTGACGCAATGACCTTATCGTAACGCTGAGTGATGAAGTCACCCTTGTAACGGGGGAAGGAAAGACTGATTACCTTTCCGAACTCTGCAAAACGACTGGTGACAGAAGCTCTATACATCTTCCAGACGGCCTCAGCGGTCTTTCCCTGAGTTGATGCTGACTCTAGCGCGAAGGCGGCAATCTCGTCAAGTACGGCTGCAAAAAGGTTGTAGCCTTCCCAAGCCTCACGCTCAGAGTGGCCGGAGTAAACGTTAACGTTCTTGTTAAAATTGAACTGGTTAGACTTCATTGGTGAGCGGTCTGCCTTGGCCTCATACTTATCCTCAAACCAAGGTGAAACAGTAATGAAGTTGCTGAACTTCTTGAAGAAAACGTTAGAAGCCTGCTCGGCGTTAATAGCAACATTGATAATGTCAATGTTGTCACCGGCTGGCTTGTTGTAGTATGCGGCTGGGTCCTTTAGACACAATAGCTGATAAACAATGTAGGCAATAGCCATAGCACTCATTTCGTCCTTACCACTACCCTTGCCTAGCTGTAGGATAATTTCGTTCTTTAGAGTGTTCCATCGCTTCTGTGCATCTTCTGCACTTAGGTAGGAGTCTAGTGTGTCCTTACGATAAATCTGTGTCATCATAAGTAGACACTCACGCTGTACCGGCGAAAGCTTCATCTTGCGCTTGCCAAGAAAACGCTCGTCTTCAACGAACGTGTCAATGTCAACCGGGATTTCTTCAAATTCAGAATCATCAAGTACAGACAAAAAGTCATCAAATCTACTCACGCTCGGCCTCCACTCTTACTGGAACGACCTTGCCGTCAACGTCTGACAGGCGGCGAGCCACTTCAAACTTGCAATGGTTACAATCAGCCGTAACCTCACGTAAAATAGCAATGAGTTTCTCTTGACGATCTTCTAGCTCTGCCATTTCATCGCCAAGAGCGGCATCAGAAAGAAGTCCTGACTTTTGCAATACTTCCACACGCTTAGCGGAGATATCTGAAAGTGACTTTAGTGCTGTTGCACGAATCTTCAAGCCATCTGTTGCCTGTTCGGCCTCGTCGTGTACTTCCCAAAGACTAGCGATGATTCGATTGTGCTGCTGGTCGAATTCGTGAACTACCTCTTGCGCACGCGCCTTAAGCAGATCATCGCTTTTGGCGATTTCTTTGAACTCTTGAATATAATTCAAGACATCGACACGCTTCATATTGAGATTCTTAGCTATCCATGAGGCATTACGGCCTTCTAGATGCAGAGTTATCACTCGATGCATCTCATCATAACGCTCAGGCAGAGCTAATTCTTTTGTCATACTGTTATTGTATAACTGACTATGACTTATGTCAAATCTTACTCGCCCAAGAATTTAATTTCTGACATAATAGCCTCGACTCGCCTTTGCACAGACTCATTTTTCATGTGCAGCACACTGCCAGCATAAAACATGTTGATGCCCTTTTTTATCAAATCATCAATGTTACGCTGATAATTTCGATCAGTAAGTCTTATTCCATCATCTTTTGGAAGCCAAAATGGAGGAAAATAAACCAACAAATCGATGTCATTCATGGCCCGGTCAACGTACTGATTTGTAATCGCAGCATATCCAGTAGGGACTTCGTCTGGACTCCACACTGTAATCATTTGATACTCTGTATAGGCCCATGAATCAATTGCTGTTCTATCTGTTATTACATTCTGATGACCAGCGATGTTATTGGTCCGGTCCATTGTAATCAGAATCTGACTAAGCGGTGTGGCAGATGTGTTGATGCCGTCACCGAAAAGCAACCGTGCTGACGATGGAGGGAAATAGAAATCATCGAACTTGCCTGTGGCCTTTAGTGCCTGGGCTGTCATGGTCTTTCCAGTTCCGTGTGCCCCCGTAAATCCAATCTTCATTTGACTCCTCTTCTTAAGTAGCTTATCATAGCCTCTAGCGTCTCGACGCTATCTTTAACAAAACCAAGAGTAGTATTGCAAGAATTACATAGCAATCCTCTTATACACTTTCCGCAACTCTTATGGCCAGGACAACAAGCGTGGTCATGGTCAATGTAAAAATTAACTGTTCGTGAGCTTTCTGTAACGCGAGTAAAACAAATGGCACAACTATTATTTTGATCAGATAGCATCTTATCAAATTGAGCCTGATCTATGCCATATCTTCCCTTTAGATGCGTCTTTCTTCTCCACTCATTAACTTTCTCTACGTTGCGTTCTTTGTATTCCTTATGATAAGCGTTAGAGCAAGGACGACACCAAACGTGTAGACCGTCTTTGGCTGCCTTATACGGTCCAAACGAGTCTATTGTTTTTTCTACTTTACATCTTGAACACGTTTTCATCGGATTCCAAACTTCTTTAGGTATACATCAATCATTTGGTAGCTTACGTCGCATTCCTTAGCAATGTCAGCAATCGTCTTGCCGTTCTTACGCTGGCGCTCTAACCAAATTCTACTGTGATATAGCTTTGTCACTTTTCACCCGGCTTTAGCGGCGGCAAGTCCATCCACCTTCGAACCCTATTTCTCTTCTGCCGACGCAGAGCTTCATCTAGAGTTTCGATTCCATTGCTAGCCATTCTGATGACACGTGGTCTTGTAACGCTGGGCATTATCGTCTCCTTGTTAATGAATAGTAGGCGTAGTAAGCTAGGCCGCAGGCATCGCCAACGTCGTCGTCAGTTATGTTCATATCTGGCCATTTGTCATTTATGAAGTCCATTGTCCTTTGTTTTCTAATGGAACGCTTCTTGCTACTATACCATGACACAGACTTCCCTGGAAAGTCCTCCTTTAGTTTTGCGGTCTCAACCTTTGAAAAGGTCTTATTACCAATAGCATTCTGCCACTCCAAGGGCTTGATGGTAATGACTTTTGCTCGTCCGAGTAGTAGTTGTGCGAGGACTGCTCCATACACCAAAGACAAGTCAATCGTGACGCGGACATTCTTGTTGTTGGAAAGGATGGCTCCCTCCATAGCAATAAAGTCAACGTCGAACTGATTACGGAGTGCTTGAACCTTTTGAGATGCATCCTTTAACCTATCGAATACTGTTGCGCCTTCGAAGAGAATCTTCCCCCACGTAACCGGCCTTCTATTGTAAAACACGCAGAACGCCAAAGATTTTGTTGAGCAATCAATACCCATGACCCTCGACGCCTGCGTCTTCTTTAGCTCTGTTATCACGCTACCCCTACCAATTGCAATAGCTCTAGCCTATTAGCGGCTCGTTCCTGTAGGATACACGGCTGGCATACATTGCCTTCATTGTATCGGGATAGTGTTGTCACCTTACACTTCTTGCATACTCGCTTCTTTCCTGATTTACGATCTTTCTTTTCATAATATTGTTGCATGATCTTGGCATTGGTTACAACCTTACAGCAGTCTTTGCTGCAATACTTCTGATTGTGTCTAGTAGGATTAAATGCAAGGTTGCAGGTGGGATTTGCACAATTCTTCAAATCGATCACCTCCTCTGCCAAAAGAGTCATAGCGTAGGAACCTCCATTACAGGAATAAGAACGTCTCCTGCTGGAAGTTCGTTAAAGCATGCCTTCTGTACCGGGCATGAGCGGCAAATCTTATTGCTAGGCTCGCCTGAGTTCCTAGCTCGCGTAAATGGAATCTGTGGAAGAGTCTCATCGTCGTACGCCTTGCGGACTGTCCTCAGCCAGCCGAACACGTCTTCAATGATTTTATCGTTAACTTCGTCTAGTTCCACAGGGATAACTAGGAAGGTCTGATCATTCTTATTTACGTAAAGCAAAAAGCCACGCTTCAAACCGGTGGCCTTTAAGTAGATCAAAAGCTGGATTAGATGATTAGGGCTTGGCTTCCCACTAATCTCTTTAAACGCAAAAGACTCTTGTCGTGTTGTCTTTATTTCGGCTACTACATCTTCATCGTCAATATTTACAATGGCGTCAAGATATCCTCTAATCGGAGGCGATTCAATCTTAATTTCCTTCTCGGCTTCTACTAGCATCCCGGAGGCTTCCATCGCCGACTGGATCTCATCGTGGAACACTGATCCTAGGGACATATTCGCTACGCCCATTGCGTCTACTGTATCTGTGTAAGTATCTAAACCTGTAAATACAATATACCAATACCTGGCGCACGTTCCGTGCCCGTAGGCAATCGTAGAAGGTGCAAATGTAGTCTTTTCGACCCAATTCTTATCGGGCCTTCGCTTTGCGAGGAAGCCCTGTTCAATGGCGTTTGCAATGGCTGTGGCGTCCAAGCCCTTTTGGCTTTTTAACTTTAGGCCCTTGATTACGCTTCGACTGTTACTCATGATTTATTTGACTAGATACTTAACCGCGTTTGCCAGCTTCTCCAATTCTGCGGAGAGGGTCATCATGGTGTTCTTCTTTCTAGTCTTTTCCTCCTTGGTTTCTACGCTGCCGTACAGCATGTAGTACTTTGCCTGTAAGGCAAATTTAGTGCTCAAAGCTTGAAGCTTAACAACGAGGGGCGCTGCAACATTGGCAGGCACATTTGGTTTTGCAACCAGCTTAATTACTGTAGCCATAGCCTCGTCAACATCTTCGTCCATTAGATACAAAGACATTTCATTTAGCTCAGTCACGTCCGAAATTATTTCGGAGGCACTTCTATCCTCTGTATCCAATTATACCACATCTTCCTGATTCTTTAAATACGCCTCTTTCATGTCCGAAAACATCGTCTCTGATATAACGACTAAGCGTACTCTATTATTCCCTTCGCCCAATACGATCTTAAGCATTGGCTCCTTCTTTCCTGCCCGAAATGCGTCAGTACACGTTTTGGCCCATACGGCAGTACTTAAACCAAATGTCTTTGCATATTCTTTCACATCTACCATCCATATTCCATCCAAGATAGCATCACCCTTGTCATGCTTCCCTCGGCCGGAATTTTTTTGTGCTACCGCGCCCATGCGCTTGATTTCGTAAAGTTCACTCTTCGCGTCTGCCATTCTCATCCTTACTTACGTGGCCCTTATCACAGGTCCAAAACTTATCTCCACTAGTATAAACACGTGCTGTGTTGGCGGTACAATCACACTTCTGGCATTCGTGCTTTTCCTGATACTCTTGCATGATCCCCCCCCCCCCCCCCCCCCCCCCCCCCCCCCCCCC